CAAGAAGGACAAGTACTGGCCGAAAGAATGGCCGCAGTGGGAAATGCGGGAAGTGGAAATGTGGGCGTGCGAGTTGCAGAAATACTGCACTGCGCTCGACGGATTCCAGAAGAACGGGAAGTATGGCAAGTTGAAGCGGAGATTTCGCTACGATTAGGAGCTCACGATGGCGCGTTACTCCAAGCCAAGAGAATACATCGATTGGGTCGGTTGGACTGGCCTAAACATTACTAAGATGTTGGCAGCTTGCATCAAATTGCATGAGGCAACAACCGAGTATACGCTTCGCAAACGCGTCGAACAACTTCTTCCAGAGATCAGTGAAAAACTCACTGGTCAGCGTGCAACATACCAGGAAATTGTTCAACACACGAAAGAAACTCAGGATCGAATAATCACGGACCTAAAACTTGCGCAGCGCGCAGATAAAACATTGCGTGAAGAAGAATTTACGCAATGGTGGGAGCCAGTTGTGCGAGCATATCGTGAGATCGTTCATCCAGGATTTGCAACGACTCCAGTAGTCATGACACCAACATCGACGGTGGAATCAACGCCAATCGTTAAAGCACCGCGTTGCTTTAGCGATGCGGATCTGCGCGCTGCTATTAAGATCTACGGATCAATGTGTCATTATTGCAAAGCACCATTCAGCGAATTAAATCCGCCTGTAGCGGACCATTACATGCCTGTTGCAAAGGGCGGAGCGACAATTCTTGATAATTGTCGACCTGCTTGTGTTCCATGCAACAGTGCCAAAGGCGATCTTGATCCATTTGAATTCGGTATGAAACGTGGAATAAAAGTATCAGGCGGGCGCAAAGGATTTTCGTAAATGGCTCAATTGTTCGGCGACGAGGAGTTCGCCACTCCATTCCCTTACAAGACCACCGTCCGCGGCGAGCAGTATGGTCCAGAAGATACCTATCTGCTCGCCGCCAAATGGTTGCGCGATTGTAAGACTGTCGCTGACTGGGGCGGCGGACGAGGATATTTCCAAAAGTGCCTCACGGCCGAACAAGCCTACCTCCTGATCGACGGGACGAAACAAGTGCCGCAGACGCGCATGGCGGATCTTGCCAAATACCGCGGCAAGAGCGAAGGTATTTTGCTCCGGCATGTCTTGGAGATGACCTTCGACTGGAAGGACGTGCTTACAAATGCCGTCGCCGCGTTTCAAAAGCGAATGGTAGTCGTGACCTACACGCCGAATGTCAAGAAGACCCACCGAGCCAAGTGGCATCTCACATCGCCCGTTTTCCATTTCAATCATGAGGCTGATCTTGTGCCGCTGATGGAACCTTATTTGGTGAAGATTGAGCCAATTCAAGCGTGGCCGACTTTGCCAGAACGAGTCTACTATCTGACAAAGGAAGGAGGTGAACGAGGATGAAATTGATCGTTGGACAAAGCGTCTACTTCATCGATGAACATCGGATGGAGAGACCCGCGTTGGTCAAGCACGTGTGGCCTAGCCCAGATCGGCATCCGGATGGATGCAATTTGGTCTTTATCAGTGCTGACGAAACGCGAACCGACGGCGCTGGACGGCAAACTGAAATTCGCACGTCGGTGCCACACATCAGCACGCAGCCAGCTGGTGGCTATGCGTGGAAGCATGTGAACGAGTAAGTGTTGGGCACCAGTCGGAACCGATGAGGAACCTATCACTGGTGCGATTATCGTTGATGGATAAACACAGTCCTTTTGCAAATTTTAATGCGACGAAACCGATTTCTCCGTCGCGCACTGTCCACGTCTTGTTCTGCGACGTCTGCCACTACGTCTGGAAAGCACCTGCTGCAACAACTCAATGCATCAATTGCAAGGGCAACGGCGATACCGTCCGAAGTCTTGTCCAATACGAAACGGAAGTGCGAATCACGTGAGGAGAACCGATGAGAGTCCTGCAAGTTCGCAACGTTCATGAAGCACTTCCGCATGCACTGAAGTTGCTCGACGAAGAAGGCGAGCCTCGTAATTCACGGAACGGCCCGGTCTTGATCGGACCGAGTGTGACGACGATCTACGAGCGACCGATTGAGCGCGTGATGTTCTGGCCGACTCGTGACTGTAATCCGTTTTATCATCTCTACGAGGCTTTGTGGATGTTGGGCGGACGTCGGGATTCCGCACCGTTGACGCGGTATGCCAAGAACGCTGCTGACTATGCCGACGAGGATGGAAATTGGCACGGCGCGTATGGCTATCGGTGGCGAAAGCAATATGGCTTTGACCAGTTGCAAGTCATTGCAGATCGATTGCGGAAAAATCCGGATGACCGTCGATCCGTACTTACGATGTGGAGTCCGGGCTTAGATTTGAACCCGACAGACGCTCATAAAGATTTGCCGTGCAATACGATGGCGACCTTTCAGCGTGGTCTCGACGGCGAATTGAACCTGACGGTCTTCTGTCGAAGCAATGATATCATCTGGGGTGCCTATGGCGCCAACGCCGTGCACTTTTCCATGTTGCTCGAATACATGGCACTCTGGATTGGATGCGCGGTCGGCACTTACACTCAGATCAGCGTCAATTGGCACGCCTACGTCGACAAGCTCGATCAGGTGAAGACCATCCGTCCTGACTATATGGATTTCGTCGACAATCCCTACATCGACGGCCGCGCTTATCCAGCGCAGATGTTCCATTGTGAGATCGAGGAAGCGGATCGTCGGATTGCAGCGTTGCTCTTTTCGGCGGATACTGGTTTCAAGCACGCACGGCAATTCGGCGACGACGAGCCATTCTTCAACGCTGCTTTTTCCATCCTGATTGCGCATCACTATTGGCGGACGTTGCCTCCGCCAGATCGATTCACGGTGGCGTTAGACCGCCTGAAACAGGACAATCAACGCAATGACTGGATTGTCGCGGCGCGTGAATGGGTGGAACGACGATACAAGATCTGGCAGGCGAAAGAAGCGGTGCAATCCGGCGATTTGAGCCATCCATGAAGATCAGTTCGAAGCGCGAGTTCTTCGAGAAGTGGCGTGCTGGCCTTCTTGGAAATCGCACGCAACTGTGGTGGGACCCGCATGAAGCCTGGCGATCAGGAGTCCGAGAATATGGCTTCCGAGAACACCGAGCTGGCGGCGGCACATGGGAACGAGTCTATCGTCAGGATTTCTGGAATACGGTCGATCGCTGGAAAGAAGCTGGTCGGGTTTTCACGATGGATGACGTCTGTCCCGATGAGCATCAAACTATACAGGGCGAACTCTGCCGAACCTTTCGCGGACTTGAAGGATTCATTGGGGCAAGTCAGATTCCGATGCGGAAGGCGATGGCTGCTGGTATTCTTCGGCCACGGTCCAGCGTTGAAGTTTTGGTGCTACTTGAACGGTATATGGATCCTGCTTCACGTGATGATGTGGATGCTTTTTTGGATCTATTCCCAGACGCGACGATAGAATTCACGTGCTTCACCGTGGATGTTGGCAACATCCCTGGCCGCAATACCCTGTTTTGGGAGGTCAGAGACTATTGAGGATTCGCACCATGCTCCGAAGATTTTGGGACTGGCTGTGGTCAGAGAAAGCAGATTTTGTATCGCAACAATGGCTGGAAGAAAATCGTAGCAAGTCGCGACCTGATAATCCGAAGTCAGTCTCGTCGCGGCGCGAGATTGAATAGAAAGGATTTCCATTGTTACATACAGTGCTCAACCTGACGCGGCCGTTAGTGATGCTCGACGAAGAAACGACTGGCTTGAATACAAACGAAGCCAGGATCGTCGAGATCGGTTTTCAAATCTGGACCGCGGCTGGTTTGGAGAAGGAATGGCGATCCCTGATTAACCCGGAAATTTCCATCCCTGAAGAAGCCTCGAGAACCAACCATATCACCGATGCATCGATGAAATTATGTAATCGATGTGCAAAAGATCGTGAATCGCATCCATTGCCGGATTGCGAGGAATTCAAACCTGTTCCACGATTTCGGGATATTGCGGCAAGTTTGGCGAAAGGATTTACGAATGTCGATTTCGCCGGCAAGAATGTGCGATATGATCTTCGTGTGCTGTCGTCAGAGATGGTTCGTGTTGGAGTGCCGTGGAATTACGTCGGTGCCCGCATTATTGATGCTGACCGACTCGAACAACTCGGTGAGCCCCGAACGTTATCACATCTCTACGAAAAACACACTGGCAAGAAAATGGAAAACGCCCATGAGGCACTTGCTGATGTGCGAGGGACTACAGAAATTATCGTGGCGCAAATGCGCAAATACTCTGCGCTGCCTAGATCACTCGATATGTTGCATGAATTGCAGTGGCCAGGCTGGATTGACGAGAATGGCAAATTCAAATTCGTCAATGGTGTGGCTACGTGCATGTTTGGGAAGTGGCGTGATCGTCCTATGAAAGCCATCGAACCAAGTTACTGGGATTGGATCTGTCGCTCTGACTTCCCACCTGACATCAAAGCACTTGCTGAGCAAGCGAAACTCGGCAAATTTCCGGAGGCGCCAAGTGGCGAGAGTAAAGACGTTTCTGGTACATCCTGAGAAAGGTCCACACGATTTGGAAATCGCACGATTCATCACCGAGTGTGAAGAGAAGTTCTACGTCAACGTCGTGACGCAATACCTGCCGGTGCCGACACCTCGCGTGCTTGTAATCGTGACCAAACTCGACGAGAAAGATCCGACACAACCACAATCGCAGCTTCAACCACAACAACCATCGACGCGCGCAGAAAGGACACCACATGACCGGCACAATCAAGCGGCTCATTCAGGACAAGCAGTTCGGGTTCATTCGTGACGAGAAGGGGAAAGAATACTTTTTCCATTCGTCCGGATTGAAGAATGCACAGTTCGCAGCGCTGCAGGAAGGCCAGGAAGTGACCTTCGAAGATACGGATGGCGTCAAAGGACCGAGGGCGGAAGATATCTATGTTGGTCGCGCCTGAACCGGATTTCACCAAGTGCCGTCTTGTCCAATTGGCAGACGGCACTTGGTCCGGCGTGAAAGAGCACGTCAAGCTCGGTGTGCGAGCTTTGCTAGCTAATCCCTATTTCGGACTCTTGGACGAAATGGGAGCTATGAAGTCAGCACAAACAATCATCGCCGCGCAGTTTCTCTTCGAACAGGGCGTCATTGATCAGGTGTTGGTCGTTGCGCCAAATTCGGTTCGTGATGTATGGTTCGATGAGGAACTCGGTGAATTGCAGAAACATCTCTTCACACCGTCTATCATCCAACTCTATCATAGTCGTACAAGGGAGTGGTATTTCCAACCGGAAAAGAAACCGCACTTATTCTGGATCATCACGAATTATGAGTTCATTCGTGCAGAACCGCGGCTCGCTGAATTGTTGCCGCTAGTCGGGCCGAAGACGCTCCTCGTACTTGATGAATCCAGCGCGGTCAAAAGTTACGGCGCGAAGCAAACACAAGCCTGTTTCAAACTCCGAAAGCAATGCGGTCGTATCGTTATCCTGAATGGCACACCCATTGCAAACAACCCGATGGATATGTTTAGTCAGGGTAATCTCATGCATCCGGATATTCTCGACTGTCGTGGGATTACGCATTTCCGAGCGCGATACGCAATCATGGGCGGTTACGTGGTGCGGACTGCGTGGGGCAGCCATCCGACACAGATTGTTGGTTATCAACATCTTGATGATCTTCAACGTCGTTTCGCGCCATATGTGTTACGACGCTTGAAACGCGATTGTCTCGATTTGCCACCAGTCTTGCCGGCTGTAACGCTGACAGCAACGCTCACCCCTGCCGAATGGAAAATTTACAAGGAGATGCGTGATGACCTCGTGGCGTGGCTATCGGATGCGACTGTTTCTGTGGCTGCTCAAACGATTACAAAAGTCCTTAGACTCTCGCAAATCACCAGTGGGTTCATCGGCGGTTTGGAACCAGAAATCCTCGAGGATTTGAATGACGGAAGACCAGATTGGCTTCCGGCTCTTGGGAATCCTAATGGTGGTTATCGTCATCCTTTGGATCCTGCTGACACGACCCGAGAGATAGGACGGGCCAAGCTCGATGTGTTCTATGAGTGGCTCGACGAACAATTCGAAGCAGATCACAACCTCAAGCTCCTGATCTGGTGCCGCTGGATTCCAGAGCTTCAACGGTTGCTCAAAGAGCTCGCCGAGCGATATCCAAAAGCGGAACTCGGATGTATTGCTGGGAAGGCGTTGCTTGGCAGTACGAAGAATCAGGAACGACAGACTGCGCTCCGATTGCTCGATCCTCGCACTGCGCCTGCTGGCCCGGTGCTAGTTGGCGGGACGTATGGAACTGGTGCGCTGGGACTGAATCTAACTGCGTGTCATACGATGGTCAAGATGAGTCACGACTATTCATATTGGAAGGCGATTCAGACAGATGCACGCATCGATCGACCTGGTCAGACACAACCTGTATCACAATTCGACATCGTTGCAGTTGGTCCTCAAGGGCAAAAGACGATAGATCACGTGATTGTCAAGGCGCTTCGTTCGAAAGAAGAAGTGGCGGATTACACGACTTCTGCATGGATTCACGCTCTGACAGAATCGTAAGATTGCGCTTTACAATCAAGCCCACTTACGGTATAGTCGCGTTCGGTTCAGTCGCCCGGAACAAGGTCGGGTTTGACGAACCTGAGGTCTGGAAAGATGACCGACAGAAACGACCCTTCCACGCCAAAGACTTCCCCAACCGCATCCACAGTCTCAAATACTTGCGACGACCTGAGCCCACGCGGCGCTGACGGTCGAAGCCGACAGGCTGCTTCGGATGCGGTTGGGGACCGCGGATTATGCGAAGAATGCGACGGTCGCGGGAAAATCCTCGACGCACCTGATCGGGTGCTCGATGGTCGTGCGTATTGGACGACGTGTCCAGAATGCCTCGGGACTGGCTATGCCTCCAAAAGTTAAGCCAATCGTAATCGCTGCTAGCGAAGCGGCACGTAGATCGATTTCTGCTGAACAGCAACGAAAGAAGATCGCACAACGAATGGCCGTATTAGCGAAACGTCAGCATGAGACTGCTGTTGCAAAAGCCTTAGCGAGTGTTCCGCGGCACCTCAAAGAAATCAACGATCAAATTCAAGCAGCGATCAAGACTGGTGACAATGCAGTTACTGCGCATTTCAACGTAAGTCCGACGTCTGGTCCGGTGTGTGAAGCGATCACCAAAGAATTGAAGAAACTTGGTTATCAGGTGGCTGCTGAATTTCGTGAATACGATGAAAACATGGGCGATTTCAATGCGCCCTGTAACGTGCACGTTTCAGAAGTCATTTTGACGATATCGTGGAAAAGAACTCCATGAAGCTCCTACCATTTGAATCATTCGCGACGGATGACGGGATTGTCTGCCCGATGTGTAATTATTGCCATGCACAGGGTGGCATTTTCAACAGCACGATTACGAAATTTTGTGTTCTTGTGCACGCACCTGGTCAGACGCTCGATTTGACAACACTCAGCTCAGAACGAGTTCCTCACTTAGATCGAACCTGTCGTCGATGCGGATATCAGTGGCAGGAAGAAACGTGTGCACCGATGAGCCATCCGCGTTATGACGTGTAAAAATTGCGGAATGGAAATCAGTGTAGAACGCCAAGCGGCGGTTCCTGGTGAGCAGTGGTGTAAGGATTGTGTCGAGAAGGCCGGGGACGTCGAGCCAATTCGTGGCGTCATGCTGTGGCATCATAAGACGGCTCCGGAGCTCTACATCGGCCCAGGAACCGACGAGATTCTGAACGGGCAACGGCGCGGCCCTCATGCCCAGCTCGGCTTGGGGTCTAAGAACAGCCCCGTCGTGGTTAAGAGCTTGCAGACCTTCAACCTGTCATCCAGCCTCAACCTGAAAGACCGCCCCGAACCACCGTCGACACTCGAACCTGCCGTTTTCCATCCGTCGCGATGTCACCCTGAACGACCGCGTGTGACGCCGAAGGGTCACTGTATGGAATGTGCATTACTGTGGTATCAGCAATATCAGAAGCATCGATGAGCTATTGCTTTGACGTCATGTCTCGTGTTTTTGATCAACACATCGCACCGAAAATTGACCAGGAAATTGCTATGGAATTTTCGATGCTGATTCAGGAAATGCACTCGGCAAATCACCGCTTGAATGATAGCATCAACAAAGACAATCAGGTGTCGAAACAGGCACGTGATCTAGATGAGTGTGCGAAACGAAAACATTAAAATTGGAATGACACTTCACGAACGAATTCAACTCTTCCTTTTGGCTTTGAATGGTGATGATTTTCCATCAGATGGATTGTGTCATCATCTCGGAACTGGCTTTAGGCAGGGAATGTTTTATGTTTCTATCGCTGATAATGGGTCGCGCATGTTGTTGATGATTTATAATCAGCAATTAAAGAAATTTAGTTCGAAAGTCTTTGATCACATTCGTGCAGAAGTCACGAAAATTGCTCCGATTATAGCGGAATGGAACGGCATGCATGGAGCAAGTGGTATTTCTTTGATCATAGCTAAACCTGTCCCGCGAGCTCTCCTAGTTGCAATCACCAATTACAATCGACTGACTGATGTCTTCAGCAGGAGTAAAGAACAAGAAGCTCGATTTACAAAATTTGATAACTGGGAACGTCAACAATTACAACTCGTCGGCTGGGAGGATATGGATGGGGAAATATAGTGGAGTAGTCGACAAGCTTCCACGACTGGCGAGTGAAGAGCCGGCATATCAGGAAAAGATCAACGCGCTGAAAGAAGTCATCGCGTCGGAACCGGATTTCCAACGGCACGCTTCGGCGCTCGCCAGGATGTATATCGACACGCGAACCGGATTAGCACCGGAGTCATTGAATCAGGAAGCCCGTGAGTCGTTGATCGTCGCGCTCGGCAAGGAAGGACTCCAAGAGTTGCTGTCTGAGTGTCAGATGCGTCTAACGGCGATTGAGCAAATGCTGGTCGAACAGTACGAGGTGGAAGACACGACGAGTCTCCGGTTGGATACTGGCGCGTCCGTGGCTGTGCAACTCGAACCTTACGCGCAGGTTCGCGATCGGGAGACGTATCGATTGTGGTGCATAAAGGAAGGATTTGCACCAATCATGACCGTGCCGTGGCAGACCACGAATACGGAAACGAAACGTCGGTTGCTTGCCGGCGAACCGCCACCTCCTGGAGTCGAAGCGTATGCACATCCGAAGATTGTGTTGAGGCGAGGATGAGTCCGCGAATTCCGGCTATCGTCACGGTCGGTGTCGGCTCGTGGGTTGCAACCAAGAAAGTCCGGCTATTGGTTGCACCGCACGTCGGCGATTCAATCATCGTCGGTGAACACGTGATCACCTGCGAACGTGTTGAGATTGATCGGGATTACGTGCGGATCTACGAAACACGACGTTTTCCATCCGAGCAGGATGCGCTGGATTTCTTCAAGGAGTAATCGTGAACACTGATAACGCCGCGACCATATCAGCGTGCGTGCTTGGCGTGTTGATCGGCGTTGTCGGCATTTGGCTCGTAAGGAAAGCTGTGATCAATCCGGCATGGGGTGCTGCGTTTGGCATTTGGATTGTCGTTGGAACCTATGTTGGATCTCTGATCATTGCATGGTGGTTTTCTCTGCCTCCTCGATGATGTCGTTTGCAGGTCGCGACAAACCGTCCACCTAGACCTGTCAGCCAGGAGCAATGGCACATGAGCACTGAACTCGAGAAAGCAAGTTCCGCGGAAATGGCTCGGCCCGATTTCGTCACGCAAACGCGGGAAGGCACCGAGCACATTACCAATGCCGACATGCAAATCCCGCGCATGATGTTGGCACAGAAGATGTCGCCGGAGGTCGATGACGGCGATGCGAAGCGCGTTCCCGGCCTGAAGGTCGGCGACATGTTCAACGGGTTGACGCATGAAATCTACGGCCGCGGTCCGGTGCAGTTCGTCATCCTGCGCGCCGATCCGCCACGCTGGGTGGAGTTCATTCCTCGCGAAGAGGGTGGTGGTGTCAAGGACCCGAACGTGCCGGCGAACGACCCGCGGACCGCGTTTGGGAAGGACGGTTCCAAACCGGCCGCGACGAAGTTCTACGACTACATCATTCTCCTGATGCCGCTTGGCAACGATCCGTTGGCGCGCATGGTGGCGCTGTCGTTCAAATCCACCGGCCTCAAGATTGCCAAGCAGCTGAACGCGCTCATCAAGCTGCGGAACGCGCCGATTCACGCAGGCGTGTACACCCTGACCAGCGTGGATACGCAAAATTCGCTCGGCAAATTTGCGATCTTCAACGTCGCCAATGCGGGCTGGGTCACGGATAAAGTCCTCTACGAGCAGCTCGGGCAAATTTCGGTGTCGATGAAGGACAAGAAGATCGATATCGAGCGGGATCCGGATGAATTCGTGGATCCGGATGCGCCGGACGCGGAACGCGAACCGACTGGCAACGTCGGTCGGATGTAGGTTGCTTGGCCGGCTCAATTCTGAGGGGATGTAGAGTTGGAACTGCATTTCGATTTCGTGACTCCCCGGTTGCGGAATCCCGGCCACCATTTCCATTGACGAGGCGACATGAAAAATCGAGTCGAAGTACATCGACCTACGGTCATCAAGACCGTATCGTTTCGTGCGAATATGCCGCTTGAAGGCAAGTATCAGCACATCCACATTGAAGCGGCAGCGGATGTGCCCGAAGGATGTTCAGCAACTGAGGTGCTGGATGACCTGAAATTGTGGGTCGGCACGGAGTTGCGCCGCGCACGTCACGGTGAGGCGGTTCGGGAGGTGCCGCCTGGACGATTTCGCGTCTAAGGTTGGATGGGAGTTCTTTTGCGAACATGCAAACGAGGTGCCGCGCGTGTGTCCGTGTCCGGATACGTGTCCATGCCGGCAAGGGAAGTGTGGTCCAGTTGCTGAATGGGACGGTGATATTGCTGATGATTTCCATCCGGGCCACCCGCGATGGTTTGGAGACCACTAATGGCGAAACGTCAATCGATTGAAGCTGTGAAGCCGGCAGGTAAGTGGGAGTTGCACAAGCAGGAATTTTGCCGGTCAGTGAAAGACCTCAGCACCACGGAGCTCGAATACCGAGCGACTTTAAACAGCAAAGCGCTCGGCGAAACAAACACCGAGGTGCGAGCGATGATGGACCATTTGGCGACCGCGAAAAAGGAGATCGCCAAATTGGAGCGGGAGCGCGAGGTGCTGAACTCGCTGCTGCGGCAACGGGCGACGTGCTGATTTCCATCCGGGACCGCCCGGCATCCGCTAGGGCGGTCCTGGCTTTACACCGTAAAGACAGATGCTTAACCGGACAAGGTGCATGCTTGAGCGGTTTCGCTCGTAAATACTTGTGAATAAAGGACTTATAGTCGTCAGAAACCGCTAAATTACTTAAGAATTCTTGACGTTTTCGGACCGTTTCGACGACCCGTAACTTATTGAAAACAAAGGACTTAACCCCGTAGGGGACCGAGGTGGCGTCATCAAAATGAGGCGTAGAAAAAGCAAAAGTCCTTGATTACAGAAACGTAATGCCCGCTAAAGCCTTATTTTACTAGGGTTTGCGACGCAAGAAATATTTTTGACGCAAATTACAGGCGTTTTTTGACGGCCGTAAACCGTTCTAAATAGGCGTGTTACGGTGATTTCCAAAACTTAGCGCATTTTCGGCCCTATACTTGTTCCAGGCGCTGTCGTGTTAAGCGCCTCGCGGTTGGGGACGGGTGCGCCGTAGTTGCTGGTTACCGTCGGGAGACGGAAGCTAGTTAGCTCGAGCTCATGAAGCACCAGAAGGCCAATCGTGATGAAGCCGGATTGGTGTAGGGCCGTCTGGCGGCTGTGTTCAAGCGCGGGGACCAGGAGCGTTTCCGTAGGCAGATTCGACAAGCCGCTGCCAGCGCGTTCATCCATCTTAAGCCTTGGGGCTGCCGGCCCTCAGAGAGTCTGTGGCCTATCCCTTCAGGTGGGAGCCTAACGGCTGGCTGTTTAGCTGGGTCAATGTTAATGGGTGTAGCAAACCCGCTCTCGTTACTGTGGTCGTCCTGGTGGTTTCACCGGGTTCGTTCGCGGTCTAGGAGGAAAAATCGCCCGCCTAAAATCTACCCGAAATAAATGTGTCCTAGAGCCCACAATCTGCGGCTGCGCGACGATAGGTAGAGGGACGGCGGTCTAACCTTAGCCGACCGGGGCCGGTATCATCCGGCCCCGGTTCACTTTTCCGGAACCAGAAACCGTGGTGGAGAACCACGGTTGCCCGAATGGACGGGCCTGATGAGGTTCCAATGCGTAAAGTCACGACGAAGTCCCACCGTAAGTCTGTTTCCCAGAAACAACCGTTCGTCAACACCGTAATGTGTCAGTGGTTCGCACTGTGCAACCGCCCCGCGACCGGAACGACGCGTCATCCGGCGCTCGGTAACGTGCCGACCTGCGACCGGTGCCATAACTTCGCGACGGAGAAGCGGTAATGTCAAAAACGAGATTGCTCAAGCTCATCGAACTTTACTTCACAGGCGGTCCGGAAGATTTCAAGAGGGCTGTTGAAAGCCTCAGTCATCCTGACCAGAACACGGTTGCCATGTGGCTGCACGAGCTCAATAAGTTAGCTGGCGAAGCGGTCGGGGTTCTCGATTGCCGGAGGAAGTCATGAAGAAAAAATCCAGGAAGCAATCAGCTCGTCATCAGGAAGAAGCCGCCGCGCGAAAAGCTGTCAGAGAATACGACGCCCGAATCAAGAGGATTAAGGCGCTCGTCACGCATTCTATAGACGGAAGTCCGCTGAAAAGATTCCGTCCGACAGGACGATACACGATTGTGACCCCTGATTCGGTTCAAATCGGGTTCTGGGTTTCTTCGTGGTGCTTGCCGAAAGGAATTCGCGCTGGTCAGGTCTTTCGGGTCATGGCTGTGGAAGGCGCGGTGTCGCTGCAAGAACCTGGGCACCCGGGATGGATGGAACCTCCTGGGTTCATGCTTCGCCGTCTTCCTCGCAAGAGCTACAAGATTCTCAATCCTTCCGCAACAGCTCGGACACTCTGAGGTAATCCATGGCTGAACAGAACGATTTCGAGAAGTCCTTCGAGGAAGCAACCCGCGGTCTGTCACGCGACGACCGCGAAGTGGTGCGGTGCCTGTTCGTCGGCGCGATTGGTCGACCGTCGGTGTTCTACTCATCGAAAATCTTCGCGGCGGCGTCCGCTATCGCGAAGGATATGGGTTGGTGGCGGACGACTCCGGGTGCGGCGTCGCAGATGAAGCGGCGTAAGGCTGGAAAGCGTGGGTCGGATTGGGGCGGGAGAGGTATCTAATGGGCAACGGGTTCGTCAATCAATACGGGCACCCACTTGGTGGGTGCCTGTTCGGCACGATGGTCGCCGGTCGGTCGGCTCACAGTATGCGGTGCGCGTGCGCCAATTGTTCAATGTGGCGCAGCCAGAAGGCCGGTCAGCACCGAGCGGCGCAGAAACGTCGGATGGAGCGTGCAGCCAAGCGGAGGCAGAAATGAGAACTCAAGGAGTCATGACTCACGGAACGCGGGTCAGGGTTCAGAAGTCGAAAGGCAAGCGTGCGTCGTGGCTCGTCATTATGGAAAATGATGAAGAGTCCATCACGCTCGCTGAATTCCCGGTCACCAAAAACGGAACGATGGATGCAAAGGAGTGCGCCAACGACTTCCGGTGGATTTGCGGCGCGTGGTCGTAAGGAGCTAGAAACGGCCGACCTGAGGATTTCCAAACTTAGGTCGGCGTCGCCTGAATTAACAGGCCTGATGAGGTTCCCATGTCCAAGAAGAAAGTCGTTCGTCCCGCCGCACTGTCGCTGAAATCCATGCGTGCCATTCGGAAAGCGGTGTCACAAGCCGAAGACAAGTTGTATGTCGCTATCGGCCTCCTCGAAGACCAGATGGAGATTTTCGACCACGAAGACGCAACCGCAGCCGAGCTGCGGATGTCCGATGACCTGGAGTCGGCGCGTGATGCCGGCGAAGACCTCGCGGACTATTTCAAGCACCTGAACGATGCATTGGACCGCATCAAGGTGGCGAAGAAGGATGGTCGGAAGTAATGGGGATGCGGCGCTCGACTCGCCAGGAGCTCCGCAAGCTGCGCGAAATTTGCCGGGAAGCACTGGACGGGGTCCGGTGCTTCCTCTGCAAAGAGCTCATTCTCCAATCGGATAACTGCTATGGTCCCGGCGATGGCGAGGGTTCACCGTTCGAAGTCGGCATTACCATCCATCACGCCGACGGGAACCATTCGAACAACGACAAGAAGAATCGCAAGTTAGTTCACACGAAGTGTCACAAATCTCATCACCTCAAGGAGCGGCACGCTCAGCGTCGTGCCGAAAAGCGAATGGCCAAATCAGCCGCAGCGCCGCGTCTCGTGAAAGGGTTCCATGGGTCCGAGCTCGCTCTGAAATTGAAAGCCGCATTGGACAAGGTCAAGAGCGACGGCGGCGTGAAGTATCCGGCTCGCAAGCAGAAGTCCACGAAGAAGTCCGGCGATCGTCATGCGTGGGCGAAGAAAATCTTCAACGCAACTCCGCCTGGGTCGCTTCACGATTATCTCGGCGTGCCTCGCGATAAAAAGATTCCTATCGGCAAATTGAAATGGGCAACTCGTCAAACGAAGACCGCGCTCGACAAGAAGTTCGCAGCGAAAGCGGCAATGACCCTGCGGTTCGCGATGAAGCGGGCGGCGGCTCGCTGAAATCAGGGACCGGTAGGATTTCCAAACTTAGGCTCGGCAAGCGTTCGTCCACTCGTCGTCGTAAACCCAATCGTTCAGGTAGGTGTGTCATGGCTAAGCAGAAGCGCGTCACTCGTCGTCGTCGTGTGGTGGCTGGTCCGTTCGCTCGCGTGCTCGGCGTGAAGTCGAAGGACGAGGTCGCCCTCGGAAAGATGAAGTGGGTGACGCGCCTGCGAGGTTCGAAGAAGAACCTCAAAATTGCGGCAGCCGCAGCGCAGTATCTCAGGCGTCAGCGGCTTTCGTAGTTCATTCCGGGGACCTCGTTCTGCCGGGGACGAGGTCCCCACTCTCAAGGTGGTTCCATGTCAGTCTGTCCAAAGTGCCGAAATCATTTTCAGCGTGGCAATTGCCCGCATTGTGATGAACGATTTCACCAGCTCAAGACCGACCGGTCGCTCATCTGCGACCGAGAGGAAGAAGAGTGGTTCTCGATGAAACTCGAGCAAGAAGCGCGTCAGGAACGCGCTCGGCGGTCGGCGGAAACCAGGAAGCGACTCAGGGAGCAGAGGTCATGAGATATACGATTCAGCCATTCGTCCCGGACCGCCCGGCGATTGTGCCGATGAGCGCGGATACAATCAATGAAGCGTTCAAACTCGCGAAAGCGTATCTGGCACTCAATCGAGATGCGGTGTGCGTCATCAAGAACGACGCGAATCCATATGCCCTGACCGTCGCAGTGCTGGCCGGTCGCGATGTGCGTGGGGTGGCGGCATGAAGGAATTGCATTGCAATCAACGGGTTGTTGCGACAGATTCCTACTTCGTCTGTGGTGGTAATCCGGAGAAGAACAGTGGCGGTGGAGTTATCGGTTCACGCCAGACGTGGGCTGATGCGATCACCCTCAAACTCGAAGCCATCAAGCGTGGTTATCGTCACGTGCAGATTTTCACGTGGAACGAAATGATGGAGGATAGTCGTGAAATTCACTCGGCCTGAAATGCTCAAAGCTGGGATGGAGCTCATGGCTCGGTGGTGTGCCCTGAATGGCGTCGCTCAGCCACGAGTGGAAATCTACGAGGGTCGGGAAACGGATTTCGGAGTCTGCGCTTACTATCGCGACGACGTGATTCACATCTGGCCCGACGCCTGTGCCCACGTGGGTTATGGTGGTCGGGCCTGGTCTTATCCTGGTTACGTCGTCGACCGAACGCCCTACGGCGTTATCCAGCACGAACTTGGTCATCACGTCGACGACGCGGCTGGTTCACGTGGTGGTCGGGTGGCTCATCGATGGCGTGCGGCGACGAAAGAAGAACCGCTGACCGGCTATTGTCCAAACAATAATGAGTGGTTCGCCGAGATGTTTCGGCTCTTCGTCACAAATCCGGAACTGCTCAGTCTGGTTCGGCCGCGCACTCATCATCTCATGCAGATGGAGTGGCCGCACCCGGTTGAAACCCGTCGATGGCAGGACGTGCTGAATCACACCGAGCGGCAAGTGAACGCCGCGTGGAACAAGATTTCCAATGTTCAACGAAAGGAAGTGCAAGATGGACTCTTCTAAGTTCATTCATGACTTGATGAAGTTACCAACGCTGCCTGAGGCCGAGCGGAATGCGCGGCTCGGTCCGTGCCCGTGGTGCCCGAATTTCGACAAGAACGACCCGGCGAATAAGAACAAGTCGCACACGATGTGCATCGTCTGCGAGCATACCCTGAACAAGCAGCTCGCTGAAAAGGAGCACGGCAATGGCCGCTAGCCTCTTGGACAATCTCGAACCGACAATCACGCCAACGGAGCCGATGCTGGCTGCGCCAGAAAGCCAGCTGTGCGTGGAGGACTGGACGGCGTGGGCAATTGAACGGAAGTACGATGGTCATCGGATGATCATCTATCGGATCGGGAAATCCGAGCTCCACGTCTTTGCGCGACCGACTGGCGACGGTCGCATGATTGAACGGACGAGCAAGCTCCCGGCGGAATTGATTCAGGAGCTGAAGAAGTTGCCGCCGTCGGTGACGGATGGCGAACTGCTTGGTGGCGATACGGGCACCGACGTCACGCGGAAGGACCTCGCACACAACCTGTCGATGGTGATCTTCGACTTGCTGGAGGTCGATGGCATCGATTGGAAGAACGAACAATATGATTTCCGCCGGCAAGGATTGGTCGAGATCTTCAATCGGCTCAAGTTGAACCCGTCACGAGTGCAGCTGGCGGAATCACACTTGCTGCGGAGCGAAGGTGACGCGTTGAAATTTGTTCAGCGTGTCTTCAAAGAAAACGGCGAGGGAGCCATTCTGAAATTCCGGCGCGGTCGCTACCTGCCTGGCAAGCGGAAGAAAGAACTGTGGGTCAAGATCAAGCGCAAGGAAAGCGCGGCGCTGCCGATTGTCGGTTTCGAACCATCACGTGGCGAGGTGCGGTTTCCTGGTCACCCGTTTGCAATCGTCAGGTTGATGGATGACGACGGCAACGAAACTACGTGTAAGACGAAGACCGATGAGGAATTGGCGAAATTCGTCGCGCTCTGGCAGAAGAAATTTCCAACGGTGCCGCTGAATCAGGTGACGGTGGAGATGGCGAAAAAACACCCAGCGGTCGGACGGTTGTTGCGCATTGAGTTTCCACGTCGCACTCGAACTGGTGGCTATCAGGGTCCGGTCATCTGGGATCGATGGGAAGACGAGTAGGATCTAGAAACCGTGGCCGACGATTTCCAAAGTTAGGTCGCGGTCGCCGGAATGAACCGGCCTGAGGAGGGTCCGTTGGCGAAGGATGATTTCGTGACTCGTGGGTTGAAGTCGATGGCGAAACGCGAATCGGCGAAGAAGAAAGGAGCGACTCGGCGGCGGCGTGACTGGTCGGCGACTGACGCGATGGTGGCAGCGCGAAAGCCTCTGATCAAATCAGGAACTGTGTTTTCTGAATCGGAGCAGGAGGCGATTCGAAGTGCGGCGCGACGTGTGTGGGATGAATGTGGGTATGACTGTTTGCTCGCGACGGCCGACGAAGAAGGTAAGCCGGTCGAGCGTGTATCAATCAGTCGGGATCAAGTCATCGAGATTGCACTCGATGCGGGACGAGCCGAACACTTCTTGCAGCGGGACCTGAAGAAAGGTTCGTCCGTGGTCACGGCGGAATTCATGAAGCGGTATCAGGCTGCGAAATATGACGAACTCATCGCAGTCGTGAAGCCGGCATTTCCATTCGAACGATACGGGTTGTAAAGGAGCGTGCTCATGTCCGGAGAGATGAAGAATGAATTGGTCAAGTTCGTGTGTGGCGTTGAAGATCACGTCCTGCACGTCTCCATCTATCGCGGGAAGAAGGACATCCACACGATGTGCAAGTGGAAGACCCCGGATGGGAAGACCAAGACCGGGTGCCGGGCATATTTCGAGCTCCACGAGGTGGACGAAGCACAGAAAGCGTTCAAGAAGCTGCTGAAGGAGGCGGAAGAGCAGGGTTGGAAGGTGCTGGAGAAGACGCAGCGGTCGACCGGCTTCAACTCGATCCCGGCTGCACCGAAACCGGCATCGTCCAGGGTGAGCCAGCTGGCCACTCCAGCGTCGGGCAAGAAGTAGGATCTAGAAACGCGGGAGGGCGGACAAATAGGGTCCGCCCTCCGGAGTCGTCGCCGGAATGAACCGGCCTGAAGAGGATCCGTATGTCACGAAAGTTGCCGGAACGTTTTCTCAAGTCTGATGGCGAGTCGTTCTGCTCGGTCTGCGACAAGGTCCGAGCGCTCTGCCGGATGTGCGATCGGTGTCGCGAGCACTGTGAGTGCCCTGAATCATGCGAAGTCTGCGGTGGTCTGACCGGTCCGTTGGCCAGTGCAGTCGCCGACGTCCAAAAGTTAGAAGTCTGCGGCTGCGTCGATTGCATCATCTGTGGTGAGAAGACTCATCGGGATTACGCGGATTACGGATACGGCCTGACGGAAGAAGAGGCGTTCGAGAACTCGGGAACGACTGCCACGGCAGTCTGCGAAAAGTGCGTGGCGAAAGGCAAGACTCCGCCGCCGGCAAGTCAGCGTGGGTTTGGCACGGTAGAACCGCATCGGTGCCCGGAATGCGGTGGTGCGCTCGGTGATTGGGGTTGCGTGACAGTCGGTTGTAACGGAGGACGATGATGGAAATGTTCAAGCTGCGTATCACGAATGTCGATATGGATGGCTACTGCGGCCGAACACACCACCCGGCGAAAAGCGACGAGGGCCTCGTGGTCGTTCCGTTGGGCATGGACGGGTGCTGGGCCGGTGAGTCATCCTACAATCCGTTGCTTGACGGTGGTCAAGCGGCGAGCGTCAAGCAGGGTTTGGATCAGGAATGGCATGAAATCTGCTGGACCTGTCTGACCGAAGACGGCCGCACGCTCGAGCTCATGAACCATGAAGTGGAGCTCGTCCATGGCTGAAGAACGTCGCACACCGCAAACAATCGAATTGGATTGTCCTCCTGGCGATCCGCGGCCCGGTGATCTCATTGAACAAGTCATTGAGGGCACCGGTCTGCCGCTGCGCGACGCGGTCAGCCGGTTCTTCGGCAACTGGACGTGGAATTACGAAGATGTTTCCCACGAGAAGTGGATGGAAATCCGTCCGATCTTAAAGCAGCGCATTACCGCGCTCTACGAGTCTGGCAAAATTCGATACGGGAGTTGGTGATGGCGAATCGTTACGAAGTGGTTGTCGGCAACGTCGGAACGGTATATGATGGGTCGAGTCTGGATGCGACGTTGAAAGTGTTCAAGGAATACCAAGACCAATCGAAGAGCGGCGTCGGTCGTGCAGCCGGCGAGGATGTCACGGTGCTGAAGAATGGCACCGTGCGTTGGGATTACGATGGTAAAAGTCGGAGGCTTCGCTAATGCCTATCGAACATAACAAGAGCGGAAGCACGACGCTCACCGGCGACTCAATCGATTTCTTCCGGCTGGCTATGCTCAAGTCGGCGGTCGGCTTGGAGTTGAAAGGGATTCGCGTGACGCGCGGTCCGGTCGTCTGGAAGCGGGTCAAGAACGAATTCAACCTGAAAGCCAAAACCAAAAAGGAAGTCTATCAGTGGCTCTGCGCCGAGGTCGAACGGTTGAAGGCGTTGCAAGAGCACGTGGTTCACGAAGACGGTCGGGTCAAGCGCGAAGTCGGCGGGAAGGAGATTCAGTGAAATTGAAGAAGCAGTTGGATCGGCTCAGTCGGCCAATCAAGATCTATTGAGCGGTCCGAGTGGCCTTCGGTCGGAAGGTCCCAAACGGATGGCTCCCGGTGTTCAGTGTGGACACGGTGGCTGAGGCGCGTCGGCTGATTACGTTGGCCTGTCCGATGGATGACAGCGGCAACTACTATGCTCGAGAACTTGCCGAAGAACAGACGCTCGACAACTTGCAGAAGTTCGGCGATAAGTTGGCGCTGGCTTATGCGCATATGAAGAGGATGAATCCATGAACATCACGCACGCCGACCACGGGTTGGCTCCTGAACACCTCGCGTTTATTCAGCAGTGCATTCTCGATCATACGGAGCAACTGGGTTTGACCGGCTTCCTCCTGACCACCGTGACAATGCCGGATTGGTTGCCGACGCTCGACTGTGGGTTGCATGGTCCGCGGATGGGTGATCCGGTGGTTCCGGAAAACGACGTCTTCTACCATGTCCGTGGTTCCCGAAAGTGGGCGTCTCGGTTGTGCGACCGTCCGGCCCGACCGAGTCATCAGATGACGATCATCGCGGCGCTGGATGTGTCACTGAAAACGGTCAACGTCATCACGGCATTCGGCGGTCCGTTGGCGCCGAAAGAACCCGGCGATCCGACGTTGATGACGATGGATGAAATTCTCGAATCGCGGAAGTTCTGGTCCGAGCACGCGCTCAGTGGTGCTCGCTTTGGAGATGGAGGACGAGCGTAATGGAAAACGTGAAGCGACCCACGGTCAAACTTGTCGGTGCCGACGGCAACGTGTTCAACATCATCGCGCTGTGTAAGGTCGCGGCGCGCAAATCGGGATGGACGAAAGAGAAAATCGATGCGCTGGTTCAGGATCTGATGCACAGTCGCGATTACGACGACGTCTTGGGCAAGGTCATGGAACAATTCGACGTGGAGTAGACAGATTTCCAAACTTAGGTCAATCATGATGAAAAAGATTTTCTTCCTCGCGGCTGGCGCCGGATTCATGGCGCTGGCCATCGCGACCTGTGTGCAGGGAACACAGCAAGCATCACAATTACAGGCGGAGAAGCCGACGGTCGTGGTGCCGGATTGGCGACTGGTCGGCACTTTGGAAAACAGCGCAGGGCAACCAGCTGTCGCGCTGTGGTTCAATCGCCTCACGCGCACATGCTTGGCTGTCGGTGTTGATGGGACGGTGACGAAATTGTGGGATAGTGATTGTGAGGAGTAAATGCTGAATCTGACTATCGGTGCCACTTACATCGTCCGACCAGGTGATCACTTCGAGTTAGTGCTGCCGGATGGCACGACGCTGAGTGTCGAGCAAACGCAAGATGACTTTTCCATCATTCATACGAATGACGAAGTCGCGTATCGCACGCCGACGAGTCAATTCGCGAAAGAGAACGAAGCAGATCAACCGCGTGTGACGGGTCGGAAGTAGGAGCTAGAAAGGTGGTCATCGTGACCACCTCGCCCGAATCAACGGGCCTGAGGAGGTTCCTGCATGGAAGTGGGACAGTTCATGAAGTTGGAAGGATACGATCAGGTGGCGAAGGCCCAGACGGATTATGGGTTCGTCGGTGTCTATTCCAACAACCACAATTTCCTCTTCGTCGTGACGGTCGAAGAGGAAGCGATGAGCGATGGGGAGGGCATTCACGGCCGCGTCGAAGGTGAGTATCCGTATCACAGCGACGATGAGCAGGGCGCGGCGGAAATCAGTGGTTGGCGCGATGCGTATGAAAAGGCGCTCATGCAGTTGGTCCAATTGACGATGAGGTTCACCCATGAGTGAGCAGAAATCGGTGACAGAATCCGAGCGTCGCACGTTAGGACTCGTCATGGCGCTGCTCGAGACGATCAAGGAAACCGGAGCACAAGGCGCGCCATCCGGTGTGTGCTATACGGCGTTCATGATGCACGGTATATCCTACGTCGAATATCTGAAACTCGTCGATATCGCGTTGCGGACCGGCAAGGTCCGTCAGTCCGCCAACTGTTTCTATTGGATTGGAGAATAATCATGTCAAAGCCGATGCTGAACCTCAAGATTAACGTGAAGGAAGAGAACGTCAATCGCGCCTGCACGCGGAACTCGCACTGCTGCATGATCGCCGACGCCGTTCGGGATCGTCTGAAGTGGGCGACGTTCATCGAAGTAGATGCACAGTCGATTCGCTTCAACGATCGGAAGAAAGGCATCCGCTACATCTACCTGACTCCACCGGAAGCACAGAAAGCCATCGTGCTCTTCGACCAGGGAGTCAAAGTCAAGCCGTTCAGCTTCCACCTGTCACAGGGATTCATGAAGACGCGGGTGATGCGAGCACGTCAGAAGAAAGCGAAGAAGACGTCGCGCGAATACAAGAAGGCGAATCCGACGAAGAAGTCGACGAAGCGGACTCCGGCGTTCATTCGGCAGTTCGGTCTCCGCGGTCTGACCAAGTAGGAGCATTTCCAATGTTCAATCAGTGCACCTGCGTGATGCTCGATGCTCCGGTCGACGACATCCCATGCGAATTTTGCGCGACGATGATCTGGGCAGCGGAACTCGAAGCGAAGATCAAGGCGCTACCGACTCATGACGATCTGGAAGACGCGAAGATGGATCGTTCTGAGATTGAGGACGCGGTTGATGACGTCCTCAAGGACAGTTACGTCAAGGAAGAAGATCTCGAAACCGAGTTCGAACGATACATCAAGGACATCGACCTCGTTGACCGAGAAGATCTGAACGACTACGTGCTCGACTCGGAACTCGAAGAGAAGATCAGCGAAGCGCTGAACGATACCGATCTCGTGCGCGATGTGGCGGCTGGCGCGGCGGAAGGCGCGATGCGTAATCTGAATCGCTTCGCGACGAAACAGGAAGTCGTCGACATCGCGCTCGAAACGCTCAAGACGGCAATCCAAAATATGCCGTTCTGGACACGGCTTCGTTTGCTGTTTGGGCGGTCGGCATGATCGAGAAATTTTCGGTCTGCCAGTGGTTCGACGACGGTCAGTACGATTACGAACTTCGCTACGTTCCTCTAGAACGAGCAGTCACGCGCGCCATGGGGATCGCCCACAGTGTGGGCGGTCGCCTTGGCACAACCGTCCGAGTCATCATCACTGATGGTGATGACTCGATTGTTTGGGAATGGAAACATGGTGAGGGCATTGTGTTCCCACCGGAACTGAAAGGTGCCCACTAATGGGACACTTCACAATCGCCAAACCGACGCACGAGCAACTCGCCATTCGTGACGAGTTCATCCATGGTCGGAAACCGTTCATGGTCGTTGCTCGTGCAGGTGTTGGAAAGACCACGATGTCCTTCGATGGCATCGAACATTGTCCGGAGGTGCAGCGCGGCTGGGTGCTCTATCTCGCGTTCAACAAGAAGATCGAGATTGCCGCGAAAGAGAAAAACGGCGTCATCGTCGTCCGTGGGAAAGATGTGGGCACCCCATTGATTCCGCGATTGGAAATCAAGACCATTCACAGCACCGGCCTGCGCTTTATCCGAACTCGATGGCGTGATTGTGGAATCAGCTTCGAAGGAGAACGCGCGGATGCACTGACGGCAAGTGTGTGCGGAGCAACCGTGCCGGAAGACGTCGCGCGATTGGTCACGAAACTGCATACGAAGGCTCGTGAGATTAATCCGATGGCGCGTGCTATTGGCGATCTCACAGACTTGGCCTTGCAGTTCGAATGCGAGCCAGACGAGGAGCATCAGATCAAAGGGTTTAATCTGGATTATGTCGAAGCACGCGCACTCGAAGCGATGGAGTTGGCGGCCATGAAAGAACCGTCAATCATCGATGGCGCCGACATGATCTTCCTGCCAATCCGCAATGGATGGTTGCGGCCGACGTGGGATTTTGCACTCGTCGATGAAACGCAGGATATGACTCCAGCCCAACTGCTCATCGCCAAAGGGATTGGAAAAGGTCGCCTCGGATTGGTCGGCGATGACCGGCAAGCGATCTATCAGTTCCGCGGCGCGGGAGTCGGCACGATGAGTCGGCTTCAGCAGGAACTGCAAGCGAAGACGTATCCGATGACGGTCACCTTTCGGTGCGGAAAGAAGATCGTGGAACTCGCGCAGAATTTTGTTCCCGATCTGCAAGCGGCGGACTCCAATCCGGACGGTGAGGTGCTGGAAGGCTCAGTGGAGCAGATGTTGCAGATGGCAGCACCCGGCGATTACGTGCTGAGTCGCCTGAATGCTCCACTCATGCCGATTGCGATGTCGTTCCTGAAAGCTGGCAAACGAGCGAAGATCAACGGCACGGATATCGGTCAGTCGCTCGTAAAGTTAGCGCGCAAATTGATGCGACGTGGTGATGAGTCCGTCGAGAACTTCATCACGCGCATCATGTTGTGGCGCGATAACCAAGTGTCGCGGCTCATCGCGGCGAAGCGGCCGCAACGCTACATCGATTTCGTCAACGATAAAGCGGAGATGATCATCGACCTTTGTGAAGACATGGGGTCGGTATCGGCTGTCATTTCGAGATTGGAAACACTGTTCATCGATGCTGGTCAGGGTGATACTGGCGTTATCCTGTGCTCCTCGGTCCACAAGGCGAAGGGTCTGGAAACCGATCGAGTATTCGTGCTCCGCGATTCACTTCGGTCACATACGGAAGAAGAATTGAATATCCAATACGTCGCGTTCACTCGAGCGAAAACCACGCTCATGCTGGTTAGCGGAGGTGTATAGTGCCTGGATTCAGGGAACTCACCGTCAAAGCATTGTTGAAGAAACTCGAAGACACCAAGATTCCGCGTTACATGCATCACACGCTCGCCTACTACATCGCCGAAGGCAAACCGACTGGTCATTTCCTGACCGCGGTGCTCACGAACGATTTGAAGGAAGCGTGCAATCGGGCGGACGACGATAACAAGGATCGGCTCTACGATTACGTGTTCTTCCTCTACAACAACGCGCCGTCCGCGTGCTGGGGTTCACCGGAAAACGTGGCCGAGTGGCGGAAGGAAACAGCCGTGAAGCAGGAGATCGCTGCCGCTGCTGCAGCGGAGGGTTCATGATATGGTCATTCGAGTGCGGTTCGCAAAATTCGGTGCGCATTTCCATTGTCGGGTGTTCACAGCCAAGCGCAAGAATCAATCGTTCGGCAAATGCGGCGACTTGACCTTCGACGAGCGTGAATGGCCGGAGGTCCGGGAGATTCTCGAAAGTAGATCGATTGAAGTCTTGCCAGATGATGATTCCCACATCTTTAGTGGGCCGTGAGGTGTCAATGCATAAAGTCTATCCGGAGATCATCGTCAAGCGATGGCTCCTGTCAATCGTGAATTGTTACGGACGTCGACAATTGTACGCAGCGCTGTGTCGTCGCTGGCGTGTCGCACAAGAACGTCGTATGAGAGGACAAGGGTGGCGAAGATGAAGTTCGCAGTCACAGCCGTTGCCATCAGCCGGAGGACCCGGCGGCGGATGGGGAAAGCGAAAACCGAGGTCATTGATACTGCGCACAACGAGTTGTTCATGCAACTCGAAGATCCGAAAGAAATCGAAGAAGCCTACGAACACTGGTGGAATTGCCTCAATCCCAATTCGCCAGACACAGTCAAAGTGGTTGACGTCAGGAAGGTGGCATGATGCCTCGCGTCGCACCGCACACATTTCCAAAAATCTTTCTGTCAATCGTGGAACAACTCCACGACATGGGCGCAGTGAATCGAGAAACACCGTTGCCTGAATTTGTCGACATCGATTTCTTCACCGAAGAAGAATTGCAAGCCACCGACGATGCATTGTCGGAATTGTCAACTGACGAATTCGAGACGCTCTGCATCGGCGAAGCAACCGAAGCCGAGGCAATCGCCGCAAGAAGTCCCGCGCTGACACGTGCAGATCAAATCATGCTCTACGTCTTCGACGGGACAAAGCCATGATCATCGGCGTATCGGCCACGTCGCGCGGATTGACCGCGCGACAGAGTGCAACGATCTGGTGCTTGTTCGATGAATTCCGAATTTCGGTGCTGCATTTCGGCGACTGTGTGGGTGGCGATGCGCAGTTATTTCGTATCGCTCAGCAGATGGGTGCGTGGACGGTGGCACATCCACCGTCCAACCCCAAAGCGCGTGCCTTCTGCAAAGCCGATCAGACTATGGATCCTGTGCCGTATCTCAAGCGTAATTGGCACATCGTCTATGCCTGTGACGGCTTCATCGGTGCGCCGAAGGATTTCCATCAACCGAAGAACCTGCGCGGTCAGGGCACATGGACAACAATCGGATATGCGCGTAAGCGCCAGAAGGAGATGAACGGGATTCCGAGAATTTGGTTGGTCATGCCGGATGGGACATTTCGCGAGGAGAAGTTCAATGCTGGTGACGCCGGAAACGCATCGCATCGAGATTGAAGCTCATATCGCGCCACCAATGCAACTGGCGGTGACAATTCCGCTGGCGATTGACGGAAGACACTCGCTCTTCGACGGTTATACCCTCTATGTGGCACTCGGCGGATTCCACTCGGAACGTCGCGAATCGCGACGTGTCCTGAAAGCCATTGCGAAAGCGATTGGCGAACATCTCAAAACTCTTCCCAGTGTGGAGGTCTAAACGTGACGAAGATCGACGCGGTCATTCCAATTCATCCTGATGATGTGCTGCTGTTCAACGAAATCCGGAGTGCGATGCAATCAGTCGCCAAGGAATACAAGCTGCCGTTGAAGTCGATTCAGGGATTTCCAATGCCGGAATCCGGGATGGCAGACCGGCTCGGCGATTGTTCACACGACGGACATATTCGTTTGGTCATGCGCTGCACGGTGAACGGCGAGTGGTGTAGCGCACCGTTGAGCCCGAAAGAAATCTGGGACACGGCGGCGCATGAGCTCGCTCACTTACGCCACTTCAATCACGGTATTCAGTTCCGCGAGTTTGAGTTAGAGCTCCAAGAGGCTCTGTCCAATCGGAACGAAGATCATCGGCAAAAGCTGCTCAAGAAGCTCGTGAAGATTCAGAATCTGCGTGAAAGCGAAGCGCAGCTGGGCAACACGGAAGCAGCGGAATCGTTCGCCGCAGCGATCAATCGGATGCTAGTCGAGAACGAACTCAACCCGTCAGACATCGATTACGCACGTGCCGCAGATCACGATCCGGTCATCGAAGTGCGATGCGATCCGAAAGATTGGGTCTTCAAACGTGATGATCATGGGCCGTCGAAAGAATCGTATCGGAAAAAGACGCGCGTCGCATGGCAAGAATCGTTGGCGCGTATCGTCGCGAATGGAAATCTGTGCACGTTCTTGGTCGCGCGTGATACGAACGTCATCTGGTTTGTTGGAACCAAATCACACGCTACCGTCGCGTCGTACATCTACAGCATCCTCGTGCCGAACGCGGATTACATGTCCGACAAGGAGAATTACTACTTCAAGCTGAAGTGCAATCGGGAAGGAACGAAGCACCTTGCTCGCGGATTCCGCGGTGCGTGGCTCGATGCGTTCGTCAAGCGTGTCGAAGAGCGACTGAACGAAGAGCGCAAGGCGGCAGTCAGACAGGCAGCAGCGGACGTGCCAGGCGGTCAATCGCAGGCGCTGATGCGTCTGAGCGGCGCGCTCTTGAAAGCACAGAAATACGTCGAAGACAAATTCACAGGCAAGAAAAACACGAGCATCAAGGCACTCGGTAGTTGGGCGAAATATCATCGTCAGGGCACCGAGGCTGGACGAGCAGCGGCAGATCGCATGCCGATCGGTCGTCGTGGCATGGATTCGGCAACAGAACGCAAGAAGTTAGGAGAATAGCTATGACCGTAATCCGCAAGGACACATACACGTGCTATTTCCTCAACAGCAATACGGAAAAGACATTTCCAAGCCTCGCAGAAGCACGGGCTGCTGCCGAAGCGTATTGCGGCAACAATAGTTACGCCAAACCGCTTCCAAGAGACAACACGTTTCTCTACGGACCGGGCGACGGGACAACGTCTGTCATGGTTCGTCAAGACGTAGAATTCGTAGATTAGGAGTCATCAATGGAAGAACAGATTCGCGAGCTCACAGCTGAAGCGTCGACACTCGGATGGCGACCAGGTTATCGACCAGATTCGATTGTGCATCAGGGACTCGTCTTCAACTTGCAAGACACTGATGTCTCCATCGATGGTGATGTCATCGCGTGGATTTACATGGCTCCTGGAACCAAATTGACGGTGTTCAATGACTGATGTGAAACAAATTCAACGCGACCTCCACGACGCATTAGAATTGATTGACGTCTTGCAACACGCGACGCAACTACACGGATACGAGCGACAACCCTACTATCGGCAGATTCAGCTCCTCCTGACTCGGGTGCAAACACTGCTCCTCCTGACTCAGACACAGGAAAAATTGAAAGTCTACGTCATCGCGAACAAACAGACTGACGCGATTGCAACCGGACGAATCTTCAGCTCGGCAGAAGCCGCTGATAAAGGTCTGATGAAGTTGGTCTCATGGGTGGCTTCGGAAGCCGACATCCGACGCATGTTTGAAGTAACCGAAGTGGAGGTCGAGTCATGACTCAACTCGCACAACCACCCGGTGTGGCAGCACCGTGGCAAGTCGCCATGGATTCCCACATGAGCGCATTGAAACTAATCAATCATCTCACGAATCATTCGAATGATCTTGATTCGCGGTGGGCGGTCGATAAATTGATCATGGAAGACGCCGTGCCGTTTTCGTGGTCCACCGAATCGATCGAAGCAGTCCTGGCCGCGAGTCGAACAATTCCACCGGATACGGTGCTGAACGTCTGGAATCTCGATACGAATGCCGCGTGGTGGTATTTCGACCAGGAACTGCCGTTTCCCACGATCAACGGCATCGACGGAATTCCGCCAGAGATCGCATCCAAAACTGGAGTCAAAGCCATGAGCATCGGATGGGTGTTGCATGCGCCTGAGGTTGCCAAGTTTCCAGCTGGCACCGATGTGCGAATTGTGGAACGCGCAATCCGGGAAGGTCCACCGAAGAAGCGCATGCTCGCAGTCGCGTCGTGGCTGTTAGACCCACTCAAACGATGGACCATGATTCCATCGCAAACGATGCAATGGGAGTTGAATGATTCACTCGAAGAATTGATGCGCAAATCGAAAACCAAGCATCAACACTTATACGGACCAGGAGGCAAGTGGGAGCGCGTCGCGCATGTCCATGAAGACGTGTTCATGAATGCGGCGGAAGGAATGGCTCGATTCATTTTGGCTGGCTTAGCATGGTTGAATCAGAAGGTGCCGATTCTAGTTCAGTCGGAAGGGCACATCGAACGGCATCGACGTAAGGAATATCAGAAGAAAGTCAATCCGAGTATCACGCATGTGAAAGTCATTTCGCTGCGTCGGGTGGAGCGCCAAAAGGCGGCAGACCCCGATACAGCACCCGGCGCAAAGCGCGAATATTCTGTCCGATTTCCCGTGGACGGTCACTGGCGCAATCAACCTTACGGACCGAAGCGCCATGAACGGCGTTTGATCTGGATTTCGCCATTCATCAAAGGTCCTGCGGATAAACCGCTCCGCGTGCCGGAGCACAAAGTCTACAAGGTGAATCGATAATGCGTTGGTTTATCTTCAAACTCATCACATACCTGCTAATCTGGTTAGCGAAGATCTTCCTTGGTCTCGCGTTCTGGATAGCTGGCGGGCGAAATGGGAAAGGGATATCATGAATCCATGGTGGAGTCAGCAAGAATTCTACTGCAAATGCCAATTTGCACACAGAAGAGATTTCTGGGGTCAATTCATTCCAGGAATAGATCCATGGGTGCATGTACACAGACAAGAACCACCGCATGCGTGTGCACGATGCAGTGAATGCAAGGAATATCGTCCTCACATTCCTGAACACATTGGTATCAAGATTTTGCTCGGTCCAGAAATATCGGTATCAGAAGCCGCCGATATTTTGCTGGGTAAAGAAGAGAAGGTGGATCGATGAGCAAGAAAATCATTTATCGCCAAGACTATCTCTCGTCCGACGGCGAAACGAAACACTGGGTTGTCGTCTACGACGATGATTCAATTTCCTGCTCGTGCCGTGGCTTCAGCACACCATCCAAATGCTGGCATGTAAAAAAAGAAGCCAAAGACATGGGTCTGGAACTCGATATCAGCACATGGGGCGCGAAACTCGGGCCTCCGCTGAAGGATGAACGAATGGAAATGCTCGTCAAGGGCAAGACCTTCGTCGCAAATCCGGGACCGCATTCCTATGTGCGGAGTCACCTCACTGTGTGCTATTCGTGCGGAAAACTAAAGAAGGATCCGATTCACTGGCGATGAATCTGCGAATCTGGGCAGCCTGTCGATTCTGCGACGGACAACACGTGATTGACTCCTACGATCTAGGATTCGGTCGCGACAAAGCGGTCTGCGCAAACTGCGTCGAGAAACTCGAAGCACAATTTCCATCGAAGATAGCAAAGCAAATTCTGCTCGGCAATCTTCCTGCGCCGCCTGGTCTTTTCAGACAGAAGGAGAAACCATGATTGATGCATTCCGCGGAAAGTACATGAAATTGAGCAACTACTCGCTCGTGACCATCATGTACGAAGGTCACGCCTACATGTCCGTCGAACATGCGTATCAAGCACAAAAGACGACGGATCCTGTGTTGCAGAAACAAATTCGTGATTCACCAACTCCGGCGACCGCCAAGAAACTCGCGCGCAGCGTTCCGCTTCGACCGGATTGGGAAGAAGTCAAAGTGCCGATCATGCTCCAATTGCTTCGTGAGAAATTCGCGCAAGAACCGGAGCGCACGATTCTCATGACGACCTACGATGAGGAGCTCGTCGAAGGCAACTGGTGGAACGATACCTTCTGGGGCGTCTGCAACGGCGTCGGCGAAAACATGCTCGGTAAATTGCTCATGAAAGTTCGCCAGGAACTTTGGGAAGAGCTGGCTATGGACGGAGGTTCATTGCCAATATGATGATCTTGCTGATCTTGCAACTTATCGTCGCGCCGGACCACCGTCTGACTCCTGGCTTGATCAGGACCAACATCAGCGCCGTCGAATCGTGCGCGACTCGCTGGAGTCTGGATGCACGGCACGTGACTACCAGGATGCGCCGGCAGGTTTTCCAAAGTTACGGCATCGCCTGGAGCGACCGACGCTTCTACGTCGTAGACCACCTGATTCCGCGTGAGCTCGGCGGCGCAGATGATCTGCGAAATTTGTGGCCACAGAGTAAGGCGAATGCCAAGCGCAAAGATGTATGGGAGAATCGCTTACATCGTGATGTTTGCGCAGGGCGCATGCGATTTGTCGATGCTCAACGCATTATGCGAAACTGGGATCGTCCCTAAGACGGAGGTGATTGGAATGAACACAACATTTCGAATAGCGACACATTCAGTGCTTCCTGATCGACAGGTTATTGAGATCTGGTGCGCTGGTAGTTTCATTGGGCAAATTACGGCGATCAATGGACGACCTGGTCTACGAGTTCTGAGTAAGCACGGTTTACGAACAAATCCAATGCCAGAACCTGCTTCAGATGTAACAACACCCGTTGCGGTGGTGGAAGTGGAAGTATTGGTAAAGTCGGCAACACCTCACACCGAGTTACTGGAGCCAACCTTGGAACAGCAATTGGCATTCTCATTGGAGATGCAGTCACGACTGGAACGGCGCAACGAAGAACTCGCCGATGCGTATGAACAGATGCGTCAGGAACTTGACCGTATCAAGGCGGTAATCCTTGCACTTCATGCGGAACGAAAATGAATACACGAAAAGAAGAAAATGAGCAAAAAGCACGTGACGTGATTCACGCGCTCAGCAACTATGTCAACGAATGCCGGCCGATCGAATTCCTCGTGGATTCGATGGCAAACGAGCACCCAACGATTCAACAGCAGATGACAATCTTCACCTTGCAGTGGTTGCTGCATCTATCCACGTTACATCAATACGACTTGCGAAATTCGAAATCCATCAGCATCGCCAAAGCCGTCCGTCCGATCTTGGAAGCGAAAGACGTAATTCGCGAAGATGGAAGGGTGCATCTACCATGTATCTAGAGAATAGCTTGTTCCGCGAGCTCGCGCACACAAATCCGAAGCTGTTCATGGTGATGATCTGCTTCCTCGCGTGGTGTATGATCCGCGGCCTCGTGATTCTTGCACTTCGTGCCTTTCGCTTCTGTAACATCTTGTTTCGCGGCTGGCCGCCAACGCACTTGGATGCGGACGGCGACACGTGGATTCCAGGAAATCAAATTCGCAATTCGGTCGATTCACTCTATCCGCCTAACTCGAAATGAGGTGATTGATGGCATTCAAGTTGACGAAAGCGGAAAGCGCCGAGCGTGAGCAAGTGCTTCAGCAATTGAACGATGCGTGGACTGCATACGAAGACGAACTGAGCAAGGCGAAAGAAGCGATTCAAGCAGTCTACGATTCGCTCAACGCGAAACTCGGCGACTATCGTACGGCGATCGAAGAAGCTACTCGCGTCAGCGAAGAAATTGGAAATCGTTTGCGTGAGGAATGGGACGGTAAAAGCGAAAAGTGGCAGGAGAGCGACGCTGGAACTAGTGCCAATGAGATGGTCGAACAGTGGGAAAATGTACAGTTCGATGAGGTCGAGGATCTCGATCCGCCCGATATTGAGGAAGTCAACAGCGATCACTGCGAAACCTTTGAGGGATTACCAACGGAGGTCGAATGAGATCCGCAGCTGAAATCGGCATGCTCTGGCCGCGTTGCAAATCGTGCGGTCACATCGCACAGTCGCACAGCACTGGCGAAACTATCTGCGGCGAAATGGTTCGCGCACTCTGCCCGACGTGTGGCACATGGCAGAAAATCTCGTGCCAGTGCTTGATCTACAACGGACCGACGTGGGATGAGTTCGTGAAGACCTTCAATCTCACGCCGGAAGAAATTGAACGCTATTTTCCAAAGGATGTGCGCATGGGATCAAACGTCTACCTAATCCGCGAGAAAGAAACCGAGAAGCTCTTTTCCATCTGGACTAGCCGAGAAATGGCGAGTGCCGCATTGTTGTACTATCAAGCGCGAGGCGTAAAATGCCACGTCATCGAATGGCAAGTGAACGTCAGTTTCGAACAACCCGCGTGATTGTCGATTTCCAAATCTGCCGCCATTGCGAGCACATCACGACAGTCTTCCGTGGTCAGGAACCACAAACGGTATGCGATCGCTGTTACGCATCCACGTGGATCTTCACCAGCGCGGCTGATTCAGAAAATGAGCCGCTTGAAGAAGCGATGACTGTGTGGTTGCTGTGCAACGAGGCTCGCGCCAAACGAATCTTGACAGCATTCTATCTCCGATCGCTTTCGCTGATTCGAAAAATCTATGAGACAAAAATTCATTGAACTCTGCCACGAGATGGCAGCACACACAGCACCGGAGTGCGCGAATAATTGTCGCGTTCCGCACTCGTGCTGTGCTCCAGAGTATTGCGAATTAGCGGAACATAGCATGGAGAAGCACGGCGTCTTGCTGCAACCGACTAATCATCCAACGCTCAAATACATGAGTCCGACTGGATGTATCGTCGAACCGCAGTATCGGTTGCTCTGCACTCTCCACACCTGCGCCATCAGTAGCCACGGTTTCAAAGCTGGCGATCCTGAATGGACGAAGAAATATTTCCATTTGCGTGACGCGATGGAGATTGAATTGTGGGTTGAAGAATCGGAGGACAAGACATGATAGCTGAGCGACGATTTCGTGAACAAGTAGTGGCCGAAGCGCTGGCACGATTTGTTCATCACAACCAAACGCTGATGTCGAGCAACGAATCGTATATCATGCATCCTTCGGCAGTGGCGAGCGCATTGCCGGATTCGCTGAAAGCCGCCGGGTGGCTGCATGACGTCATCGAAGATTCACCGCCGGAATGTCCGATCACGCCGATCCGTCTGGTCGCGGCGGGGATTTCGCTCTTCACGGCGACAATCGTCGACATCGTATCGCGCACCGAGAATGAAACATACGAACGCTACATTCAACGCGTCGCGACATCCGGAAATCGTGGCGCGATTGAAGTAAAGCTGGCCGACTTGAGACATAATCTGCGACCCGGATGTCCATCCTCGCTTCGTGAACGTTATGAGCGAGCCGTTCCTATCCTGACTGCAGCATTGGAGACCATGATCAATGGCACATAAGGTCGTATCGTATATTCAAGTGACGCGAGCTACATCTTCACTGACGGCCTATCGTACTGTGAAGGACTGGCTCAATCGCTATTCACATCAACGAGTCGTTGAAAAGATTGACGAGAAAATTGCGGAGAAGGAACAGCTCATCGCGAAATACGCTGAAATGGGGGATGAAGAATGACCTATTGGTTATGGCACATCATTATTCCCGCGATCCTCGGGTTCATCGCTGGCGTCTATGTCGCCAGTCATCGGCGAACGAAGCGTCTGCGCACTGAAGCGAAAGAAGACCAAGAACGACTGCGGCGTATTGAACAGGCCGAGCACAGATTTCGGAGGAGGTCATGAAAGTCGGTGATCGTGTTCGTGAGAATATGGAAGACGGTCCGCAAATTGGTATGCGCGGGACAATCGAGAAAATCAGTCCGCTAGGTTACATCAAAATCCAGTGGGATCGTCAACACAATCTGTTGCCTGCCTATTTCCGTCCAGGAACAGAAGATGTGATACTCGTGACCGGCGAAGATGCACGACCGCGCCATGTCTGGAAGGTGCTCGACGATATCCACGCGGACCCGCCCTGCGAAGTGTGCGGAGTGATTCAAACAGATGCGAACGAACGCGAACCTTGTCCAGGAGCGAAGCCATGATCATCACAGGAGAATGGGACGACGAGCATTGGTATGGCGATGTGCGTGTCGACGGCCGCGTGCTCAGTCCGAAGCGATCGCAGAAAATCAGGAACCACAGTCCAGACGGATTTGCGTGGGGTTACGGCGGCAGTGGACCAGCGCAACTGGCGTTGGCGATTTTGCTGAAGGCTGGGTTGTCGCCGGAGCGCGCGGTTGACCTCTATCAGCAGTTCAAGGTACAGTACATTTCCAATCTGCCACGTGGCGCCTTCATGCTCGACGTCGACGTGCTCGATTGGGTGCGGAGGCAAAAGTGATGCTAACCGTTCATGTCATCAGTTTCCGTCGCAAAAGAAACTCGCGGCCGGAAGTCGGATTGATCATCAACGAAGATATGCTGATCATCGATAGCAAGGCGAAGATCGTGGAAACAGTCTGGACGTTCCAACATATGTGGTGGCGTGGCGCGTTGGCTGTGGACACACGCGAAACGCCGATCAAACTTTCGCTCCAGAACGAAACTGCGGAAGCTATAAAAGAATTTCACAAGCGCCACAGTCTCAAAAGAAAATGAACACGAATCGCAAATTGACTCCACGTCAAGCGCTCAAATTGATGGATCAAGCACGGCGAGATCGCATCAAAGATGCAATTTACGCCACGTACAATTCTGTTGGCGGAGATGTGTGGGGCGAAAAGACGCCATCCGATGCGATCTTCGTCGATGTCGTGTGTGACAATATTCGTTACTTCCGCAAGGGGACCAAATGCACGAACGAAGACGTCGATATTTTCTGGGCACTCAGCGCCAGACAGCGAAGAATTCTGTGCCTGGAAGTGGGTCCGTAATGAGCAAGCGGAAGCGCAAGATACGATCGATGAAGTGCCCGAACTGCAATGAATCAGGGTTGTCGGGGATGCCTGGGCAGCACCGTCAATTGCGGATCGTTTGCCTCTTTTGCCACCACGAATTTGTGGAAGAATGGAAGCCGGAATGAATTCTAGGTGGGTCGCCCTAGAATGGTTTAAGCGACTCCGCTGGGGAAGTAATCAGAGGGTAAGGTAACGCTAAGGGGAGAGTCCGAATTCGGGCTGCTTCTTAAACCCAGGTTCGTCCGATTTGGTGCTTGGCGCGACCCAAATAGCCCACGGCCGTCAGGTCGTGGGCTATCGCCATTTATGGCCCTCTTTAGCGGTCCGTGATAATCGCGGCCTCGCCCTGCTCGGCGAGGAGTCTCTCCAAGGAACGATAGGACAGCCAGACCGGCCACGGATAGAGTTCACCCCACGAATTCAACCAGCCAATCGCTTGCCGCTCGTCGGAACATAGCGGCGCGCAAATGCAATGCCCGCCAACGATCGGTCCCCACTCTGATTCTGACCGCACCCACTTTTCCACTTTCCGCCCGACGGTCTTGTCGACTGCCTCATAGAGACCATCGTACCAGTTGATACCCAAGCAAACGACCGGCCGTTTGCCGATTGCCTGCATTTCGGCGAAGTAAGTGCGGATCTGGTCAACTGACGTCAACCACCGATTGACGTCCACGATGCCTTCATCCAGTTCTTCCGGACGTTCATGGCCGGCATAGAATCGGGAATGGCCTTTCGTTCGAAGTACATCGAATCCAGCACGCAACGACGTCCCACCCTCCGGTGGTGTATCTTCCCACTCGTCGATTGCCTGTGCCTCGTGGTACAGCCATAGAGCGCTGTATTTCTTGCGATTCAGAATCGACATCATGATCGATTCGCCGAAACCGACGCACGCACCTTCGCGGCCCTGATCATAGAAGGCGTGATATGAATTCGGCAACGGAAGGTCCGTGACTTCGACCTCAGCAACCGTGCGCTGCAATCCGCGCAACGCGGTGCCGGGATATTTCAGGACATGCTCGAAATCGGTTGGCGGCCGTCGATCTACAATGGGTCGTTCTTCCATGATTCACTCCCGAGCTCACTGGTTAGCGGACCAGTGAGCTACCAGCATTTATGGCCGTCTTTTTCGGCCGATCCAAACGATTGAAGAACTTTTCCACTTCACGCATGAGGAACGAAAGATAGTAGGTGTAGACTTCCTCGCTGTCAGGCGCGAAGCGCACGCCGCGGTCATTCAAGATATGGATGACTGCATGCAAGCACTCGTGTCCAACGGTTTGCGATTCCGCACGTGTGGAGGGAAACCACAGAAACCACTCACGCACGCCATCGCAGCCATCATTGATGAGCTCAATCATTTTACCGAGTGGTTCCGGGCCATCGACGGCCGTCGTATTGTCCTTGTAGTGACACCGATACCACTCGGCAAATTCGAGATACGGACCAACGCACATGTGAATCGTTGCGCGGAACACTGGATCGCGGACTGTAAAGGTCCGCAGCACCCGGCGCGATTGAGTCACAGCGTACCAAAAATCGCCTTCAATGCCTGCACATCGGCTCCCGGCAATTTTCCATCCGTAGTCTTGACCTGCGCGATTGCCGAATCAGGAATCACTCCGTGATCAGAGTCAAAGCTGGCGTCCCAATTCGCTGGCGGCAACCGCAGATTATCAACAGGCAAAACTCCCTGTGCACGGGCTCCTTGCCGCCACGCGTTTCCACTGATTTGAGTTCCAGTCCAATCTTTCTCGATTGCCGGGAAGCCGATGCCGTTCGACTGTGAAAAGTAGCCATAGCTGCTTTCCGCCATGACGGAATTCGTCAGGACAAATTTGCCCGGCGCTTTGGTGATGCCTGAATCGAACCACGTATTCATCCACGAATGCTGATTCGTATGCATCGTGATGTGATCCATTACGAAAAATTCTTCGCATCCGTTGGCGAACGGTGCACCGCGGCCAGTGCCCAGCCACGGCGTAAGGTTGATCGTATGAGCAAGCACGTTGCGGATGGTCACACGACGCATCCAATCGCTGATACGTCCGCTATCGTTCTTTCCGATGAACCCGAATACGCTGCCGACGTTGCGAATCAGCAGGTTTGTCATTGTCATATCTTCGCAGGTCGCCCAAGTTTCGATGTTCTCGCCGTTGCAGGCTTTCAACATGATCGCCACACCAGTCGGCCAATCGCGTGACCAGTTGTTTTCGAACAGGCAACTGTCAACAAGCATTCGCTTGACATGCTTGATTTCGAAGAGCGTTTTGATCGACGCGGTCTTCCAGGCATCATTGAACTGCTTTTTCAAGTGGCAGTATTTCATCACGATGTCCTGACAGGCCATTTCTGGAGAAGCACTGTCACTTCCGCCGAACATCACGTTCTCCGCGCCGCCTTCGAAGTAGTTATCATCCAGCACAATGTTCTGGCCACCGTTCCACGCGCTGACTGCCTGTGAGTCTCTCCCTGGTTCGAAGATGTCCTTGAAGTAAGACTTCTTCACCGTGACATTGGACGCATTGAGAGCGATTCCACGGTGAGCTCCAGCTGTAGGATCGCCAAAGACAAAGACTCGATCAAACATGAATCCGTCTGGACGATCTGCAGGTGTTGGCATGCTATTCTTGTCACCACCCATCTCAATAGTCGTAAATGATTTGGTGACTGGTGGCCCGAAGGCCACATTGACGAACGCGGTATTCCGCGATTTGTTTAGGATACGAACCGGGCTCTTTGCCGCGGTGACTCCGAAAATCTGGCCCATCGCAGGGAGATATTCTGGACCTGTCCGTTTACCATCGGCTGGTAAGTTCGTGCTGTCAGAAGAAAATGTGATCAGCTTCGCATCAGTCGGTCTTTCCGCAAGTTTCAGCTCGCCATTGTGGATACCAGGCGCAAGCAAGATTGTGCCGCCAGTCGGCAGAAGTGTATCATACGCTTTCTGCACACTGTCGCCAACATTAACCTTGATCACGTCCTTGGCTGGCTCCGGTTTCGGAACCAGCAGCACGCTATCCAATTCTTTTTCGATGCTATCCGCCGATGCACGAATGGATTGCAGCATCGAGTCTATCCGCTCTCGTTCACCAGCCATATCATGCTCCCCTGATGGTTCGCCACGCCTGATTGAAATTGTTGGGCCACGCGTCCGGCCGAGGCTTACCAGGACGCCAACGAGCACGATAAATCATCCATCCTTTGTTGTACTCAGTCGATGTCGGCATTGAACGCGGATCAATCCACAGCAACAACCGTGCAAAAACAGTCGCAAGTACATCATTATCGACGATAGCATCGTACACCGAAGAAGGTGCAGGTGCGTAAAGTAGCAGCTTACAAATCGCGCCAGCGATTTCCATCGTGAGAGGATTGTTCAGGACTTCGGTGACGCCACCGGCTCGTTCAAATTGATACAGACCGTGCGCTGGACCATTCGGCACCTGTATTCGGTGTTCCAACCCTGATTCCTGCAAGGCGATAGCCAACAATTGCGCTGTCGCTTCCTGGCTGTTCATACGGCCGGGAAGCAGTGCATAAGCAGCAGGAATCGTATGCGTGTACGTGTGCCAGATAAAGTCTTCAGTCATCCTAGTTGCTTATAAACATTGATGAAACGAGTTCGTTCGGCATTAATTTCAGCGGGAGTTGGTTGTCGATTGAGACGGCCCCATAACGAAGTAATCACAGCTGCTTTGAGACCGCGATTTTGATCAATATCTTGTTTCGCAGTTAAATCAGCTTTTGTCGAATCGTAATCGTCAATTTCTTGTTGTGTTGCAGCACGAAGAATTCCATTTTGTATTCGCTGTAAACGAAAATCAAGGTGAGGAAGATCGTCTTGAGTGAGTTCAAAAAGTCCTTCTGTAGACGGATCATAAAGTGGTTGAAAATAACCACCTTCAAGGATTTGACCTGTAGTTTTATCGAATCGATAAATTCTCATGACCTGATCTCCGAATTAGGAAACCCACTCATAACCAGTGATCCAAACATAGCCGGTGCCAGCACCAACACGGAAATACATCGCCTGCATCTCAGTGTGAAATTCCGACGAAAAGCCAACAACCATGCTATTCGCTGCGGCTGGTTGTTGCATAATAACATTATTGCGGAGCGTTGTTGAACGCATGTCATAGGCATCTGGAACCGGACCAATGCAAACACTTGCACCGTTCGTTGTATTTTGACCAGCAGCCCACACTTTAGTTGGTCCATACGGAATTACCGTTGCCAGATCCGTGAGTACTTCAATAGTTGACGTTGAACCATTCACGATGAGATGATCATTTAATAATTGAGCGCGTCGGTCAGTTTGAATGAACGCGTCGAAGTTGCTCGAACCATCATTGTAAACATAGCCAACCTTTGTATTCTTTGTATAACCAGTTGGCATCGTCGGCACACTATCGTTAAGGCGAGTGTGTGTTTTGAATGTATAATCGGCAGTTGCACTTGAAGTCCAAGTCGTTCCATCGTAGCCATAGAACTGACCATTTGCGTAAACACTACCTCCTGCGGAATAGTGCCACGAAACATAGTTGACAGCACTCGTGGTATAATCACCTTGTAGAACAATGTAATATGTCGTGCCGGAGGTCAGAGTTGCAGGTGATCGGAAGATGAATTGTACCCACTGACTAGACGTGCTGAATGCATTAGCGTCGAGTTTGTCCGACGTCGCGAGTGGCGTTCCGGATGGACTGCCACTGGAATCTGCTTCAATAGTCAACCATACACGACCTGCTGGATTACCAGCACGAAACATCAGAATATCAACTGCGTCCAGAGGACCAGTCGTGCCTGGCTTAAAGCTCTGACCTTCCTTGACGTTGGTTGTGGCACCAAATCGGAGTGGGCTATTTGTTGTCTGTGCCGTTTGCGATTGATCAACAGGTGCGGATTTCGCCTTGTGTAAAAGCAAACCCTTAGTGCCATCATCTTTAGCAATGGCGTGCACTTCGTATCGAGTTGACGCAGCCTCGCTACCAGTGTCAAGGCCGTTTGCGCCAGAAACAGTAATATCAGCGGTCTGACCATCCCAATTACTCAGACGAGTTCCATCACTCATCACGATTTCATCCGCCTTTAACCAGACTCGACTTGCAGCCAAGTTAAAGTCAGGATGTGTCCGCAAGCGTAGACCACGAAAAGTTTGTAACAGATGGTGTTCAGATCGAAGTGAGTTAAGATTATCACGAATATGGGTATTCAGCATCGAGGCTGTCACCATTTCGCCAGCGTTCCACGTACGAGGATTTGTCCAAGCCATTATCTTGCCCTCTCTCCGAGGTCAACGCGTGCAAACATCGGATCATCGTAGGAGTAAACAAGCACCTGCCGTGCGTTGGCTCGTGCCCAGATTTCTAGATCCGGCATCTCTTCAAAACGACGTTGTGATACAATGAAAGTATCACAATTCGTAACTTGTTCACGAATCATTGGATCTGCAAGATTGCCACACACAAGAAATCCGCGGCCACGGACTTTATCGTAATCCATTTCAATGCCCATGATCGGCATTTGAAAATCATCGCGAATCCGTTCAAGCAATTTTCCATTACCAGCGCCAAGATCAACGACCAAACCTGCAGGTGGTTGCACATTGAGTTCCGCCAAAATCATGGCATGAGCTCGTTCCATGTTGGCTTCGGAATTGAATCCGTTTTCGGTCCAATCTTTCGATCGCATGAGTTTGAGTGGTTTTGTTGGTTGTTGCTGATATGGAAAGACAAGACCGCGTGCACCTTCGTCTGGATACGAAGTGCCAATTCGACGCACCACACGATTTCCTAATACAGTCGTTCGCGTCGAGACTTTCAAAATCGGATACTTGATTTCAGCGAGACCGTTCTTTGCGGACCACTCGATTGGCCAACTTAGAATATCGCGTGCCCATCCAAGTTCTTTCCGTGGCCACAAGGCATCCAAACTTTGAGCGAACAACCATGTATCATCACAGGTGAACGAGCATGGTAGATGCGGCACTAATCGAACACCAAGCCAACGACCAAGAATATTGCACTCGAGTGGACCGGAGACATGTAACGGATCTGGACCAGCCATATCCCACGTCGTATCGACATTTCCATTGACTTTCACTCGCTGAAAAAACTGCCGACAACATCGCGGATAGCGCAGCAATCGACCAACCGCGTCATCATCTCGTTTCCGATAGGCTCTCGCAAGTTCCTCAGCCAACGGTCCGACTGCAAAACGATCCTGATCCACAATCAGTGCCGGTGACAAGCCAGATTTCTGCACGAGCTTTTCACCGTAGACTAATGCCACAGATCGCAGTCCGAGTCGCACGGATGCCAATTCCACTTCCAGCCACGCGTTCGATACAGCCTGCAAACGTGGTCCCCAAATTTCACGCGCCTTGCTATTCGCCCACATGATTCGCGTCGAATCAGAAGGAGGCATCCGAATCTCCATGCATCACAGTCGTACCAGAGTCGCCATGAACAACATACGGATTATCTGCGTGTTGATATCCGTCAGGTGCATCCCAATGATCACCATGAGGATGATCCTGTAAAATCTCTGGTTCCTTACCCGATAACACGGATTGCAGAGCTTCGTGAATGGAAATGTTCTTGCCGGATTCCCAGAAGCGCAACATAACTGCGTCCACACGCTGCCGTAATTCTGGTTGTTTCGAAAGCGGCACGCGACCTTCTTGAATCAGATCAGCTTCCATCCGTTCGAACAGCGCCATCCAACTCGCGCAATGTTCACTGCGATTCCGCCAATCACCGTCCTGTGCGGTGCCAGGACACTGACCTTTGCACGCAAAGAAAAACCTACATCCCTGACAACCAAGTTCCTCTTGAGGTGTATGGTAGAGTGCGACTTGCCGATCGTGGCTCACGACATCGGCCTTCCGCCAATCCACACCTTCTTTGTTCATACGACCGCAATTCGAGGATTCACCCTGACCATTCACGCCGCGCACCGCGGCAGTCGTGTAAGGATCACAAGCATTCCAGATACATGTCACCTGTTGATCTTCAGCCATGAGCAATTTGCGCATGTCATTGAAGATATCAAAATCAATTCCGGGATGCATTTTCTGAAAATGATACAACGATAACAAGGCAGCCGTGTTTTCTTCATTCGTTAATGCCATCGTCGAACGCACACGATCATTCTCAACTTCGAGCAGATGGATTCGCATACTGCGAATTCCGAGCTTGTTCAGGGTGGTGAACCACTGCATGAGTCGCCAAAGTCGTTCGCCAACAGCATTTCCTCGATAGAGCGTCGTGATGATACTTGGTACGATCTTCACTTTGAGCAATTTATGTAATGCAACGAAGCTCGCATGCGTTGCTGCACGAGTCTTTTCCAAGGTGCCAGCCCAACGACTGTCGTTTAGTTCGTCTGGACCATCTAGTGACAAACCGACATGCACTTTGTATCGCTGAAATAGTACAATGTGTTCGTCGGTAATCAGCGTGCCATTGGATTGGATGCTGTTTGAACCAAATCGCTCAAGCCCGTAGGCAAAGATCTCTTCAAGAATCGGTAATGGTGTAAGGAGTGCTTCGCCGCCGAAAATGGAAAATTGACCACCCTCGCGTTCAAGACCTGCTTTCATCTTTTCGAAATTGTAACCTTGTGTGATATTGCCAGCTTCACGCATTTGATTCTGATAGCAATAATCACATGATAGATTACATGCCACGCCAACAGGCGTCAATTCAATAGACATCAGTTTAAATCCCCATGAGCAATATCACTGTGTTGATCACCATGTGGCGTATCGGTATGCAACACATCCGTGTGAGCAACGTCGCCGTGCGCAGTATCAGCATGTGCTGAATCGGAATGTGCTGTATCTGAGTGAACACCGTCTGCATGAGCCGCAATATCAGAATGTGCTGTATCAGAATGTGCTGTATCGCCGTGACTAACGTCAGCGTGCGCCACGTCAGAATGTGTGTTGACTAAGGCGACATCCGAATGCGCAGTATCCGAATGTGAATCTACGTGTGCCGAGTCACTATGTGAATCACTGTGCGAATCGGTATGCGAATCACCATGCGCAATGTGACCAGGTGAATCGAAAAATTCTTCACGATCAACGTGCGAATCAGAGTGAGAATCTTCGTGTGCGATATCAGAGTGAGCTACGTCGGAGTGGGAATCAGAGTGAGCTACGTCGGAGTGCGCCGTATCACCATGCGTATCACTATGTGCAGTATCAGTATGCGCGCGGTCTGAATGAGCAGCGTCGCCATGAGCAACGTCTGAATGAGCGACGTCACCGTGCGTTCCAGCATCTGCATGTGCAGCATCACCATGGGCAACGTCCTGATGTGCATCATCAGTATGCGTATCGGAATGAGCTATGTCTCCGTGTGCAGTATCCTGATGCACGTCAGAATGAGCCACATCTGTATGACCAACGATCAAACCAAATCCAAGTCGCGTTGATCCATCAAGTTCGGAAAGTCCCTCGATTTCCAATAACCAAAATGCCGTTGAATCAGCAGGGACAAGTGTAAATTCGGTTCGGAGTGTATTATCTTGTTCCGTCTCAGTGATTGAATTAATGTAGAATGAACGCGTGATACCAGTCACGTAATCCGTCAGACCAATACGATCACTGATGTCACGATCAAGGCTTCTTGCTAATTCTAATGCATCGCTATTCAAGCCAACAAAACGAACGAGACCCGAAACTTGTGTTATCGGAAAGGCCATAGAAAAAACGAAATATTGCGCAGCTTCCAATCCAAATCGTGGATCAGCTTGATACACCATATCAATCTGTTGCACGATTGGACCATACTGTGCAATACTCGTATCGTCTTTCCACTGCATGACAGTCGCACCATAATCATACAATGGTTTCCCGCGTTGTTGTAGTTTCGTCAAATAGCCAGTCACACCTCCGTTGTACGTCACAGAAAATTCTGTCGCGTTTCCAGAAAAACCAATCGTCACCGACACAAAACCTGTCAGATTCGTTCCGCTTCCATCACTCGCCGTATTTGCTGTGTAATCGGTAGTCGCTGTGATTGGTGCTAAATCAGCAGCGCCAACACGAACGTCTGGATTATCTGGATCTGTCCAAGGCCCAAGAATTGTAATAGTCTGGCCAGGGATTAGCTCCATTGGTTGTTTCATCGAGAACATGACAACGTAGCTGGAGCCAGGCACCCGAGGATGAACAGTTGATTGAACCTTGTTGATCAGACTAGTACGATCTCGATCGGCGACAAACCCAAAATGATCATCATACACATCAGCATTAGTTGCACTGATTGCACGACGGGTTCTGGATTCATACACAACAGTTCCGTCACCACGTATCCAGCAACGATCTAAACCACTAATGCATAGACGATAAATTTCATCGCGAAGCACTGTCTGTTCATCTCGTGTACGATCCAGTGAATACGGAAAAATATCAGCACTCAAATCCATTTCCAATGCGTCAGGCTGGCTGACGATCGGAATTGAATCAATGAGGACCTGGAAAATCTCGTCACCTCGTTTGTTGATTTGTACTGGAAGATTTTCTAATCTCGTTCGCTGTGCAACATCCATCCAATCGACAACTTCACACGATACCGTACGAGGACCGTGCCGACCAGTGATTGGAGTGATTGAATCTAACACGCCAGTAAATCGGATGATACTGCCGATTCGATAGCGCACACGGATATTCAATTCAAATCCAGATCTCCTATTTTCATGATCTGGACTGTAATATCCGATTAATCCAACACTGTTTCGTTCGCTATTGTCGAGTGAAAAGGACAGAGTGCCGATATCGGCTACAAGATCAAGAATGGAAGAACCAGGGAGACCACGATGCCACGTGATGCCAGGACCACGAAGCACATCGGTAACGGTCGTCCAACCATTACCACGGCCGCTGAATTCCATTTCAATGATGCCACTCATGCCGTCCGCAATCCGACTAAGCCAGTAGCGATCGCACGAGACATAGCACGCGGCAGCGATGTTTTCAAATCTGAGCGAAGACCGTTGATAGAATCGACGACTTCCTCATTCGACGGCATCTCCGGGAAACCACCCTGATTCAGTTGACGCAAACCTTCATTGCCGAGTCGTTCCATGCCTTTCGTTGTAACAATGCCCTCGCCAGGTGTAAGCATCGTCGCCACTGTATCCGAACCTCTCGCAGGCCACGGACCTTCGAGCACCGGTCCGCCAACGGCCAAGTATTGCACACCGGATGCCGTGACGCGACCGCCACGCGATGCGTAATCAGGGATGTCCGGCGCAATGTAATGACCTTCAATCTGGATATCGAAATCCTTGGGGATTTTATCCAGTTCCGTCTTCATATTCGCGGCAGTCGTTTTAGTCTGTTGCTCCATTGCACGAAGACCTTCAGGGATCTTCGCACCGAGCGCGTCACCGATTGCCATCAGCACGTCAAGGATCTTTTGATTATCCGATTTCGCCTGTTCACCGATGAGCCCGGATTGCACGCCTTGATCAATCAATGCTTGCGTCGATTCATCGACGCTGTAGCCGTAGCGCTGCTGCATCTCCCAGATTGTTTGGAGATCACCACGCATCGCAAGCATCACAGTGTCACTGGAATAACCCTGTGCCACCAACGCTTCTTCAGTCGCGGCAATCTGACCGGCCAGACCTGAGAATGTCTCCTGATTCAGGATACCAGCGTTGCTCAGACCGATCATACCAGCGGTGTAGCCTTCAATGGATTCGAGTGCCGGACCCGCGATTTCATCATTCGCGAAATCAACCATGTTCTTGATGAAATCGAATGCAGCACCTCCAGTGTAACCAGTCGCTTCCAACTGCGCCTGCAACAATTCGACGTTTGGACCAATCGCCCTGACCGACTCGATAAATGATTTGCCAGCCTCCATGTTCGCCGAGACAATACCAGCCAACGAACTAGCAACTGCACTCGCGGCTTCTTGTGAATGAAGTCCGGTCACTTCGATAATTCGATCATTGTTCTCGATCTGATCATGCAACGCCATCAAGCCCTTGTATTCAGCTTCGTTCTTCGCAATGATCTGATCAATCTGGATTTGAATTGCCATTTTATGCCCAAGATCCGCCTTGGCATACTTGGCTTCGAGATCCATGATTTTCGCGATGTCTAGGTATTCATCCTGATCCATTTCCGCGCGGCGCTTGGAGAATTCCGCTTGTTGTTTCGCCCGATCTGCGTATGCATTACCGGTGATTCTCAATGCCGCACTGAAACCAGTCTGCGCATTAGTTAGCTGACCGGATACATATGCGGCGATCTCTTTCGATTGAGTTCCGTATTGTCCGTTCAGCTTGATGATTTCAACAAGCTGTTTATCCAACATCCCAAGATTGTTGGTACCAGCTTGTGCAAATTGCGCAAAGTTTTCATCCATGACTTTCGCACCTTGTGCGATCGTCATTTGATGTGTTTCAATCAGTGAGAACACATCGTGGAATCTATCCGTCATTTGTGCTAGATTATCTTTTGAGAGACCTCCGGCTTCCTTGATGATATCAGATAAATGCGATATTGCCGCGGCCTGCCGACTTCCTCCGAAATCTTCCTTTGCAGATTTTGCAATCGCCTTCGCAAGATCGTCTGAAATCTTCTCACCAAAATCCCGCCCGACTTCTTCCGCAGCCTTGGCCCACGCAGGTTTTCCACGAATGATGCCAACCACCAAACCAGCCGCTGCGCCGACAGCCATTCCATAAGGCCCGAACATCGAACCAGCCTGAGCCCCAGCCATCATACCACCAAGTGCGTTACCGGCGGCAGATGAATGTGCGGAAGTCGCGTCCCAAACCGCAATTGCACCTTGAGCGATACCAGCTGCGGTTTGTACACCAGCAGCGAACTTCTGCATCCTGTCGGCATTATCATTGAAAATCGTGCTCAGCGGTCCGAAGTGACCACCAAGTTCATGACCATCAATACCAAGTTGTTTTGATTGCTTATGCGCACTTTCAAGTCCGACAACAACTTGTCCAACTCCGCTGAGTATCGCACCCATCATCCCGCCGGTCACTTGACCAAGTTTGGTGAAATACTCGGAGATCGTCGCAAGTGACTCAGATGCCCGTCTTTCTGCAGCTGCCAATTTATCGAGTTTGATTCTCAGTTCGTCGATTTCTGTAGACTTACGACCGACATCTTCCAAACTTAGCGCCATGTTATAGAAGCCTTGTAATGGCGCAGGAATACTCCGTTCAACCATTTTAAGTCCAGCAGCAACTTCCACCTGCGTCCGAACCCATTTCAATTCAGTCTCGTCGACTTCTAAGAGTTTTGAATGGAATCCCTTCAATTCACCGAATTGAATCTTAACGAGCTGCGCACCAATTTTCTTTTGCTCAGCCCATTGTTTTTCTGCATATACAACGCTTTCAACAATGGGTTTTGTTACGCTGTATGCCGCGGCGATTTCAGCAATTGATTTACCACGTGCATGATCAAAGGCGATTCCTTCATATAACGTCGCGCCAATTTTGGCCATGACGTTTTGATAATCGCCAAGTTTTGCATTGTAATTCGTCAAAGCCGCTTCGATTTTTGTCTGTTCGGCTGCGGATTTCTTGAGTTCCGTGATGTAGGCTTTCGTTGCCGCTTCTGTCGCACCAGTGACTTTGAGGATTTCCTTTATCGACTCGGTGTTCATAGCCACGCGAGTATATTCTTTTTGTGCTTCAGTCAGCGGCGTTAACGCAGCATCTTTCAAAGATTTCAATTTCTGTGACATCAAATCGGCACCAGCCGCACTGTTCGCCATGGATGCTGCAACAGCTTGTAGTGCAGGATGCCCAGCCAGAGCCTCTTTATTTACTCCGGCGATAGCAACTCCAACCTGTTTCATTAATGGCGTCGAAAAATTATTCGCTTTTGCCGTCGCCATCACTGAACGTTCAAGTTCGTCGAGTTGCGTCGCCGTGTGTCCAGAATTACTTGATAGATCTGAAATCGCTTCTTGTAAATCTTTCGCCCCACCGTGCGCTTTACGAAACTGTTCGTTATTGAAAGCAATTGCTTCGGCGTAGCGTTTGGCTTGATCTGTTTCGGTTGACGACCAACCATCTTTCAGAGCTTTATTCAATACGAATTGTTTGGCTGCAGCTGTTTCTGTTTGTAATTGTGCTTCTGCAGTCGCCTGCCGCCAACTTGTATAAGCCAAAGTCACGCCAGCAATCGCAGCCGCGATTGCCACAAATGGATGTGCCAAAATGATATTGTAGAGTTTGGTAAAAGCTGCACCGAGATTCGCCAAAGCTGCTTCACCGAGTGTTCCCCATCCAAACGCTTGGGTCATGACACTCAGTTTGAAAATTTCAGCGGCAAGACTCGCTATCCAACCACCAAGTTTAGTCGCCATCAGCGACTCAGCGGCAACTTGTACAGCAAACAATCCAGCAGCAAGTAACGCAAGATTTTGCGTAAAGATTTTCACTACTGGTGGCAGTGAATCGTAGGCTTTGTACACATTGACAGCGCCGGTCACTGTCATGCTTACAAACTGACCGGTTGTTTCAATGATGCCTTTCAGCATATCCGCGAGATGTTGCATCGCAGGACCGACTTCAGTTTGTATACCAGCGACTGAATCACGCAACGATGTACCTAAAGCATACCAGGATTTAATCGCCACATTGGTGATTGGCAACAGAACCGTGCCGATTTGTTCAGATACCTGCTGCCACGCGCGTTCCGACGAACCGGCAATCTTCGATGAATATTCCATCGACAGGCCGTACAAACCAGCTTTCTCAGCACCTTCTTTCAGAACCGCATTGAGCAGCGCTTGTTGTTTTTCCGCACCAGTCAAAGCTCCGCCACTCTTGCCTATACTCTTTGCGTATTCATCCGTTGCTTGTGTCAGTGTTGTCGTGAAACCAGCACCACGTAAAAGCATCGTATTCATGCCTGTGATGCCGGCAACAATTCGCTTGAAGGTCTCTGATGAACTCTCACCAGAGATTGTCGCCATATTTTGCGCGACTGCCGAAAGCTCCGTAGCTCGTTTCAAATCGATATGCGCGCTGAGCAACTGAACAATCGCATCCCGAGATTGGACGCCAGTGATACCAGTCTTTTCAATTTTAATTGCGAGATCATCAATGAATTTTGCCGAGTAACCAGCGTTCTGGCCAAGGAAACGCGTGACGCCACCGAGCTGCTCTAAGCGAGCACCGGCCATCAACGATTCTTTAACGATATTGGTTGTAAAACTGACAGCTTGTTGCGCATACGATGCAAGAGTATTTCCAAGAAAAGCACCAACCGTTGCAGCCGAAGTCATGCTGCCCTGAAGAGTATCAATCCCCTTTGCGGTGTGCAGCGAAGCTTCGCCAGTCTGCTTAAGTGCGACGTCAATTCTCGCCAAGATTGACGAGAGTTGATCTTCGAGAGTAATGTTACCTGTAAGGGTTCCGATATCCATTACTGTTTCTCAAGTTCGTCCCACGGAATCGGTGGTGGAAGCGGCATATCGATTGGAACACCCATCAAAATCCGCATTCTCATTTCTTGTTGCTCTGGAGTCTGTGTAACCTTCTGTGGCTCCTGTTCTTCGAATTGCAAACGAAAATCTTCGAGTGAATAGGCGCGTTGCCCTCTTCCACGATAGATATTAGCAAGCACCGTAGCGATTGAAGCGGCACGATAATCCGCGCGTAATTCGTTGAAGGGCTCAAGTCGTGCATACAATTCCCATTCAATGAATTCCTTGGCCGTGAGACTACGGAGCATCCGTTTCACGCTGGCTTTTCCAAGCCTCACGGCCAATTGATATGCAAAGCGACGCCGTGATGATCGCTTCAGTCTTTTTTTGTTGCTGCTTCCGCGTTCACCGTCATGCCATTGAGTTTCAGGATTTCTTTGACGATCCGTTCCGTCACCTTGTGACTCTTCTGGCGAAACACGGCAATGTTCTTCGGATTGTCAGCGAAACGCACGCCTTTGCTATTCACAAGGCTCTTCGTGATCAGCCGAAGACCAGCAGTCCGTTTGGCCTCACCCTCGTTTGCTTCTGACCACTCGATGAGATCACCAGCGGTCAGTGAAGCAATCCGAAATGGTTTGCCAGGAGTGAATCCCTCAATGGTCGCATACTCAACGTCATTCGCGCTGAGGATGTCATCCATTGACTCGACCTGATTCGTGTCTGTCACCGCAACAGCTTCTTTTTCATCCATGATTTTCTCCCCACGCATTTAGCGCCCGATCTTTCTTCTACGTCAGTGTCCCTCGCAAAGATCGGGCAGAAAGTGGACTACTGACGCTGCGTGGGGCAGCTTATCCGCCGTACACGACACCGTTGATCGTGAACAGCCCACTGAAAACGAGAGTCACGTCTGCCGACAGTTTTCCATCGACAGGCGCCTTCGGCGAAACTGCCTTGACCTGACCGCTCATGACCCATACGGACGCGCCACCGGCCGCAGGGAACGTGAACTTGTAACCGTCTACCGGCGGTGGCTCCGTGATGAGCGCCGCAAGCAAGCCGGTCAGGTGGTCGTGCGTTCCGTCATTCGGCAAGAAATTGAGCGGAATCGTACAATCGCCACGACGTAGCACGCCCAGCACGCGTGCATCGATGTTTCGATTCTGCGTCGTTGCGTCGAATTCCGCACGTGACATTGGCGGGAAATTCACGTCACCGAGTTCAGCGATGTCCGTGAAAACCGTCGGCGTCGCCGCGAGAGCTCGCGCAACTTTTGTTCCGTGACCACTGATCGCTAGTGTCATCTGTTGTTTCTCCTGTTGAAAATCATTACGACGGAGCTTTCTCGGCTTCTATGTTAAACACGAGCTGAAACCGTCCAGAACCATCTGCACCCATGTCAGTAGGTTCCTGTCGTGCTCGAATGCTGAGATAGAACACGCCGCTCAGCACAGTGTTGGTAACTCCATCCAATGAATTGTACGCTGCTTTGCTCATCGCACGCGCTGATGCATAAGTCGCAGCACGCACAAGAATTTGAGCAGTTGGTCGTTGAGTCGCCGCCGTCGTTTGATTCTGTTTTCGTGAAGGTGCCATTCCACCAGTTTCTGAGACGGTCAGGTAAGGACCATTTCCAGTCGGAATGATCGCCGCGGAACTCTTGAAAATGGATGTTCCAAGAACTCCGACCCCGTCCGAAACTAATTTGGCTGCAATCTCGTCAAGAAACATTATTTTTCGTCAAAATTCAAACGCACAGCCAATCGCCGAAGCATATCGTGCTGAGCCTCGTTAATCGGTCCTTCCAAATACTTAGGTCCAGTTCCAGGAGTCGTCCACGAAATCGGATGTCCATTTTCCATCGCGGTAATCCACGACGGTGGCGAATGATCAGAAAGATGTTCGTGAACTGCAATTGCATATTCACTGGCTGCGCCGCCGTAGGACATCGTCACAGTGAAATTGTCGCCCTCTTGAACTGGTTTCGAAACCATACCGCTCGCACGCAACGTTCCGCCATCCATAGCGACCGGACAGCGACGTTTCGATTCCGTCATGATTTCTTGCGCTTCTTGATACAATGCAGCCTTGACTCGCTGTGGAGCTTCTCGTGCGATTTTTCGCACAGTTGAACGCATTGCCTCAAGACCGCGCCACTTAATCATACGGTCGCTGCTTCTTGTTGTGCCAGCACGTATTGAATGGCTTCAGCAAAATCTTTTCCAATGCTCGCCCAGCGAAAACGATCTTGCTTGACTAACTCCAAACCAGCTTTAGACAATTCAGCTCGTTTCTCTTTATCGTTGTACAGAGTATCGAGTGCTGTAATGAATGCGTCCTTATCCGGCACGCCGCCAATCACATTCACATATGGCATGCCGATTGCAATGTTGGAACACGGAATTTGTATTGCAGCATCGGCAGTCAATTCACCGAGTGCCGCCCAGTTCGGTACGATCTGTGGAACACCGCACGCCATTCCTTCAAAAGTGGTCAGTCCGAAACCCTCGCCCTGAGTCGTCGAAATTTGCACATCGAAACAATTGTATGTGTCGCGCATGTGCTGTTCCGAAACGCCATACCAAACAGGTGGTTCCATGAATGCCAGTTTAGCAAGCACGCCATAGTAACGAGCAAGCTGCTTCACGTCAACGCCAGCTTCTCCGGTTGGCGCCGCATGCAAATACAAGAATGCATCGCTGATCTTCTTGGACTTGATCCATTCAGCAAAATATTGAATAGTTAAATCCCAACGTTTCCGTGGCTGATTGCGGTTCACATTTCCAACAATGAATGCGTCATCCAAATCTTTTGGTAGCCGACGGCTCCGACATTCCAGTCGATCCATCGGCCAATATGTGTCCAGATCAACACCCAAAGGAATGACCGTCGCAGGTCCGCGATATGATCCATTTCGCGCTTCATCCATCGCGAATTTTGTCCAGAAGATAGCAAGCGAAATACCTTCAAGCCACGGCCCTTGAAAATTCTTCCCGTCAACAGCCAGCGATACGATCACCGGAACCTTTTGGAACTTCGGTAACTTCTGCAACTCATCGATGTAGAACGGAATATTCCATCCGTCCTGCTGAATAACAATGACGTCAGGTTCAACGTGTGCACACATCCATGGCAATCGACCAACGCCAAAGAAATCGCCACCAGGAGCTGCTGCAAAAATTGGATACGGATACTCGTGCGGATCACCACGATAATTAATGCCCAAAACAGTCACGTCGTAAATCTTGTGCAGTGTCTCCAGCGTTTTATGAGTCGCCAGAGCGAAACCACTCGGACATCCGGCATCTCCAATCCACAGCAACTTCTTCTTCATACGTTGTGTCCCAACAGCGCGATGACCTCTGGACGCCAAACGATTTGATCGGCCGTCCATTTCATCGTCTCAAGAAAGTGACAATCCCCACCAACGAAGGAACCCCACGTTCCAAACATCTGAGGATCGTTTGGGATGAGCATCATCGGAGTGCCGACATTCCCGCAGCGCAAAATTGCACCCTGCCACAAGACAAGACCATTCGGATATTGCATCCTGAACAGAACCGGTCGGTCAGGAGTTTGAAGCATGGCATCGGCCATGAGTTGCCGTGTGCCAGGTGCATAGTAATCATCGTCATCGATATGTGCAATGTATTGACTACTCGCCTTTGGCTGTGCAAAATTTCGTTCTGCCGCACCCCAATCTTTTCCAGGAGGACACGCAAGGAAACGAACCTGCGGCCCAAGAAACTGTTGTAAATTTGCTTCCAGCGATTCATCACCGACTAACACGATTTCGTCACCAGCTTGCAATTCAATCGACGCCAACGTTCTAGCCAAAGTTGGCCGACCGATTGTTGGAACGAGGAAGCTAACTGTTGACACCAGCGCCTCCAATGCCACGAAGCTGTTCCCAACTCGGATCAGATTCCCATTTCGTCCGATAATTTGAAGCTGCGCGTTGAAATTTCTGATGATGCGCAGTCCATTCAGCATCGGTGAAATATTCCGGAGTTGCACTCTGCTTATGCTGCACTCCACACTGGACTACAGCATCACAAACATCAGCTAATCGCATTCGACGAAGATAATCCATATCTTCGAAATACGCATAGCCAGGAGAAATCGTTTCATCGAAAACGCCGACCTTCTCGACGCATGCATCGCGAATCAGGAAGCACGAAAATCCGAATCCGCAGCTTACAAAACTTGCAGTGGCCGCAACCATCTTTTCCAATGAGTCCGGTGCGAATGTAATATCGTCATTCGTAATGAATCGCTCTTCGCGGATATTCGTGATGAACCAATTCCAGGCCTCAGCAAGACCCATCGGTTCAGAAGGCGAAAACACATTGACCGGAAATGTTGCTTCCGCGATTGCTTTCGTCAATCGTGCATTGTCCTGCCCATTATCGATGATTTCCATCGTTAGCGGAACCGTGCTTTCATTCAGCGACAAGATCATCTTCCGCAAAAGATCATATCGTTTCAGCACAGGCACGCACACGCTAATCATAGTTTCTCCTTCAATGTGTTAACAGCGTCCCTCACTGCAGCTGCATGAATCTCAGCCCAATAATTCGGACGTCTTCGCACAATGTCCTTATCAGCTTCTACAAACACCTGATCAGGAGAGTAACCGGACCAATCGTGTTCAATCTGCACATCGGGAACCATGATGCACCGATCAAAGACTTGCATCACATCACGTAAGAAAATATCACCCCAGAAGATTCTCGGATCCCATAGAAAGCCAAGCGCATTAGTAACACGACGCGACACGGTGGCGAACGGAAAGTGATCCTGATTCAGGGTCGACACACCGATGTCGAATAGACCATCCGGATACTGGTTCGCGATTTCCAATATCCGCGTGGACCAATCAGGTGTTCGAAAGATCATGTCGTCGTTGCCACACATCAAAACGTCGCCAGTCGCCACGCAATGCATTTCGTTGAAGAACGTTGGCATACTGTCGTAACCATTGTAACGCGGTCCGACAACAACATGTTGATCATGCAAAAATTGCTGGCTTGCCACATCGTCATCATCAACGCGAAACACTAGCTCCGCGTCCTCCTGATGGACAGTCTGTTCAAACGATTCAAACACCTTACGCAACCGATGAACGCGGTTTCGCGTTGGGATAAGGACGGACACCTTGGTGAATGGCATGTTTGTTCATCAAGTGCTGCAGCACTGCCGCTTCCTGGTCTTTTGTCAGATTTCCATTGTCGTCAGCGATGAGCGCAACGTTATCGTAGAATTCATCGCTGCATTTGGAGCAACCACGAAGTAATCCATTGAGTTCCATATCAGTGCCCCGCGTATGAAACAGTGCTTGCGGCCGTCAGCGTTCCTTTGTGAACGGCTTCATCCTGTTGTTTCCGAATACGCACATCTTCGTCCCATTCCGCTTTTGCCCACCCATTATCAACGAGGAAATCAAACATCATTCGTTTGATGGTAAACATTTCCTTGATTGTCGTCCCATGCGGGCGGACAAGAATTTCGTCGCGTGCTGAGAACCCAACAATCCATTGATTATCGTAATTGTAATCTAGGATTTCCAATCCGCTTTCTTGTGGGTGTGTCCACCATCGTGAACCTGGATACGGAATTCCTACTGCAAGATTGCAAGAATCCAAATATGGTTTGACAGATTTCAACCACGCTATGGTCTCTTTTGCGGTCTCCATCGTTTCACCGGCAAGACCAGCAACCAAGAACGCGATCGTATAGAAACCGTGTTTCTTCGCGTTAACCAATGCCGCAGTGTTCTGCGCGACCGTCGTACCCTTCCAATTTGCATCGAGGATTTTTTGACTCCCTGATTCAATACCAAAACACGTGACTCGAGTGTTCATTAACTTGAGAGATTCCGCAACATGGTCATCCATAGTATTGACACGAGTATGGATGCGGGCAGCGAAACTCCCCGAACCAAAAGCAGCATGAACAGCAGAAGCAAGCTCACGAAGCTTAGTGCGATGAAGCGTGTAGGTATCATCTTGGAATTTGAACATCCGCACGCCTTTATCCATCACTTGTGCCATTTCCGCAATGATGTTATGCGGCGAGCGATATCGAGGTTTCTGACCGATCCACGGCGTGGAACAATATGTGCACTTGTACGGACAACCACGTGTCCCGATGAGCGACATGACTGCGCTCGATGAATCAGGGTATTCCGAGTTCGGAAAGTATCGCTTCTTCATGACAGCGACACCGTCGTTGTAAATGTGATCTTGGGGCAAAAGATCCCATGCGGGGAACGGAATAGCATCCAAGTCCAGAACGTCAGATTTATCTCCGTAGTAGAAAGGCTGCAACTTTCCAGCATCCCAATCTGTGAGCAACTGACGGACTGCAACTTCACCTTCCATCACCACTACAGCATCAAATAATTCCCGTCCGTCCAGAGCTCGATAATCACGGCGCTGGCGAAGAACTCCTTGATAGTGATAGTTTTCTTGTCGCCCTGCTTCTTTGACTTCTTTTGGTTCATACGAAGGATGCGGACCGCCGGCAACAAGCAACGCTTCCGGGCAACGATCTTTGATGTAAGCAGCGAGTTCCAGAGCCTCACCGAATTGTGGTGTACAGAAACCAAACATATGAACGTCGGAATCCATGACGTCTTCGGGGAGGTGGATGTTGCCTTCATAGCGTTTATCCAACATCGAAGTGACGATAACGTCATGCCCATCTTCGCGAAGCAAACCAGCGATGTATAACACGCCAAGCGGAATGTTTGTCTTAGAATCAGCAAGCCATGGCGAGCTCGGCAAAATGCAGTGAATCTTGCGCGGACGGATTTTTCGAATCGGCAATCCAGAAGTCGTAATGGCTTCACAGAGCGTATGATCGCTCATTTGATATCCCGATGAAGCCATTGTTAATCGTTTGGACATTACCCAGTCCTCAGTAAGGTTTGCTGCCCTCGTAACGTGCCCACAATTCACGGATGTCTACACCGAGTTGATTCAATTGCGAATGTGCCAACTCAATGTCCCGTGTTGCAGAGTGCTGCGGATGATAAAAGAGCACCTCCGGAATTCGCACAAAGTCGACACCGTCCTTGTACAACTTGTATTGGAAATGCGTTTGTGAATGACCCCATGCGGATAGTTTTTCATCTAGACCATGAACTGCATCGAACGCATCTTTGCGTGCAAGCCAGACACCTGTATCGATGGCTGTATAATCGTACGTCATCCCCGGCATATTCTGCAATATGCCAGCTCCATCAATACGCCATCTTGTTTCTTCGCACTGACTCATGTTTACATGAAGATGACGTCCATCTGCAGTGATAAATCCATTCCAGGAATTATGATGTGCTTCACGAACTTGCAAGAATTTCGCGAGAAGATTTGAATCTAACAAATAGTCGGCACGGCAAAACAAAACCCACGGAGTTCGTGCATAGCCAACCGCTGTGTTTGTCGACCACGCATGAGTCTTAAGCGGATCATCATGTTTCAACGAATGTAATTCAACATTTCGTATCGGAAATTCAAATTTTTCCAATACTGATTTGATTTGCATCACTGAATCATCAGTATCGTTATCAACAATAACAAGTGATTCTACAAAATGCTGCATCAAAACAAAATCTTGCTTATACAACGAATACAAAGCTGCTTCAAGATTCGCTAAGGTCAGGCTCTTAAAATAGACGAAACAGATCGTGATCATCCGATCATCACCGTCGTTGCAATCGGATTCCCAGTTCCGGCATCCACGAATCCACCGATATCCAATGTTGGACCAGAATCACCATCTGGAAAGATGAACTGATCGTCATTATCAATGCCCTGACCATTCGTCGCTGCGACGATTTCGGCAATATCAAGCAGTGTGATCGTTGCACGTGTGACGGTCAGGACTCCCTCTCTCGTCCGAACTTGCTTGGCTTGAAAATCGACAATCGCGTGTAAAGGAACAGCAGTTGCGTATGTCTTCGCACCATATTCATCCGTGCCAGTTTCACGTTTGTACATCACCGTCGCTTGAATCGGCCGTGTCACCCGATTTGCAATCTCGACGCCAGAACGAAGAACATCGAGTAAACTCATGGCCGATAATAGGATCCATATGAGACGACATCGAATTGCGCAGTCTGCACAAATTCAATGCTCTCATCAGTCAACCAACTTGGCACCATCCACACGTCCACGATCTGTGGTAACAAGGGCAACGGTTCGACGTTGTCCTTAAAGTTCACGGACACTGAACCGGCACTCACCGATTTGATTCCCTGTATTGCCACATCATTTTCGATTAGTCGATCCGTTTTCGAAATCTGTCCGGCGAGTTCGGCTGTGGCAAATTTCAAATCTTGTGGAATGACGTTACTCGGAATCGCATTTCCATTCCGATCGTACATTCCAATGCGAGGCCATGGCAAGGCTTGAGTCGTAGTAGCCGGTGCGCCAGTCCAGGTGCGGCTGATCAGGTAACGGTCGCCATCGCCGGAATCCGTTCGGATTAAGCGACGATGCAATGTATAGGCAGCAACGATCATGCGAGTCGCAGTGATGAGTAGCGAAGTTTTCTCTTCGGCGGTCTCATCCCACAGTGCAATATGCGCACGGTCAGCCCAATACGCATCCGCTTCTTCAACAGTGATGAACGAATTGGAATTAGCACCACCGACTGTTGCATCCAGAGGCATTTATTCCTCCTTGGGTTTCAACGCCTCAGTTTCTTCTGCGCGGATGGCTTCGAGTTCGCGTTCACGAGCTGCCATCATACGTTCCCGGATCACTTGGGAATTTTCTTCTGAAGTGCTGATTCCTTCCGCGTTGCATTTCAGGATTTCCGCGTTCATCACGTCTTGAATTCGCCGCGCTTTAGCACGACTTGAACCAGAACGACTGACTGCCACGCCAACGGCCGTGACAATTTTCGATTCCGGCTTGGGCGTTGGTTCTTGAGACATCAATCCTCCGTAATCGCCGTCGCGGTACTCAACGATGGCGTAACGCCGTTGCCTGTAACGATGTTCGGTGTGACAGTGCCAGAATAGAACAACACGCCAGCACCGGAAATAGATTTACCAACACCGAAATGCGTTACAGTGCCTGAGCCACCAGTTCCCGCGGGGAATGTGATAGCTGCAACCGGACTCACGCTGTTGTTTGTAACCGTCCATCCGCTAGATGTCCGGACCACCGCGACACGAGCATAACTCGTGTAAGTGGTTTCACTCGTTGTCTGATCACCAGCTTCACCAGGATCTGCCGTGTGAAGACTTGTATAAATATCGGTGATCGGTGAAGAAGTGGCATTGATCGCAACGTTCGCAAAAGTTGTTGCATTGAAAATTAGCAACAACAGCGAATTTTCAAACGAGTTGCTTTTCGACATGAAAACTCCTATTGACAGACGCGCCGAAGGCGCTCAAGCAACGAAATCCCAGAAAATCCTTCGCGCACAATTTTCTCGTTCATCACCGCTCGTAAGGTATCACGATGATTAAAAGAGCAATGCAACAAATAAGAGCATGCAACACCAATCGCATCATGAATCGGCATGGCATAAAGAATCTGCAACACTGCAGTTTGCGCTGCGATATCCGGCCCTTGCTTAGTGAGCGGTGGCTTGGAGGAAAGTGATTCCACCATAAGCAAGTATCCCCTCATTTCCTGTATCGATGCGTTTCAGTGAATAACGATACGTGATTGGTTTCAGACTCGATGTTTCATCACTGTCAAATGTGATTACCACACGTTGTTGATTCTGATCCGGATTTGAATTAAAGATACCAGAGATGACGATATCGGTTGGCGTTGCTTTCCGTGGAATCACCGGTGGATCTGCTGCCTTGTCAGTCTTCCGAACAATGAATTCCATCTGCCAAGCCGAAACATCAAGAGGATTTCCACTCGCATCCGAAATCTTGAAAGACAAGATTTTATCTTCGCCAAGAAACCAACGCTTATCGGCGTCGATGTTGAATTCAATAGCCATTTCTAATCACGGCATTGTGCGTAGAGCACGTGCACCGACACCACTCTGACCAACTGCAACAAAACGATTCAAAGTACTAGACCACGCAATTTCTTGCCAATCCAAGGATTCCGCATAACCAATCACGATCATTGCGGGTGTGCCATCCATCACACCAATTCGTCCCGTTGATGAAAGTGCAACAACCAAATCAAATTCTGGAGAATAAGCCATCGCTCGCCAATTATTTCCACCCTGACCACCAGGAGCAATCGTCCACGTAATTCCGTCGGTTGAAATCAACAGCGCCGCAGATGTTACATCACGATTTAATGCAATGAACACGTTCCACGAATGAACGTATAGAAAATCGTACCACGCACCACTTGTGATATTTGGAATTGTATTGACTGTCCACGTAATACCATCCGTGGAGCGCATCATACGGCTTGTAGCAACGCCACTATCGGCACCGGCAATGAACAAACCTTTTTGATCGGACCGAATAACACCTTCCCATTGCTGATTCAACGGTGTCGTACGTAAAGTCCATGTATGTGCATTTGGCGAGGTCATCACCTGATTCGGATGACCATCCCAAGATACAGCAACTAACAAATGGAGCGATTCAGACCATGCGAGATCGTGCCAACCATTTGCTGCAGGAATAGTCTCAAGTGTCCATGTAATTCCATCAGGGCTGGTCATAATCCCGCCCTGTGCTGCTGCAATAAACAAACCAAGTGTCTCAACCCAAATGACTGAAACCCAGCCTTTCGTTGGCGTCGGAGTAGTCCGGATAATCCAATCAAATCCATCTTGCGATGTCATGACTTGATTGCCCGACCCAGTCGAAGAAACAGCAACAAAAAGATTAAGCGATTCTGAACGGCATACTGAACGCCAATTATTATCGACTGGAGTCGCAGTCGGAACCCATTCTAAAACTGCTAAAGATCCAAGTGCTTGATGCACATCATTATTCCAATATTGCTGTGGTTTGATCACGCCTTCAGGAAGCGCTTCATCATCAACAATATCGGATTTCTGTCTATGCTGAATACGAATAGCCATTATTGAAATGCACCAACCTGAAACGCACCATTTTGGAATGCGGTTGTCCTGGCAACAACTACTTCAGGTTCTTCCGTATCGGATTGTCCAATGCCATCAATCGTTTTCCCAAACAACGCATTGCATACAATTGTCGGATCAACGAATTGAGCCAACGCATCAATACTCGTTGAACTGTTTCCAATCGCATTAATGATTCGAATATCAGGCGGCATTCGAAATCACCTGCGAAAAACTTCCAGTCCCACGTATCACGGACAATCGTAATGAAGCAAGACTTTCAGCATCAGCGTCGCTTGTACCTTCGGCGGACCCGACCGCAATAATCAGGTCTCTACCAACTGCTTGTGCGTCGGCAATTCCATTAACGATACCAATTCCTTGCGCTTGCGATGCACCGATTGCACTCGCCGTTGCAGATCCAGAAGCGGCACCGACGCCTGGAACAAATGCGCCGCCGACTGCACTTGCCGCACTTGAACCAGCAGCCGCGCCGACACTAATTTTGAGACTGATGCCATCAGCAGTCGCAGTGGATAAACCAGACGAAGATCCGATTGCTTGCGCAGCACTTTTACCAACGGCAGTCGCATCGCCAAGACCGGCTGCGGATCCAATGCCAACAGTCGTTGCTTTGCCAACCGCTGTGACTGTACTTGTACCAGATGCATTTCCAACAGCAGTAACTAGAGCGGAACCGATAGCCGTTGCAGTGCTTGAACCACTTGCTGCACCAAGATTGGCTTCAGCATTTGCACCAAAGACGGACGATGTACCAGCTGCTGAGCCAATTGAACTGGCTGTTGATTTACCAGTCGCGGTGGCCGAACTTGTCCCATCCGCTGCGCCAATACTCTGTGCAGTGGAAGCACCGACCGCCGTAACTGTGGAAGACCCAGAAGCATTTCCAACCGCCGTGACTAATGCAGCACCAACCGCTGTGACTGTGCTTGAACCGCTGGTTGTTCCAACAGGAGCTTGCGGTGTAGATACACCTGATGCATCAGCAACGCCAGCCGCGGAACCAATCGATGACGCCGTAGATTGACCGACAGCCGTTGCGCTCGCACTACCAGCCGCAGAACCTGTTGATGATGCTGTTGATGCACCGACTGCAGTTGCAGTCGCGACACTTGATGCATTTCCAACCGCGGAAACGAAACTCGAACCGACTGCCGTGGCAGTTGAAGAACCAGCTGCATTGCCGGCACCAGCTGCGACAGCAAATGCAATTGCCGCAGCTGTTGCTAATCCGGCAGCAGCACCAGCTCCAATGAATTTCGCGGCACCAACTGCAGCCGCAGCACCAACACCAGCCGCTGCACCATCAGATCGCGCTGTTGATGCACCGACTGCCGTAACGGTTGAAGTACCAGCGGCCGAAGCCGAAGAAGATGCTTGCGATGCACCAACTGCCGTAACAGTCGAAGTACCCGCAGCTGCACCAGCTCCACTAGTAACGCCACCACCAGTTTCGGCAGCATCCGGAGAAAACAAACCACCAGCATTGAGTTCTGTATCGAAAAGTCCGAAAGACGATAACGCCGAATCAAAAATTCCCGGTTTAGCCATTCAGATAATCCGGCCAGACCGCTCTCAATTCCTCTATTGTTTGCGCAGATTCAATTTCAGGGAGATCGGTCACATCGCGCAATCGTTGTTTCTTCGTCGCGATTTCCTGAGTCCGATTATCGCGAGTCGCCGCGCCAGTTCCAGGCAGTTCCATCGCGCGAACCATTTCAATATCCAGCAATGCTAATTTCTCATTACGAACCGCCCGCATTCGCTCACGATGTATTTCACGTGCTTTCGGCATATCGAATTGTAATTTGCGATCTTTATCAACCAGCGCATTTCGATAAATCCGATCTTGTGGTACTTCTCGCCGATCAATCAATCGCCAAGAAACTGGTGCACCTTGAGGGAACATCGATTTATCGATTTCTTTCTGAATATTTTGTTCCGTTGGTGGTTTAGACCACCGTGGCACGCCATTGTCATCATAATCTGTCGTTATGAATGACATGATACCAACACTTCCATCTTTGAAAGTCAGCGCAATAGTTTCAACGTCTGGAGGTCGCGGCATTATTGATCTCCAAGTCCGTTAATATGCCAAGCCGTCGGATCCGTCTGCAAAGCAGTCGTTGCAGTGCCATCCCAACATTCACACAGCACTGTACCAGCAGCTTGACCCGCATTACGAACTGCTGCTTGGCGTAAGTTAGCAACCGTTAGCGATGTCGAAGTTCGTTCGACGTTCACCTGACAAGCCCAGTTTGTTGAGGAAAAGTCCACGTTGATGGTTACGGTCACCTGACCAGTTCCCGTATCGGTTAAGCTCGTGACATTGTAACTACCAAGAATATTTGCGGTGACGCCGCACTTAACCCAAAACTTGCCATGACCAGGATGGAAATGCTGTCGAGCAGGTGTGACGGCATCCGTCGTTGACGTAGCGGATTCCATTTCGGCTTGAGTCGCCGTTTGAATCACGCCAGCCAATGTATCGGATGCTGCACTCGCACCCATCTTCACGCCACCATTAGTATCATAAACGAACCAGACGCCCTGTTCGTTCATGACGAGCACTTCGCCAGCAGCTAGTGTGACGTTGAATAATTCAACGATATTTGTTCCATCGAAGAATTCGATTCGAACCGTATTCGATGACGATGCATGCGAATTACGAATATTGAGACCACGGACATTTCGTGTCGTACCAGTACTTGGCGCCCCTACCAATGTTGTCGTCGTAGCAGTGACAATCAATGTTGGCGTATTCTGACTATCAAATGTACTTGGAGGCGTAAAGTCAGTCCAACTTGCAAGCACGTCGATATCAGCCGTGCCACTTGTTACAGCACGAATGACTGATGCGTTTGTGTCCAGATTCAACATCAGCCAAGCCTCTGAGTTATGGCAAACGGTTGACTAGCAACATATGGAATCGGCGGTCGCCATGCAACTACTCCAATAGAAAACGTTCCGGACGCACCAGTAAACGAAGCAGTCACACTAGCTCCATTACGTCCAGACAGAAGTGCGTATTCAGACCAATCTTGCTGAGTATCGTCTGCACCCTTCGTAGCTGCAGCGCCATCAATATTGCCAACCGCTGTAATTGAATCGGCGCACCACGCCCATACAGCACAATCGTCAGCGTCCAATACAATAGCTCCAGATAATGGCGAACCAGTCGTTGCGACTGTTGAAATTTTCGGACCAAGCACACGTGAAGATTGATCAGTGCCACGAAAGATATCGACCAAAACCACACGAAATGTATTAGTATTGCTCGCAGTGATTGTAATAGTTGTAGAAACTGCACTCTTCGCAAAACAATACCAACTCTGCAAAACATCCAATCCAGCATTGTTTGTAAACAATGGGTTTGCCGTAAACCACGTATTTCCATCTGAATCCGCAATTGAAAGCGTTCCACCAGCATTTGCCAATCCGCCAACAGCAATCAGGTCACCAACCGCAGGTGTGATGCTCGCCGATACTTGTGTTCCAGACGTATTTGCAAAATTCGCAGCTGAAGCAACTGGATGCGTGATCCCCACAACATCATGCCTGCGCCAAAAAATTCACAAATCGGCGAGCTCGGTCAAAGACACGAGTGGCTTCGACAAGCTCGCCGACTGTTGGTAAATCCGCGTGACGTGAACCTTCTTGTTCTAAGACATCCGCGACCATCAAAACTGCAGATGCCAGATCACTCTGGCTCTTTGCTCGCTTCACAGAATTTCGCAGTTGATCTGCTATCTCTGCGGCGGATGTTCGGCGTTCCACTTCATCCCTTCAGCAAGATACTTGTCGATATCTGCGTTGAACTTCGCAATCACTTCTTCGTCCGTCGGATCAGTGCCTGTTTCGGCACGCGAATCTTCGATGATCTGACGGACAATCGGTGCGAAAATCCCGAAGAGCTGAATGATGAGCTGATTCATGCGGCACCTCCTAGAACGATGTTGCGATTTGTCGCGCTGCTGCGATATAAGCAGCTAGTTCCGATTTTCCAGCAGCGTCAAGTCGTTCCTCGATGCGCGCAAGTGCGGTTTCCAATGCCGCTTTCCACCCTTGTGGAGTAGCACGTATCGTGGTCAATGCGATTGTCGATGCATCGACCACGCTACGTGTATTGTTTTCGGAAAGAAGTGGATGGCAGGGTTGCGGATCACAAACCTGCACCTGATTCAGTTGAATCGCCACATGCTGAATGGTTCCGATTGCAACGACGCCTCGGTCAGCTTGGTAGTAGCGAACACCAGTCGGGGATAACGTCGGCGGGTTCTTTCCGCAGGCGGCTGCCACGACCACCAACAGAATCAGAATGCTAAGTCTGCGCGTCATGACGACTCCTTTGAAAGCGGGGACCGGCACTGTGGCCGGTCCTCCGATTACTTGACGGGGACCGTTGCTGCAGCGGGAGCAGCAGTTGCGCTCGGTCCGGGCGGCGGTGCAGCTTTCGGACCTGCCGGTGGCTGATCCGTCTGACCTCCGGGACGATTTTCGTATTCCACTGTCGTGGTGGTCGTTTTGACAACTGATGGTGGCTTCGACGGATAGACGCCGAATCTCTTGCCACCACCGTAGTCCAGTTCGACAGTGCCTTTCACACCGACTGGCAAGATGCCACGCACGCTGTTGTCGCCCCAGCGAGTCGTCTGGACCTGCTGACCACCGATCTTCAGCGTACCACTGGAACCGAGTCCGGGACCGTCGATGGCGAATACGCCACCAGGAATGCCAACGACGTAAATCGGCTGCTTTTCCAATTCCTCAGCAGCGCGACGCTGTTCTTCCTGTTGTGCCTTTTCCTGCTCCGCAGCTTTCTTGTCGGCTGCCTCTTTCGCAGCCTTTTCAGCTTCCGCTTTCTTGTCGGCTGCCTTCTCCGTGTCGCTCATTGATCTTCTCCTTGAAACGACCGCAAGCGGTCATGAGGTGCGGTTCTTCACGTTCGCAATCCGGATGCGTGAGGTGGCAAACCAAATCTGGTTTATCGCTCCAGTTAAGCGCAAACATAACGAACTCGGGATTGCGCACCCAAGGCCATATTTGCGCTTCGCTGTAGAGCGCAGACCCCATCGCGCGGATTACGCGAGCGTTCCGACAACGATTCCGCTGTTTCCGTTGTAGTCCGAACGGACCCGCGGAATCATGATCGCCATCACAAGGTTGTGAATGGTGAATCCGTCGAGTGACGTATACGGAATGACCGTCGGCGGCTGGCCATTGATCACTTCGATGACGTCCGACGTCATCTGAACCAATGCCACGTTGTTCGCCGGCATCATGTCGGTCACGCGAATTCGCAGATTGCGGCCACCGAATACCATTCCCTGCAACCGCGCGAGGATGGAATCGTTGCCGTTCGCCTTGAAGTCGGTGTTCATCGCGTTGCCGACGTTCGTTCCGACATACAGATTGTACGGACCGAACTTCTGATCTCCCTGCAGCTTCGCAGTCATCGCCAGAACTTCCGCCATGACCGTAGTGCCGACCGGCGCGGTGACCCACGCGGCCAAGGTCAGTGACTGAGTGTTGGCGTTCGGTGCGTTGAGCAGTCCGGGTGCCGAATAGCCAGCATCGACCAGCGGCTGTCCGTCCAGCGTCGTCGCGCCGTTGATGGCCGCGTCCTCGATGGCTTCGTTGACCGCACGGGTGCACTGCTTGATCAGGGCGGTGTCGAGCGGCATGCCAACCCGCTGCGACATTTTGAGGGTCCGGATGTCGATTTCGAACTGGTCGGTTGTGAGATAGATCGGCGTGCGGCCGGGCAGCAAGCTGATCATCTTGTTTTCGCCACGAGCCGATGGCGTCATCGTGCGCTGCGCCGCGCCGACCTTGTTGGTCTTGTTCCACTCGAGCTGCGTCACGCTGAGTGGATCGGATAGCGGATAGACCAGCCCTTCAGCGAGCAAGTCCGCGACGAACGTCAGACGCTGCAGCCCGACTTCGACCACGGCTTTGTCGATGGCAATCTGCGCGCGATCCGATAAGGGAGCGAGCGCACGGAAGCCGGACCTCCGCATTGCCGGAACCGACAGTTCACCAGTCTCTTCCAATGCGCGGAGAAATGCACCCGAGAGATTCGCATTCCCCTTTGCGGTTGACCGCATTGTATCGAACATTTCCAAGCCTCCCCAGACGCCGAAGCGTCCAATGCTGAAATTAGAGAGCTTCGACGCGAATCCGGGTCAGCACTGTGACCGTCGGTTTGTTTTCGAGTGCCGAGAAGAGCGCCGTTCCCGACGCCAGAATGCGCAGCGTGCCGTCACCAGCCGATTCGAGACGGTTGCCCGCAACGATGTTCTGACCAGACGCGATCAGCATCCAGGCCGTCGCGCCAGCCTGCAGCGCCGACACTTCGACGAGGTCGTTCGCCGCATAGTCGTCATCGACGCCCTTGTTGACCATCGTGTGATCGGTGGCCACGAGCTTCGGAGTGTTAGCACCAGCCGTCGCATGCTTGCGGAAACGAATCACGCCAGCATTGTTGAAGCGTTCGACGAGATGGCCAGGCCGGATTGTTTCACTCGCAGCGAGGTCATTGATCTGGACGCGCTCCCCGCCCAGAAAAATGGTGTTCGGATCGTAACGCGTGATTGTCATCTGTCAGTCTCCTGTGCTTGAAATGCTGAAACTCAGCGCGTTAGTTCAGCCGAGCCTGCAGCGCCTTGATCCCCTCCGCATACGGATCGGGCGGATCGTAGTTCGGCGTTTCCGCCGCAGCACGCGGCACGCCACGGCCGCTGTAATCGACATCCGCCTCCGGCACGTCGAGCTTGGCCATCTTCGCGAGCTTCTCGAGTTCGTCGATCGGCTTCGCCTTGAGCTCGTCTTCGGTGAAGATGTTGGACGCCGCCGTTTTCAGCTGCGCCACCAGCGCATTCTTGTGCACCGCATCGCGCGTCTTCTGACGCTCGACCAGTGCACGCACCGACGGCGGCGCAGTCTTGAGATATTCGGCCTCCTCGTACTCGGCGATCGTCAGGCCCGCAGCTTTCGCCGCTGCCGCTTTCTGCTCGGTCTTGATGCGCTCCTGTTCGAGCGCCTGGAACTTCGCAGCTGCGGCCTTGATTTCCGCGTTCGGTTCCTCTTCCTTCTTCGTCTTGTCCGCCGCTTCGACTGCCGCCTTGTCCGCGGCTTCCTTCTCAGCAGTCGTCTGCGAATGCGCATGCGCCGCGATGGCAGCATCCGCCGCAGCCTTCTGCTGAACGATTGCATCGGGCTTGACAAATGACAGAACCGACCCACCGCTCAGGGTGACCATCGCATCGAGCCGCTCATCCGGCACCTGCTCCAGCCACTTGGCGTCTTCCTTCGTCAACCCGACCTTCGGGTTTTCCAGGAGACTCTTGATCGTCGCCGCTCGCTCGTCCTTTGTTTTCATCTGCTCCTCCGAGCCGCCTGCAGCGGCTGTAATGGTGGGCTCTTCCGCCACAGGTTCAACCTCGACATACGTTTGTTTGACTTCGACCGGATCGCCATCGAAAACTATCTCACCATCTTCGACGATGTAAGGAACTTTCAAGAGTTGATCATCTTTCCGAATGATGACGTAATCCGGATACACGGCTTGCGCATACGCATATCCAGCTGACGGCATCACTGTAGATTCGGGATTTCCAAACTCACGCTGCACAGCCATGTTCAGGGCTTGAATCTGCTCGTCGAGCGAGCCCGCGAGATCGTGCAGCCAAAATTCTTCGGCGTTCCTCGGTTTGTAATTCCGCCTGTTCGACTTCCGACCCTCTGAACTGCCGAACGCGAAGCCGGCAAGGCCAGCTTCGAATTCCGGAGTCCCTGGATCGAAATTCTGCATATGCTCTTCGAGGAACGATTTCATCGACTGGCCTTCACCACCCCATCGTGCCGCGTCCATAAAGACTGAACGATGTTCAGCCTTCAATTTTGCACGAGCAACCGGACTTCGTTCGTATTTGAGAATCGCTTCTTCATGGGTTGCTGGATCCTTGTATTTCTTTTCCCATGCAGCATAACGATTATCACCCTCGTAATCGATTGCACCTGGCCCTTGAATATCTCCTTGATAACGTGCGTTCATTCGATCATTCGCACGAATATCTGCCTGCATCTGCCGATGCAGTGAATCAGCATCACGATGTTCTTTTGCTGATAATTTACTACCGCTGCTTGCTGATCCACCCTTCTTACCAGGACGACCAGAATGACCGTGAAATCCCGACCCGCGGCCACCGAGAATCTCAAACGGATACTCGATCGTGCCGTCTTCGAGAATTCGGCTCTTCTTTTTGCCGAGTGCAGACGTGCAGATTGCGGCTGCCGATGAGTCGTCGTGACCCTTCGCCTTGACCTTTTCCCAGCAGTCGTGCCACTTCGCGGTGTGATGGCCCTTGCCGACGAGCGTACGAAATTCCGCATCGTCGCCAAGGTCCAATTCCTCGAATGCTTCTGCCGTCACGAGCTGCGCAAAGCGACCTGATCCGCAGCCCATGGCAATGCTGCATGCACCGCGGCCATCCGGCAAGAATGCCAGATGATCGGGCATGATTTCTTCCCATTCCGCTTTGTATGGCTTCCCAAGAAACTCGCCGGACTTGTTCAGGGTTCGCACGAACGCACCGACCGATACTTCAATCGGGTCGCCCTCGCGCAAGCGCTCCACGACATCCGGCCGACCGAGGGCCATCAATCGATCAGGGTCAACGAGCGCTTCCATGCCGAGACGAGTCTGATTAACATGCGGCTTGCGGATCACGCCGAACTGATGTTGCTCCAACACCTCCGGATCATGCGCGGAGATCTGCCGGCCATTCTTGACTGGATGGCCAAGAACGACTGGCTGGCCTTCCCACTTGTCCGGTGCTTTCGCGAGACATGCACTCGGAACGTATTCCGGATTATCGGCGTTCACAGCATGAATCACGCCTTCCATCAAGGCGAGCACTGGTACGACCAAGTGCTCTTTTCCATTGACGGATTCGACGCGAGCCTTGCCAGTCGCGCCAAGAAGGTGAAGACTTCGTGTTTCAGCCATGATCTAGAACCAACCAAGATGGAAACACGTGTTGATGACCACGAGCACGATCAGGAGCACGATCAGAGCGTAGATGACGTTCGCGAATGGTTGAACAGAGGCGAAGAACGGCAGGCTGAGGATCGCACGAACGACGAACAGGACGGCAGCAGCAACAACCAGAGCGAGAATCAGACAGATAACCAGACTGATCATAGACCCTCCTGCGATGTCCCGTTGCCAGCTCGGCGGTTATCCACGTCTGACCGCCCTAGGATAACGGTGTTCTCCCGGACAGGCGGGAAGTTTACGTTTACGCCGAGTAACTGTAAGACCAACCGACGCAACAAGCAAGAAACAGTGATATTCAAGCGTCGAGCCGTCTGTTCTAACGCTCGAGCTTCACTCTCTGACAATCGTACTGATGATAACTCTGTCAATTTCTCCGTTCGACCTTCCAGATCTGTTTTAGAGATTTCCAACATCTAAGCACCTATCGGACGTGATCACCGTCGAAACCCATTTCCGCTCCCCATCACACCCACCCCATTGACCTTCGGGGCATCTATCGCAAGTTGCCCGATTCGATCCCCTTCCGCTTCACTACAGGTACCATTGAACTGCTGCATGGCTGTAAGTTCCAGCGCGACGAAGTCGAAACCCTTCACCATCCCGAATCCACCACCAAAACGTTCTAAACAGTCTTTGAGAGAATCGAGGAATTGTGCATCATTCTGGCTTAGTATTTTCTGATAGAGTAATCCGGTCAGTTTACCAACATTCGGATTCCAGAAATTCGCCACAGTATTTCCCGGCTGTTGAAACGACGGATAACCTTCCTGAAAATGAACGTAGAGTCGTGTCTCAGGGTGTTGATGCACACGCTGAGAAATCGCATTGATCAACTGCTGAACTTGTGTCGGCGAAAGCCACAACGAAAGCTCCCAGCCGATACAGAATATCGGCACGAGACCAACTAAAGCATCCAACACAGATTCAAGTCCAGCTAGGATCGTAGATACATCGGCCCGATCATGATCTTTGGAGCTGAGGAAAACGCATGGATAGAAGCCATCATCAATAAGTTCTTGACAGATGGCCTTGAATTGATCAAGCGAAGTGCCAACACTGCGAGTATCTGGCCACGAGAGAACAACATGCGTGATCTCTTTTTCTTTCCATCCCCGCCGAATCACTGCCCGCCAGTTTTCCGGATAGCGATCATAAAACCACGATAGGATCAAGGAGGTATCCTTCGCGCCGCCAGGAACAGCTGGTGCTCCTGGAACACGCACGCCACACATGTTGCCTTTCCAGAAGCGAGGCGCAGACTGGAATGGCTTGGTGGTATGTAAAGCAATGTATTCAGGCGAAAGACGGATCTGTTCGCGAACCCATTCGAGCGACTTTCCTCCTTCACGAACATGGTGAAACCAGTTTACCCAGCCACCCTCATCTGGTGCGCGATATAACTCTTGCCAATAGATATCGCGAATGCCATTGGTAATGTCGGCATACCACTGAAGATCGTAAATCATGCGTTCCACCTATTTGCTCTTCATGCCGATGTGCTGCTTGAAAAAATCCCTCGCTTTAGGTGGCAAGACCCGACCACCACCTGAAACATAGACGCTGAATGCTTCCGCAAAGCCTTCCACGGCGTTCTTGTCGGAATACTGGCTCACCAGTTTTCCAAACAATGGCGAATACACCTTCTCACGCCATTCTTTACGATCATCTTCAGTCAATCGCTTGAACCACACGTGATGACCGATCTCATGCTTCGCTTGGTCTAGTGGTCCGGAACCAACAACGACTCGACGTTCGCCAGGTTCAACATTATTGCGTTTTTCCCGTTCTGTCGGACCGTAGGCAACCGCGATACGATCCGTATTGGGGTTGTATTCACCAGCAGCGTTCTTCCCACTTTCACTGGAGTATTTCTGGTTATACAAGACCATCCCATAAATCGAGATATCTTGTAATCCACTGAATTGCGACAAGTCGTCTAACAAATTACCAACTTGTTCCGCGAATTCCGCTGGTTCAGTCGCACCTGCTGGAAAATCAATCGCTGTATGCTGTCGCAAGCGCTGAACAGTTCCGGATGTTCCAGTTTGCCCTTCTTTGGTCCACTTGCCAAATTCATCACGCTCTTGTGAAGGATCATAATGAGTAGTTGCTAAGGCTCGTGGAATTTCCAAGACCTCCGTGCACCGACACGATGGATGCAACGGTGGACCAAATCCGATTTCACCACCATACGCACCAGTCAGTGATGCAGATTTTCCATTCAGCACCTGACAGCGTTCACACGCGCCATACGTGGCAAGCCAACGACGCTTCTCTTTCCCAGTCAGTAAGCCTTCGTCGTACGCTTGGCTCCACGCAAGGCGTTGCCCCGCGTTCGCGGCGGACATGATTTCAGTTCGGGCGATCATGTCGGCACGAATTGGATCACCAACCGCATCAAGGATTTTTCCAAAGGCTTTGCCGAGATCGCCACTCTCTAGTGCAGTCGACACCGCCTCGACAATCTGCTTGCGGCTTGTGGCAGACAGACCGTCAGCGAGTTCCAACGCATGTTTTTCGGCCCACTCAACAGCGTCGGGATTAGATATGTCAAATGCAATCTTTGTTAACTTCTTCCGTTTCGCAGCCGCACGGAATTCCTCCGCCATACGCGGTTCAAGCTTGTCGAATGCTGCATCCCCTCCTGCTGCCACGATCGAACGAATCACAGGCGGCGCAACTTTCAAAATCGCCTTCCGAATTGCGGTTGGCGCGCCGTCCATGGCGACAAGTGCAGCACGTTCGGTCCTTGCAGAAAGCAGTGCAGTCTTTTTAGCTGCCTTCCTACCTTGTGCAAAGGCAAACATGATCACTGTTAACATCGCTTTGTAGAATTTATCGGCAGCAACATGGACTTCGGTTTCCGGACTCATTTCCAATGTCTCGAGTTCCTCAATCTCGATATCATCCGGTGACCATACATAGCGGGTGGATGGATTCATGGGATTGTTTCCACCCATAAATCACCACGAGAATCTTTATTCATCACGCGAAAACGCGTGCCTCGATTCAACACGTATTCTTTCTGATATGCATATTGATGAGTAGGTCCCAACACTTCATTTACAGCGACGACTTTCGTCTTAGGACGTGCGCGAATCGTAATGCGTTGAACTGCGTGTCCGCGCGCGGGAAGATCATCCAAACTTAGATCTTCCATGATTTGCTTGAGCGCACCGTAGCTCGCTGAAGTAGAAACAAAGCCATGATCTGTGAAAACATCACCGACTTTCAAATCCAACACGTGATCTGTCACACGATACAGCGTCATTTCCCGAGACAACGGACTCATCAGCGAATCCATGCGTTGAACTCGCTCATCCTTCAGAATTCCTTGGTCGTGAGCACGCAATTTATCATTCGGACCGCCATACATAAACGATCCTTCAGTGACATAACTTGATAGAATCTCAACAGCATCGGCAAGATCAATCTCGCCGACCGCAGAACTACCTGAACCACCAACCTTTCCCGGCCGTCCGGCGTGACCATGAAAGCCGCTGCCAGCCCCGCCAAGGGTCTCCAGTCTATCATCCTCATCGAGATCGTCAACAAACACTATCGCATAAGCAATCTGCTCGTCCGACATTTCCAAAGTCTTCGGACGTTTTGGCATGACTGACTTGCCAGTCGGTGTAACGATATCGATAATCCACTCAGGAGGAATTGTCTCCTCACGATAGAATGCATTGAAAGACGTTTCATCATCCTGCTTAAAACTGCTTACGTGCGCTTTCGGGATAGCCAATTTCACAATGACTGGCTTCCCCCTTGCATCCGCTGCACGAGTCTTAGCATACATCTCCGCTTCTTTTAATGACGTCGTTACCCATACATCGCTCCACGACGTCAAACCAGTCTTCAAGATGCTCGCAACATTCTTCGCGACTGTCCCATGAAACGCAGCGGTAGATCCGCCACGCTTTCCAGGTCTTCCAGCATGGCCGTGATGTCCAGAACCACGACCACCTAGATGCCGCATCCGCTCTTTGAGTGGCCGACCGCCCCATCCGATATCGATCAGGGTATCGTCGGTGGCTCCATTGACTTTGATCTTCTCGTATAAAGCGTGCAGCGAGTCACTCTGTTCAATTGGATCATGTGTCGGCACGAAAGTCACTTTAACTTTCATGCGCTGACTAGTTCCAGGAGTCTGCCCACCAAAATACTCGGATTCTTCACGCTGGATAAATCCGCGCACCTTAAACTGATCAAACTCGCGACCAATTACTCCGAGTTTATCAGCGACATCCGCATGCGTTTCTTCATTCAGTGACGGATTATCAGGACTGACTTCTGAACCAAGCAGAATTCGTTGATCTTTCGGATTAAACAAGAAATGCCGATTGATGATCGATTGGAAATCAAAAAATCCCTTCGGTTCATTTGCCTCTGCTGGCAGCGGATCGAATTTCTGTAATCCAGTCGAGCCAGATGTATCACTCGTGACGCCGATGCGATTTCCTTGGTCGTCCAACCACGGCGTGCCCGGCTTGACTGGACCCTTCACTGAATCGACATAGTCACGAAACAGATCACCGGATGAACCACCGACCTTGCCAGGACGACCTTTGTGACCATGATGACCAGATCCCTTGCCTCCTGCTAAGCGAAGTGCTAACAGATATCGAGCGACTCGCTCAACATCAAATTCCTTCCGACGTTTCCGTTTCCGTCGCATCGGCTGTAGTAACTCAGACCGAAGCGGCAATGGACCCGATGCAGCCCGATAGGTCTTCGCAATTTCGTCCGCGGTTTGCGTGCTTGTGTAGTCTAATTCGGTCACCGCATCGCCTGCGGAATGCGTGCAGTACAATACGGTCACCGAATCGCCAGTCGTTTCTAAATCAGAATGATGATTCGCGGTGTTTTCTGAGGCTTTCAGGCGAGCGATGAAAGCAGCAAGTTCGCGACGATTTCCAAACGTGAAAGTCTTAATCAAGCCTTTCGGTGTGACGACCCAATCAGTCGCTGCTTCTAAACACTTCGCAATCCAGTGTTGACAATCAGGACACGTTTGCGTATCGTGAGCTGGCAGCATCAAAACGAGCCCATCGGCTTATCATGCCCGTAATTTTTCGTCGGCGCTTGATGCGTAATCGGCGACTTTGCTGTCGATGACGGTCCGCCCTTCTGTGCAATACCAAAATCAATGGCCCACTTATTGGCCATATGCAGCACTTCGGTGATCGGCGCGTCGATTTTGATGACATTGATCGGAATATCACCGAGCTTGTTGTCCGCTGCGTCGCGCCCGACGACTGCCGCCCATCGATGATGACCATCCACAACGTAATTGTCGCGCGAAACAAAGATGGGCACCTTCGCAGGATCGTAATTCTTCGCATTCATCATGCCGGCCACTTTCGTGCCGACCATTTCTCGCTGACTAGCTCGCAAGTGTGATGCAAGAACCTGTTCAGGGCTCTCAAGGGTTCCCATCGTCTTGATACCTTGATCCTTCAGGTGCTGCATGAACTCAGCCGCGCCGTTCACTTCTCCGTCCTTGTTCTTCGGAAGTAGATCCGCACGCGAACCGACAGTCGGTTTTCCACTCATCTGCGGCATTGCGATGCGCGAAATGCCTTCCGGGTGCTCCGCTGTGCGCACGGTCTCCGCACAGAACAGGTTGGTGCCTTTCACGGAAACTTTGCACAGATCAAAATCCTTCGCCTTCTCGCCCTTCGCCTTGGCTTGATTCGCGTAGTCGGCCAACTTGTTCACAAGTGTGTGCGCTGCGGCCGCGTCGCCCATTTCGACGACTTTCCCATCCAGCACATGCTGCACCGCTTCGTCCATGGTCGCAGGCTTGATGGGAATTGGACGGCCGTTCTTGTCAAGTGGTTGCTTCCACTCCACTCCGGTCTTTTCCTTCGGTGCTGCTGGAGCCGCCGCGGATGCTGCACCACCAGATGGTGCGCCAGGCACTCCAGCTTTCGGCATCGGAGCAGCACCTTTTGGCGCCGAACCACCGACATGTCCCGGACGGCCACCATGCCCTGAGTGGCCGGATCCGGCACCGCCCAATTGGCGCGCCACCCACATCAGGCATTCCGGACATGTCGATGGGTCGTGTTGGTTGGACATCGCGGCAAGCTGCCGCTTGATCCAATCTTGACAAGTCGGACACGTTTGGACGTCAATCATCGTTGTCTCCGTCGTCCGCATCTTCACCGAGTTCAGGCATCGCACGCCAGTCGACCTCTTCGTCGTACTGCACCGTGTCGAAGAACTCATCCATCAACTCGTCGCGTTCGTCGGTTATTTGATCTGCCATTTGTGGAATACCGCGGGATCAATGTACGATTTCAAGGCTTCCTTCTGAGTGTTGCCAAGCACGAGCGATACCCGATGGCCGACATACTCTGTGCGCTTCTTGTATTCCTTTGGCGTTTTCGGTTTCGGTAGCGTGTTCGCCACGCGAATCGCTTCGGCCGTGCCGACGTAGGTGCGGAAATCTTTCGGCGTGAATTCCTTCGTGATTGATTTCATGTAGGCGCGGACTCCAGCAGCATCCGTATCGAACAGCCGTCCGCCTTTCGCGACTCGCGGTTTCAACATCTTCGCGAGTTCCTTATCCGACACCGTTAATTCGATACGTACACCCTTCTTGCCGATGAAATCGAAATCCACCCGATCGCCGGTGATCTTCACATGCCGTGCTTCGAGATTCGACGCACCATACGCTTTCTTCTCCGCTCGCGTATCGCCCTCGCCGCCGATTCGCATGCCGGTGCGTTCGATCAGGAAGAGAGCCGATGACGGTTCGGTTTCCTTCGGGGTCGTTCCGGCCATATCCTTCGCCATCTCAGCGCGGATACGCGGGAGCTCCTTGCGGAATGCCTTCAGTCGTTCGAACTTTTCCGCTGCGGCCCGTTCGGTATGCTTCGCCGAATAGAGGGATTGACGACGACCCTTGGAATCTAAGCCGGTCGCTTGGAGTGGCGCATTCGGATTGTTGCTGATAAAAACGTTCGTCCACGCTGGCGGTATGCGCATCTTTTCCAATCGCTTCGCATCCCGCTCTGACGGTCGGTGCATCCCGGTCGGAACCATCTTACCCTTCGTCGGCCCTGATCCGCCAACGTGATGGAACCGTCCGGAGTGCCCAAAGTTTCCACTGCCTTTCCCACCAAGCGTCTGCAATTCTGATTCCTGCAGCGACAAATCCAACACTTGCTTTTCGCCGTCGGCTGGGCTGAACAAGACCTGATTGATGACGGCAGTTTTTCCAACAAACTCGGTGTTTCCCGCATAACGCGCACCGAGCCCGGATTTGAGATACGCAATTGTCGCATGCGGATGATATTCCGGATACGTATCGGTGACGGAAAGTCCCTCGGAGATCAACGCGTTGAGTTCAACGAGCTCCGGGCTGTCGACTTCGACAAACAACACATCGTATTCGTCGCCCGCAAAGTAGCCCGTCTCACCAAACGTCAACGAGATCGGACCATATCCATCGGTAAATTCTTCCACGTCCGATACGTCGTCGGTATGAAGCCCGTATTTCACCGTCACATGCGCATCAGTCTCGCGGCCTTCCTCCGCCAGTTCGGAATCAGGAATCCGGTCGCCTGCCGCGAACAATTGTTCCGCAATTTCCAACGGCAACGGTGCCTGCACTGATGAAAACTCGTGCGGTCCGGCCATCGCACTCCGCGGTTCGTAATCCGGCGTCTCAAAATCCGGATCTGTATGAATGACCCGGATCCCATCCTCCCCCGGATAGTACAGGTAAATGTTACCGTCGGTATCCGGCGTCAATTTCGAGAGGTGCTCGCCTGACACGTCGACGGCTTTCCCTGTGGACGGATAAAACTGGAACTCGAAATCGTCGACGTAGGGATTGAGCGCCGGATTGTCGGGATCACCCTCCTCGCCCGCCAGTTCCGGGTCGTCGGCTGCCACGTCTTTCAAATTGCTATGAATCACCTGTTGGAAAATGCTACGATCGAAGATCACGCCGCGTCCTTCGGCCGTCGGAGCACCAAACAACGCCGTGCCGCTCTGCTCCGCTGCATCCAGCAATTGCTGCGTCGTATAACCAACCCCGGTCTCCGGGTCGATGGCGCCACTGCCGCCAGATCCGCCAATCTGACCAGGACGACCTGCGTGACCATGATCACCAGATCCCTTGCCACCCATTCCTTTGAATTGCGGAAGTTTAATGTTGGTTTTCGAAACGTGCGAAGAAGGAATCGCAGCTTTCGTGTAGACAACGAGTGCTTTGTCTCCCTTGTTCACATCGCGAACATATTCTTTCGCACCAGCCAACGACATTTCATAACCAGGATTGTACTCATCTTTTATGTCAAAAAATTCCGGATCCAATCGAAATTTCAATCCTTTGGTTTTCACCGCGACAACAGCATTTCCTGGCAAGGCAATATCTGACGAATAAATTTCGTCAGGATCATTCGACAAATGGATCCCACGTGTTTGCCCTTCGAGATTTGAACGATCTTGACGCAACTTCAATCCGTGTTTCAAAATTGATGGTACATTGCGCTTAATCGTGATGTGATACAACGTATCCGGAATCTTCAGTTCTTTCAGAACATCCGGATGATTCAACAATCGATCCGCTTGCGTATGATAACCAATTGTTGAACCACCAACTTTCCCCGGACGACCACCGTGCCCGTAATTGCCAGACCCTTTGCCACCGAGCGTCAGGATCTCATCGATTCGCGCCGAGTCACCGGCTTCGACCGCCTCTTCCAACGCACGAAGTGTTGATTGCAACTTGAGCGGATCGGAAACACCGCTGATGTTTTCCAAAATCCGGTCAATCATCTGCACGTCGCCGTCACTGAGCGACTTCTCCAACGACTTGATGACCGCCTCGAGATCGTCGGTCGGTAACGTGCCTGGCTCCACACCGCTTACCACTGCCGCGATATCGTCGGTCGGCGGAGGTAATGCACGAGGCGGCACTTCCGAGACCGTTGGTAAGGCACCAGGAGCTCCTTCCGTGCCCGGCGCACCCGGCTTCGCTGGATCGGTGACTGGCGTACGTTCCTCGGGTGGTAGCGGCTTGAACCCATACCAAACCCTGCGGATCTCATCGTCGGTAAAGATCGTCCGGCCCATGATCTTGTTGACCATGGCCCATTTCTGTGCACCATCCGCCTTGAAAGATTCGGTATCCAACTCGCTGCCCGGCTTCAAACCAAACCATTTCTGTCGAATCTCGTCGCGGCTGAAGATCGTTTGCTTCGCCGTCGCATTGACACTCGCCCACTGCGATGCACCCGCCGATTTCTCCGTCTCGGTGAGGTTCTGGATGACCGGCCACGCGACATCGTATTTCGTCGGCTTCGGCAAGTAACCGTATCGGATGAGTCGATCAACCAATGGCCGAATGATGAACGGCATCGCATAGCTGGTTCGCCGATCATTCACCTGCGTGTTCCAATTGTCGGCGTCCTGTCCGGATGCGAGCTGCCCCATTTCCGACCCAATCAGGATCCGTTTCGGAATGCCTTTCGAACCTGCGATTTGCGTCAGGATAGCATCGGCCGGCGGACCGAAATTTGCCGTATCGCTCCCCAGAGGCGTGACAGTGACTCCGCGCGTGCGTAACCACCGCGTGATACCGTTGGCATATTCCTCCGACTGCGTGCGCAAATTCTCGATCGCCGCCTTGGCATCTGGCAACGCCATATCCTTCGCGATATCCAGGTGCATACCCTGATTCGCGCGCAGGAAAAAGGCCTCGGCTCCGCCACCAGTCACCTTGTCGAGGTCATCCAGCAGATTCCAGACCGACTCCAACGTCGGCGTGCCGTAGACGTCATCGTTCAAACAGCCTTCGGCTACATGAATGATTCGAGACCAATGAATTTTCTTCTGCAAATCTGGAGAAGACAGTTCCGTCCGTTTGAGCTGATACCACAGTGGCAATCCAAATCGCGCACTGCGGATATTGGTCTCAAATTCGAGAATCGAACAGTCGGCGTCCCACATCGGACCACGCAGCCGCGTGTTCGCACCGCCCGGTCCGCCACCACCGCTGAACGGACTCAGGTACAACAACGATTTTGCCGTCTCGTCGCCACGTGGTAATTCGGTATCCAGTGCGCCAGGCGCACCAATCAGCAACACCGCATACGTGCTGAGCCCCGCGAGGATATCCACTCGTTGCAGCGTCGCCCAGATCTTCAGTCTGAGTTCGAGATCCAACCACGCCTGCTCGAATTCGGTGATGTTCGTCGGATCTTCGTCCTCGTACAGCTTGATCCCGCCCCGCCAAGTGGCTTTCGGGTAGGCTTCGACGATGCGCTTGGCCAACCCACCACGACGGTAGCGTTCCTCATAGTCCGAATATCCAAGTACGCGATCATAGCCGAAGATCTCGTAGAGGTCCCTCGCCCCTCTAAACGAGATCCCGGCCTGCCGCATGAACTGGAGCCGATCAAGCAAGACGCTGGCAGCAGCCCGAATTTCCATGACCTCCGTCACGCCATCCATCGGCGGAATATCGTGGAGTTCATGGCCGTTCCCAGTTTCTGGCATCATCGTCAGACTCTTTCTATGTCGCTTGTTTCACTGGCCACGACCAATTGCGCATGCCGTCGCCCTCGCCGACCGACGTCACCCACAACGAATCGTTGCCATCCAGGAAGACTTGCCCGTTGACCGAGCCGCCTCCCCAGACGCGGACCACGAGCATCGGCAGCACATCGCCGGCCTGCGCGATGTTGCCCATGTGTGCGTCTTTCAGAGTCAGCTGTGTCGTAGACCGCCATCGATTGATGTTCTCAGCATCCTCCGACGACAGCCTGTAGTGTACGATCCGTCCAATCGTGATCTGCATGCTTCCTCAGTGCGACGGCGGCGGACTTGGCGGCGACGACGGCACACTCGGCGCTGGAGATGGCGGCGCGCTCGGAGCACTCGGAGCCGGACTCGGTGTCGGGGACGGTGGAGAAGTCGGTGCGGGATTCGGGGACTGAGCCATTACGGTTTCTCCTTCTTCTTGTCGGGTTTGGGTCGTCGATCGCTTTCCTTCGGCGGTTCGAAACTGCGCGCTTGCGGAATAGTCAGCAGCGTCTCCACCGCCTGGTGAATATCTTCCTCACGCACCGCGGGCATCGGTGATTCCGCAGGTGGCGGCGCGATGTTGGCATCTTCGGGCCGGACTGCCGGAGCCACGGTCGTCTTCCCATCGGTCACGGCCTCGGCCGTGCGGATCGCGGTGATCACATTCGTGAGAGTCACGACTGTTTTCTGCAACGATTCAATTTGCAGTAACGCCCGCTGCAAATCCTCGGTCAACCGAGTCAGGTGACCATTCGTCTGTATCGCAATCTTGTTGGTGGTATCCCGCAATTCGTCGGCGCGACCCGCCGCGGTTTCGGCCTTCGTCGCCGCATCTTTCGCATGATCCGCCACCTCATTCAAGTCCTTCGAATTCCGTCGACTCTGTATTAAGGATGCCAACGCCACAATAGTCGGTGGAGTCGCCGTGCAAATCGCAGTCACCACAATCGCTGTAGTCGTCATCGGTTCAGGCATCGCGTCCGCCTATTCGCATCATCTGGCAATACGCCTCATACGCCTTCGGGGACAAGTCACGCAACTCATCCTCCAACTTTCGGACCACCGATTGAAGTCGTTCCACCTCCAATTGTAACTGCTGCACTTTCTCATCCACCTGCCGCAGACTTGTCACCACCAGCATGTTGTCTTGCTCCACTAGACCGTCTGCACCACACCATTCACCACGAACCCATGCCACCCGCACCCACCACGATCAGGGTTGCGGAGGATACTCGGCGTCAACGACAGCGTGTCGAAAGTCTCGCCGGTGCGTTGCCACTCGGCGTGCTGCGGATCGAGCGAGGGACCACCATCGAGTGGATTGGAGAACGCGACGAAAATACGCAAGGAGAAGTCCAGATCCGGGTTGCCAGATCGTTTCGGCGTGCAGACCGCACACGGACAGAGGAACGAGATACCGATCCCATGCCGCGCCGGTGCCGGCACCAAGAGATACCCGCGCCCTTCGCACTCTGAGCACTGCAGACTCGGTGCCTTCGGGTCGCATTTAGAGCAATCCGCCCCGCGATTGAAGATGCCTGGCCCACCGGCACCCACCCAGCGCGGATCCAACGACGTGAGCGGCACATCAGCCATTTATTGATCGAAGCACCGGCTCCGCTCCTCGTCGCTCTTCATGATCGATGAACACATCCGTTGCAGCATGCGATGATTGGATTCCGTCAATTCCCTGTTGCTTTCGGCCACCGACGATAACCTCTCAATTGCCAGACGAAGATCACGCACCTCTTGCTGCAGCGCAGGCATACTCTGTGCGCCCACGTATACCAGAAAGAAGGCAATAGTCCCCGGAATCCCCACCATGGCCATCATGCGTGCCCACAGCGGCAGATTGCGATCCTGCACATCCCGTCGATCAGTGACCGCACGCGACCGTCGCTCGGGTCCCCGATATCGAGCAGTTGATACCATGCCGGAATCCAATCCACTCACTTCGCCTTCTTGACCGTAATACTCGCGGAGTCTCGAATTGAACGATAGAATTCGCGCCACAGACGATTTGAGGTAGTCCGATTATAGTTCGCGCCGTCGAGGAATGCCAGGAACGCTCGCCGGAGATCGTTGACGGGGAGACGAATGAACCGAATCGAGCGTGCCTGGCCCATCGCCTAGAAATGTCCCTTTGTCCGCACTCCGCCTCCCGATCGATTCATGTCGTCGACCACTTCATGCGGCGAGCCCGGCCAGTGTGTGAAAATCGCTGATTCGACATTCATGCCCTTGAGCTTGAGCTCCTGCACGAAATCGTAGGCTAGGCAATCAGGGCAATCCAGTCGTTTGCACCGACCGTAGAGTTCCCCACCTTCTTTGGCCTTGCGCTCACATCCATGCCCGCCTTGCGCCGTGATTGAGATATTGAACTGACCCATCTGACACCTCCGAGATTCTGACATTTCCGACTTGACGTGCGTTCTTCGAAGAGCGGCTCATGATTTCTGCAAGGTGCGAAGCCCGTCCCGGATTTCTGCGTGAATGTGATCACTCAGTTGCTGAACATCGTTCTCAGTGATATGTTCGAGCAGCGCGTCCCTGGCGGCACGGAGACCGTGCACGATTGCCGGATTGCACGCGGCGGTCAGGGCATCGTCCCAGACACACGCTGGGAGAGCACCGAGCTCACATGCCAGACTTTCGAGAATGAAGCGTGCGGCTTCTGAGTCAAGCATGGCGGGTCTCGATGATCTCCGGTGCGCGATCCGCACCGCGCGAGGTGAGGCCCAGGACGAGCGGGTCATGACCCGATGTACGCGTGAACGGGGAGAGCACCCACGGATTCCGCGTCCCGTCTCCCTCTCCCCGACGAGCGATGTACGAATTCACCATGATACGAACGCATCCTCCTGCTCAGGAGGCAGTGGTGCATACGCAATGAGCAGGGAATCCGCACGATTGGGCGAAGGCCCATCGCCATACTTCACAACAGTCTGTCCTTTGCTGTTAGGCTCCCACCTGATAGTGAGCAGCTGCTCTGCCAGCTCAGGGTCCTCATGCTCTGGTGCTATGTCGATAGCACCCTCTTCGAAGATAGTGCGTATGGACCACCATATCTGACTAAGCATATTCGCAAACACTTCCCTCAGTGCTCGACTCCCGCACTTAGGGCAGTACTTGTCGAATGTGACGATGGTCTTGTCCCACTCGTGGTGACATGCAAGGCAGCCAAGAACAGTGCTCTTCTGATTCACCTGTATGGGGTGTATGGGCAGCTCGAGTTCCTTGCCTCTATCGACCACTCCACGCCCCACCCCAATGTAGTCCACCTTGGCCAGCGTAGCACCATATCGGGAGTCCTGCAATGTTTGTATCAGCTTGCCCGTAGTCTTCATGGTGTCGGGCTGGCGCTCTTCGTACAGAATGCGAAAGACTCGCCCTCTACGCCACCCGCAGCATGAGGGGTCTCCTCCCTCAGAGGCACCTACGTCAAGACTTAATTCAATCGGCTCTCCTGCAGGTAGGCGGCGCTCCTGTGCTGCCCGGATCCACGTCAGCGGAATGAGCGAACCAGTGGAGTTCTGTACAGGGAATTGACCGAGAATCTTGGATTGCCAGAATGGATGAGTGTCCTCCAGCTTTCCGTCTGGAGGAGGGAAGCATCTGTTCAGCGCAATGCGTCCCTGGCCAAGACACATTTCGCAGATCGCTGAATTCTCGCCTCCGCAGCTGGGGCACTCCTGTCCCCATGACCACGTCGGTGCCCATTTCTTTCGCTTTTCTTCGACGTAGGTTTTGCCGATGAGCTGATCGAGAACTCGCTTCGGCATTTCTTCGCCGGTGAAATTCGGCGAATCAAAAGCACTGATGCTGATGCTGTGCCAACTGGAATTCGGCTTGCAATTTTCGAAGAACTCGCCACTCGGATCGTCCGGGTTGCCGATTGCAAGCATCTTCGAATTGTCGTTCGCGATCAGCGAGTCGGCTGCTTCCCACAGATTTCCGCGGATACCGTTGGCCTCATCAAAAATCACGAGGACGTATGGCGCATGAATTCCCTGAAATGCGGCAGGATCATACTCGTCTGGCTTTCGTCCAAATCCGACGAGCTCATCTCGAGTCCCGACTCGCATCAACCACTCAGTCTGATTGACACGTCCCGGCAATCCTCCTCGCGCATGGACTCGTCCAATTTCACGCCAAAGAATTGCCCGGACCTGTGAACCAGTGGGTGCTGACGTCACGACGAAGGCGTCGCCCGGAGTGTGGGAGTCAAGCCACCACCCAACGAGCAACGCCGCGTCGTAAGACTTCCCGATTTCGTGACAGGACATGACGTTGACGCGCCGATGCGTCGCCAACGCTGCGTTGATCTTCTGTTGACCAGTCCAGAGGGTATCGCCGAGTCGCGCCTTCGCCCACGCGTTCGGATCCACACGGAACCGACGCTTGGTGAATTCAGCTTCGATAGCTGCTAATTCGGCGACGAGGTCCATCGGACCTAGCGACGATTGTCTCGCTCGCCGTGGCTCGCTCCGGCATCCGGAGCTTTCGCTGGATCATCCTTCGTCCCGGTGCCCGCTCCGCCCGGTGCGGGATGCGTGCGGCTATCGCCGGGATCTTTCGGTGGGCTCGGGTCGCCGGGTCTCGAGGATTTGTCAGTGCGGGGATCGTCGCCAGTGCTGCCCATTGGTTCCTCCTGTTATGCTGTCTTCTTCACGAGTCGCGGTGGCGTCAGTTCTTCCGCGCGAGTCAACGCATCTTTCTGCGGAGTCACGTCGATAGTGTTCGCCGATCGCTGCTCTTCAATCGCAGCAGCCAGGATTCGCGCACGATGTGCGAGTTCTTCGTCAGACAAATTGCCAAGATCGGGTGGACCCTCGCTGATCTGGATGCGCTCAGTGGGTTTGCCGAGCCACCAGTGCATGATCGTGACGGCGATGGCGGGTGGGCATTCACCAGCAATGAATTGCCGTCTGATAGCTGCAGCGAATTCTCGCATCTCCGGTGAACCAGGCTCACCAACCACCATCTCGACGAATTCTCTGCGCTGATATGTAAGGTTGTTCTTGCGACCCGGAGTCCGACCTATCTTCCACGACTCGCCAAGATTTGGACGACGAGGATCGATTTCTACATCCCGAGTCTCGATTGACTCAGCTGTATTTTCTGCATCCATACAACAGACCAAGATTCATGATAGGAAAAATCTCGCCCAACGCGCCGAGGATAGCTTGCTCGTGGTCGGCCTGTAAAGGTCGTTTCTATCGGTTGGGTTTAAGAGAACTTCTGGAGGGTTAAGAATTCTATTCTTGCGAGTCTATCGGAACCTCTACAATTGATCGTTCGAGTCCACCTGCCCTCTTTCGTTCCTCACGTCGGAAGAGCTCTTCGACCACCTCAACAATTTCACGCTCGGTGTACCCTTCCCCGCGTAATTTCTTCAAGTCTTCCGGATGAATCAACACTATCGGTTTTCCATCGCTGTACTCCGTGGCTGCCAGACGGTATGCTACACCTCGATTCACGTATTCAGATTCCTTCAAGACAGGCACCACCGGAAGCGGCGGAAAGAGTTCCATCAATCGCCGAAGGTCTGCCAGAATATCTTCACTCTTCATGGCTATTCCCCAACAAATGCCGCACACTCAAAATCACACCATCGTACGAATCACAGCACATCTTCATGCGAACCAGCGCAGTCTGATGATCGAGAAACTGTTTCTTGTTCAGCAGCTGAAACGGCAGGTGCTGCATGCGTTGATAGATTTCCCGGAGCGATGCTTGCAACTCCAACAGATCATCCAGAAATTTCTTTTGCTTTTCTTTCATTTCCATCGGTCTCCTCCTGATCATGGCCACCGAAGTGACCGAGGGGTTTCTGTGGTTTTGCCCGCGTCCCGCGGCTCGCGTTTCGAGATTCGTGATGCGTCAGCTCGCACTCCGGTTTTCCCTGGGAAGGTATAACGCTGTTTGTTAGTACCCTAAACGTTTTACAATATTTTTCTTAGGCGCATAGGTTAATAGAAACAATAAAAACCCCCGAGTGAAACTCATCCCCTTCATTCTAAAGGGTTTACAGAAATTGTTTCTTCTAGCTCCTCCAAATAACCAGGGAGAACCGGAGCTATTTCCTAAAGATTGCCTATAGATTTTGGAACATGCGCATTCCGAGCGCGCCATCGGCGACATCCGTCACCGTCTTGTGCTTCGAAAAACTTAGGAAATCTTTTTAAAAACCACCCGACTTTCCGTGCATTCCACGAACGGATCTCGGCAACAAACAATTCACGAAGATCCGGCGCGTACAAATCGATGTCACGCACTCGAATATATTGGTCGCCGAAATGACGAATCCAGACTTCAACGATGTGACGATAGCGTTCATAGCGTTGCCGTTCATGCTCGGCTTCCTCACGAAGCATCGTCACAGCCAAGATAGTATCACGAGAAATCGCGAGGTTGCCTTTCAACATGAGTCGCAAATCTTCTTCAGACAGCCACAATGTTCGTGCTGCATCCTTGAATCTCTTGAACTGGTAGACAAAATCGCTTAAGATTTCAAGATCTGTCATGGTAACCTCCCCACGCATCAGCATCCCATCCACGCCGATATCACATACCAGTAGATTGCGCCATAAATCATCGCGATCAGCGCGAGCGCACGTTTATCCGAGATCTTGCGGATCACCACAAATGCACCGATTCACCGGAAATGTGGACGGTTTTGGTGGTTCTTCAGGAACAGTACTGACCGGGCGATAGCGGCACTGCGGACAGAGGGCAAAGACTGGGCAGTCTTGGGTCGTGGCTAACTGGAAGCGTCCATGAACGGGGCAGTCGAACAGGTGGACGCGAGCCATTACGTCCGCCGCAACCAGCCAAAGAACAATTGACGACGAGTCAGTGGCTGTTTCGACTTGTCGACCATGAGTGCGGCGGCGACGAGTGCGCTGGCCGTGCCGACTTCGGCAGGTTCGACGGCATCTGCGACCTCATTGACCGTCTGGATGAGCTCGTTCCAACGGGATGCCGTGATTAGGTCACCACTACAGGCGATCTTCAGTCGTAGCTTTGGCTTTTCCATCGGGCCTCCGGTTCAATGCGCCGACGTGCGGCTCATTCGGCGCGTGAATATCGCGACAGACTGGGCACCAGCGCGGCACACCTGCGTGGCGCCAGCCCCAAATCTTTTCACCACAGTCGCAGCGTACGTTCTGGTCTGGAGTCCAATCGTCGCCGAACTGATTTGTCCACTGGTGAATGCCGTTGGGACATTTAGTCGTCGGCGCCATCGCTGTCCTCCTCATCTGGACCGTCCTGATCCTCGCTATCCCGAGCGTCATCGATGTCCTGCTTCACATCGTCGGGCAATACGTCTTCGATCGTGCGTGAGTCCCGATCCGGATTGTCCATGACTCACTCCAGGATGTGGATCAATTTCCATGCGGCGCATTTACGACAGACTTTGAACGCGATCACGAATTCGACACGTTGATCCCAATGTTCCGCGGCGCGGACTGAGTGCTGGTAATTGTGCCAGTTATGCCGGCAGAGCACCCGGCGCAACCAGCTAGGCATCCTGATCATCACTTGGCTCCAACCGTGATGCTGTAATGGTACACCTTGTCATTGATTTTGACGGTCACGCCTCTGCTGCTGAACAAGGCAACGAGCAGGATGATGGTCAGGATACCAAGCAAGATTTTGATGAACTCAAACATCTTTACGATCCAGCACCTGGCGTGCGCGACGAATATGGCCGAAGGTCAACTGGTCATCCTGATCCTCAGTGTAGGCGACCGTTGAATCATCGGCGCACTGCCGTTCCGTGTTTTCGTTGCAGAAGTCATGCTCGCAGGCTTCGGTCAAGGCGCGGAGCGCGGCTTCCAACAGTTCGATGCGGAGTTGCCGCAAGCCGAATTGATCACGGAGCTCGTCCAGAGCGACAGCGGCTTCATTCATCAAGGCATCAGTGGCTGGGCCTTCCCACGATGCGCCAGTTAACATCGCGGCGTGAACACGGATTGCTTTTGCAAGTTCTTCAGCTGAACGAGTCATGTCATTCCTCACGCAGCTTGTTCACAAGTGCTTTGATATGGTCACCACGCAGTTTGGAGCCATCCGGCCATACGCCGCAGATCTGTTCGTCGGGAAGATGCAGCAACGTACGGTCTAGATTCTGCCAGGCTTCTTTCTGTCGCTCCCGGATATAGGCTTCAAGCAATTGGCCACAAGTGACTACCGTGCCATGGGCATCTACACCACACATGCACATGCCGTTCGGACCAGTGATGGCGTGGAAGTTCATCATTTCCTGATCCTCACCGTTTCTGCGCGACCATCCGGCAGCACGCGTTGATAGACACGCAGCAGATCCGGTGTTTCCAATTCAGTGGCGTGCCGATAGTGGCCAGGTTGGAAGTCCAGGTTGACGGATTTGGCGCCGCGCACATGAGCCTCGGCGAATTCCCGATCGCGGGCATCGAAGTTCACGGATTGCTTGCCTGACTGCGAGTGGAAGCAGCTGCCGGCAATCAGCAGCGCGCAGGCTGCAGCGGCATCTTCGTGATGGTTCACGTTTCCATCGTGATCGGGACGTGTGTTTTCGTTGGCGATGATCGGCACATGGGACGGTGTGATATGGCCCTCGGCGTCCCCACTCGACAGTTCCATGCCGTTGTGTCCGCCCTTACGCCACCATTCGTACGCATCATTGGTGTGGAAGGTTTCATAGTTCCACCACGGACGCACCGGAATTGACTCTGATCCGTTGGAGCCATGGGAACAAATGATCCCGGGAAACGGATGGTAGTGGTTCGGGTCGATGTTATCGTTGGGATGCGCGTTGTTTTCGTTGCACAACTCCAGAATTGCCGTATCGACATTGGCGAGGCCAGCCTGGATTTTCTCCCAATGCCCATCGATCGGGCCACCAGTGAACGCTGTGAACTCCACGTACATGCCATAGCGTGCCGCGAGCTCGCAGAATGGCGCGAGTTGATCATACATGCCAGGGAAATCCGCGGGATTGAGCTTGCCGATGCCTGGGATACCCTGACCAGTGTTCCGATCCCAATACGCGAGCCAGACGCGGAGCATGTTGAATCCGATTTCCGCACGTTCGTTGATGATCTCCTCGGTGCGAGCCGGGCCGAGCATCAAGTAGGTGGTGAAGAGGTTAAAATCGGAGCACTCGATGGCTGTGAAGCGTGCGCCGTCGTTGGTGCGAAAGAATGCGCCATCTACGGTCAGCCGTTGGAGTTGACTTGGCGGTGGAGTGGGTGCGTGGAGCGCTTTCCATTCGTCGCTTTCCCGAACAGCGGCGCGCACCTGTTCGGAGGTCCATTTCTCTTCACGCAGCCAATAGAGCCAGTTACAGGCACCGAGCCAGTCCGGCAAACGATGCAGTTCTTGGATGTAGATATCCTGAACCGTGCGGCCAGCGACATCTGTGTACCAGTCTAGGGAAGCAAATTCAGTCATGAGGTTCCTTTCAAAGCCGCGAGCCAATAGAACAACATCACGATGCCGACGAATAGCAGCAGGTAGCCGGCATAGATCCAGATCTTGGGAGGTTCTTCGTTTTCCATTAGCGACAGGTGATTGGTTGCACGAACATGGACACCGAACCGGGAATATTGTAACGCTCCCGCTTCGAGCTCTCGAACCACAGATAGCACTCCTGATCCACCCTGATCTTCCAGACGGTGCGCACTTCGTGCGCGTTGGTCAATTCATCGCCCCACAGGAATTGTGCGTGATCTTCGGCTTCCGCCTTGGGCTGAGCATGCACCGGCGCAATCGAGTGTCGAAGATCGAAGATAGACGCCCAGACTAGCACCACGATAACAGTCCACGTGATACTCCACGCTACGACGTGAGCTCCATGAGTTTGTTCAGTCGCCATGTTTGCGCTCCGTGCCCTTGTTCACATTTGAAACAGTAGCTTCCGACGACACGATCCTTGTTCTTACGCAACCACCAGCCAACGGATTTCGCGCTCCACTTGCCGCGACAACAGGTGTCAATCAACCGATTACGCAGCAAGATGACGGCTTCTCGTCGCGCAATAGCATCCGGACCGCCCTCCTCATAGGTTTCCGCACGTTTGTCGATTTCAGCTACTTCCAGGAAATCGACGGTGCCGAGTGCCGCGGCCCAGAGCTCCATGATTTCGAGCAGATCATTCTTCTTCGGGTCGTTCTCGAGGATATCCATCCGTGTGTCGGCAGGATCAGCACGACCCAGCCATACGAGTGCGCCGCGGATCCACTCCCAGTCCGTGAACGACCCCATGGGTTGGAGAACAATAGGACGTCCGGCGTTGTTATAGGCACGAAGAATAGTCAGGCCGGCCACCACGAGCTCAGGTCTGGAATCGGTGATAGCTTGATGGAAGTCGAAGTCGAAAATGCGTGTGTCGGGACGTTCCACTTGTGCATCCAGCCGACAGACTACCGAGCGACGAGTGGTGTCCCCAGCAAAAGTGAGATTATTGCCGCTAGCCAAGACGAGCGACGTGCTCGGCAACTTGCGCATTTCACTGAGTCCAAGCACCCGCGCTTGCAAAACTTCCTGAGTCAACATCGTACAGAGAAAATCCCCACTGATGGCACGTTCACAGTTATCGATATGAATGACGGGATCCCCGGCAAACAGCACCGCCGAGAGTCGTTTTTCATCCTCTTCATCCGATTTACCCTGACTCAGTGCCGGCGGACGGAAACCCGTCGCCAAGAGGCCCGCACCCTCTGCAAGGAGGCTCTTCCCGGTCCCGGCAGTCGGGGCATCGAACCCATGGAGCGGGGATGTTCGCAGCGATGGGCGAACGAGGGCGGTCAACATAGCCGATAGAGCGACTGACTTGGCTGCGTCGGTAACGAAGGGGAATTGACGTAGGGGATACATGAGCCGTTGAAGCGCCGTGTGAGCCTCGTCTTGGGAGGGTGATTCGGGGATGGAGGGAAACACGCCAGGCGGGAAGTCCAGTAGGAGTCCACTTTGCGGGTCAAAGCCAGGACGTTGAATGATGCGCCCATCCCGGTCTAAGGTTGGACCCGTGAGGACGCCACGCAAAATCGGGAATCGCCATTCGCCGCGATTCAGGAGGGTACGCGCATAGGTCGCGGGAGGATCGACGTGCTTCGGTCCCTTTTGAGTCTTCTGAATCCAGCGCGCGACTTTTCCCATTGACTCAAGCAGCCACGGTTCTTTGACGCCAATGAGCATAACCGTCCCGGCTTCACGACGGATTGAGTCATCGATTTGCTTGTCGAGTGTGATAGGACGGGTGAGCATCCCGCCACGATTGTAGATTGGGATGTTCGAGTTGAGCAGGGATGTTTCCGCTTGATTGACGATAGAGGTGAGGAAGCCACCTTTGACGATAATGCGCTCGCGTTCCGGTTCGAGCAGGGAACCACGAGTGCCTTTGCTGTAGCGGTCCGCGTTGCGGATTTTCTCACGGAGTTCTTTCTCAGACCATGGAGGCTCGCAGAGCGTATTCCATTTGGACAGTGCGATGTACGCATCGTTTTCGTTGAGGTCAAAGCCGTTGACCATGAAGCAACAGATGTTGAACGTGTGCGCATCGCCGCCTTGACCTTGAATCGCAGGTTTCTGGCGAATCAGGAATTCTCGCGCTTGACGGATCTTCTCTTTTGGACTAACATCCGGTTTGGCGCGTGGCGCATCATCCTCCCGGATTTCGTCGCCAGCATCCTCATCACCAAGGTCAATCCACCTAAGAATATCATCGATACTGTAGACAAGGCTGCGATCTAGTGTTTCGAGAATGACTGGACGTGGTGGCGAGTATTTATGATTGAGCGTGCCGGGAACTCGGAGGATGTGTGCCGCATCCACCGATTTGAAATCAGCGCCAAGAGATTTGGCTAATGCCCTAAGAAGTCGCTTGACTTCATTTCCACTCTGCAGCCGGAGGTCTAAGGGCGGATTGATGAACCAATAACAGTGCAGACCGCCGCCCGAGGCGACGACGGCGCTGGGTTTCAATTGGAACTCAGCGAGTCGTGCACGTGCTTCCTGCTCAGGTGTTTCTTTGAAATCAAGGTCTGCGAAGAGGGTGTGGAGTGCTAAGCAATCTTGGAGCTTGTGTCCGCTGGCGTTGCGGGTGGCGATCCCGGTGTAGATATCCCAGTGCTTGGCGTAGGTGTTGACAAACTTGTTGATGCCGTTCAAATCGTCGGCAGCATAGTTTGCAACGGTCTTTACCGTCTTGGTTGCATTGTCTAATGCGCGGAGGTCGTGATATCCAGTTGGATGGAGGGCTTTGAAGAAATCATCACGATTCATGGGCTACCGAATCGTTTCGTTGGTGGGTTGTTCGGTGCTTGCGTAAGATCTGAGCACGGTCTAGCCTCCGTGTCAAGAATGATGGGCGAGGTTCCTTCAAGTTCCGGGGCTAGCCGACTTGAAGAAATCTTGAACGAAGTCAAGGTGGTGGCCAACCACGACCTCGCCCAGCCCGAGGGGTCGCCCAAGGCCCAGTCAGCTTACCCGATTTCCATCGATTACGAAAGGCCATATCTTAGGGTTGCCGACCGATTTCTTATCATGTTGCGCCCGTTTCTTAAAGACATCGTCGGTGGGTGTTCTGGGAGTTCTTAAACCGAAAATATTTTTGAGAAAAATCCTTTACAACGAACCCGAAGAGGCGTATATATAGGGTTGCGTTTTCGGTCGGTAAACTTTTCTGAGTGAAGGAGCAGTATGGCGAAATTCGTGAGGACAATGCTGAAGCCGAACGGAGCGGCCGTCTACAAGATGGAGGGAAGCACGATCCCCTTCAACGCGCACAAGGACATGTTCGAAGGCGAGGCACCGAAGGAGATCGAGATCAACGCCGAAGGTCTCCACGCTCCGTGGAAGACGGAAAAGACCACTCGCGCCGAGGAAAAGGCCGCGGCGAAGGCCAAGGCCAAGGAAGAGCGCGACGCGGCCAAGGCGAAGGCGAAGGAAGAGCGCGACGTGCTGCGCGCCGAGAAGGCGAAGCAGGCTGCCGAAGCGCGTGCTCAGAAGGCCGCGGAAAAGGCGCGTATCGCTGCCGAAACCGCAGCTGCCAAGGCGGAGAAGGCGAAGCAGGCAGCACAAGTACCGCAGGCTCCACAGGGGGAAGGCGCGGCCGTCTGATTCGATTTCCATCTGCGTGGGGAACGTCGCAATGAGGGCCGTAGCAGCAGGTAAGGAAGGACACGTGACGCTGCCGTTAAATGGAGAACATCCGCTGATTCTGGAGGGAGACCTCCAACGTCCTTCGCCCTCAATTACTGGTCGTATCGTGAAGAAAGAGATTCCACTGTGGTTTTTGACGCGGACTGGTGAAGTTCGTGTCCCACAGGATTGAGTTTGCCCGGTGCTGTGGATGCTTACATGTTAGCTCATCTGGTTAGAGCATCTGCCTATCAAGCAGAAGGTAGTCGGTTCGAATCCGACACTGATCCCGCAAGGGAAGCATCTCGACCTATCGGGCAATTAGTTTCACGCGATGAAGGAGTGCATACATGCAAAGGCTCTCCCCATCCACGAAGCGCACGGTTCGGAGCCTTCCACACGTCCGAAGTACAAGGAAGCGGGGAGGCGGCAATATGAGAAGGGCGAATCTTCTCAATCCGGTTCGTGCGTTTCGTGGACGGTCACCGGAGAGCCCTGTGGCCGTCCGTCATCGACAGTCTGCACTTCAACCTGTCGCGTGAATTAGTTTATGACGTCCGTCGGATATCGCATTTTCCGGAGCTCGTTCGATTCGTGGGATACGATGTGTCAGCAGGTCGTTGAATTTGCAGCGAAGGTTGACGTGATCAACATCTCCCACTCCGTCGAGAAGACCGAGGGCGTCATTATCGTGTGGTATCGTCTGACGCCGGAGCGTCGATGATGCCGAAGAGCCAAGCGTGCGCGTGCGGCATTCGTTGCAAGGTGCATGCTCGTAAGAGTCGTCGTGGTCAGCTTCCTCCGCTTAGCACCGACCGTCGCGGATATCCGACGAAATTCAGTGCAAAGCGTCGAGAGGTGTATCGCCGAAAGAAGCTGCTGCGTGAATGGTTTGGTTTTCCGCGTCGAATCGTTGGTTACATGCTTGATAAGCCGCGGGTTGTGGGTTCGATTCCCACTTGCTCCCTTCGGGGAGTGGTAGCTCAATGGTAGAGCAGCGTAAACAGAACCAGCGGAGCCTGACGCGGATTCTTTGCGGGCAGCGACGATGAAATGGTTACATGTTTCTTGGTGAAACAACCAAACAATCGACCATTCCGACCTGTCGCTGCTCAATTTTCGGTGACGAACACGTGGTTACATGTTTTTCTATCTTAGCTCAGTGGTAGAGCATCGGGTTCACAGCCCGAAAGTCACTGGTTCGAATCCAGTAGATGGAGCCATTGGACAGAACCCACGAGAACCTGTCACCGATTCTTTTCCATCTGGTCATGATGTTGACCCGAGTCATGACGCCACCTCCTGAAAGAGTCGGGTCCAGAATGGCGAGTTCACCGCCAAGAAGTGAACGGTCGGAGGCAGATGGTTGTAAATTTTCACGACGCGGATGTGGTTACATGTCGGGGTTAACACCCTGAATTACAGGTTCGAATCCTGTCAGTCGTTCTATCGACTGTGGCGTAACTGGTAAACGCAATCGCTGTTGGAGCGATCAACCCGAAAGGGCTGATATCCACATCGACCTGTCGTGAAATTCACCTGATCAGGGTGATGGCAGCCGGGAAAGACCGGCATTAAGTCGCTCCGAAAGGACCTTAAAGGAGGGTTGGATGGCCGATGATCGAAACAATATGGGTCGCGATCGTGATCTAGTCCTGGCTCCCGGCGAATTTGCGTTTGTGCTCGACACGACTAAGGGATTGGTCAACACGATTGTTGGCCCGAACAAGGTCAGTATGTCGAACACCGATCAGCCGGTAGTCTGGGATCGTATGAAGCGCCGAATTGTCCGCACCGAGGTGGATTCGGCGATTCAAACGAATTCCATTGCACCGGAGGGATTCTACATCGCGCTGTACAATCCTGCAGTCGACGACAAATTTCCGCGCGAACAGAGTTCCGCGGCGTCAGTGCCGCTGAAGGTTGGTCATCGCGTCAACATCCCTGGTCCGGCACATTTTCCATTATGGCCGGGACAGATGGCCGACGTAATCAAGGGTCATCACCTGCGGTCTAACCAGTATCTCCTGGCTCAGGTCTATAACGACCAGGAAGCGACGGAAAACTGGAAGAAAGCGGTCGTCAAGCCACAGACCCCAACGGGTGACACCAAGACGTCTGGCGATACGAAGGGGACCGAAGGTGGAACGCCGCCGACTACCGGGTCAACGCCGGAACCGACGTCTCCAGCGGCCGTAATCGAACCGCACAGCTTCACTCCGGGGCAGTTGATCGTGATCAAAGGCACCGACGTGGCGTTCTTCATTCCGCCGACTGGTATCAAAGTCGTGCCGGAAGAAGGAACGCAAAACTACGTGCGTGAAGCCGTGACGCTGGAGCGACTGGAATACTGCATCCTCCTGGACGAAGACGGCAACAAGCGATTCGTCAAAGGGCCGGATGTCGTGTTTCCTGAGCCGACCGAGCAGTTCATCGTCAAGGACGGATCGCGGAAGTTCAAGGCGATTGAGCTGAACGAAACGACGGGTCTCTACATCAAGGTCATTGCCGATTACGAAGAGAACGGCCATCAGTACAAGGCGGGCGACGAGCTCTTCATCACCGGCAAGGAACAGGCGATCTATTTCCAACGCGAAGAACACAGCGTGATTCGCTATGGCGATCAGACGAAGCACTACGCAGTCGCGATTCCGGCAGGCGAGGGTCGTTACGTCCTGAATCGCAACAGCGGCGTGATTACGTTGGTGCGTGGACCGAAGATGCTCCTGTGTGATCCGCGGTACGAGGTGATCGTCCGGCGAGTGCTTGCGGAAAAGACGGCGCGACTGTGGTATCCGAACAACGAAAAAGTCGTGCAGGTCAACAAGGAACTGGAGCAAGCAAACAAAACCGAAGACGCATCGCAGTACACGGCTGGTCGGGTCGCTGCCGCGAATTACAATGCAATCATGGATGCGGCGTCGACGATTTCAACATCCGGACTGTTGAAAAGCAGCCGGCAAATCGCCGGTGATCAGTTCACGCGAGGTACGACGTTTCAGCCACCGCGAACGTTGACGCTCGACACGAAGTACGAAGGTGCAGTTTCCATCAGCGTCTGGACTGGCTACGCCGTGCTTGTGATCAACAAGACGGGCGATCGGCGTGTCGTCGAAGGGCCGGAGAATATTCTGCTCGAATACGATGAGACGTTGGCGCCACTGGAACTCTCGACTGGCACGCCGAAGACCGACTTGAAGTTGCTGAACACGGTGTATCTGCGAGTTCACAATAACAAAGTCTCGGATGTCGTCTTTGTCGAAACGAAGGATCTCGTCAAGGTAAAACTGACGTTGTCCTATCGTGTCAACTTCGAAGGCGACGATAAGCTGAAGTGGTTCGAAGTCGAGAATTACGTGCGGCTACTCTGTGATCACATGCGATCGCGAGTCAGGAATATCGCGAAGCGGAGAAATATCGAGGAGTTCTACGAGAACGCCATCGATATCATCCGTGATGCGATTCTCGGAGCGCCGGCAGCGGTTGGTCAGGCGCGTCCTGGCCTGGCATTCGCCGAAAACAACATGCGCGTGTACGATCTGGAGGTGCTGGATGTCGCCATCACCGACCAGAGCGTCGCGGCGCTGTTGCTGGACGCGCAGTCCGACGCGCTCTCATCGGCGATTCGGCTGTCGAAGGCGGAACGAGCTTTGTCGTTCACGCGGCGCAGCGAGGAAATCAAGCAAGAAACGGCGGCTGCACTCAATCGAACGGTGCTCGCGGAGCAGATGTTGAAGATCGGTGAGATCAAAGGGACACTCGACATCAATCTCCAGCAGATCGCCGCGGATTCGAAAACAAAAGCCGAACGATTGGCGGCGTCGGTGGCCGAGCAGGATGCCCTGAACAAGCTCAACGCCGAGGAGCTGGCGCGACAGAAGGCGGCGGAAGATCAGCACATCGCGAACCAGACCGCCGAGGTCGAATTGCTGATGAAGAAGCTGGAAGCCGAAACGCGAGAGATCGTCGAACGCGCGGAGGCAGTCGCGCCGAATTTGGCGGTGGCGTTGACGACCTTCTCGGATTCAGCACTCGTCGAGAAGATTTCCACCGCGCTCGGGCCGATGGCGGCCATGAGTGGCGTGAGTGCAGCGGAGGTGCTGGCGCAACTCTTCCGTGGCACGCCGCTGTCGAGCGTGATGGATCAACTCGGTGCTCGGACGCGGATGTTGCCGGCAGTCAAGGCTGAATCGTAGAATCGTTTTCTGCGGCGATGGTGTGGTTACACGAAACGCTACCGGGCGAAGCGTAAATCGCCCAACAAATCGCAGATCCCACACCGACCTGCCGCAGAATTTTGAGGTGAGTGGTGACTGAGCAAGCGTTAGACAAAAAGAAGATCATCACTGAGTTGACGAAATCCGCACACGGCAAGCTCGATGAGTACATTTCCATCGGGCAACGTGCCGCAGCGGAAGATCCGGATTTCTTCGCGCATTTGGTTGCGTGGAACCACGTGCACGGACAAGTTCGTGATGCGAAGATCGCGTTGCCGGTAATCGCGTTGGCTGCGTTGTATCAGGATCATCGGCACGATACGTACATTCATTCGATGCCGGTGTGGAAGGACAATGCATTGGCGCATCTCGCGGATCTTCGGCCGCGGGAATTGGCACGCGTCGTGCTGGAAACGACTCGCACCGAGAAGGCTCCGCAGAGCAGCGTCGTCTTTCGTGCACTGAAGCTCACGCAGCCGAAAGAGCAGTCGAAAGAGCAGCCGAAATCGGTCGTCGTGCCACCGTTCGTCAAGACGGCTGGCGCGCCGAAGCGTGTGATGCGTCGCCTTATCACGCGTTATCTTCGCGATCTGGAAGCCGACCGTCGGCAGTTCGAGCATGTCGCCGTGCAGCACGGTCGGACACTTCACGAATTCTACGCGAAGTATCACGTGAGTCGTCCACCGTGGGTCGGTGAGATTCTGTTCCACGGCGAAAAGGGACGACTCCATCCAGATGCACAGAAAGTGCTTCCTGGTGGAATCTTTGCCGTGATCCGTCAGCTCCATCTGATGAACATCGTAGAGGCAGCAGGATCTATCGTCAAATACCGAATTCCATTCTTGATTGCACGTGGCGCACTCGGGAAGAAGGCAAGCGAACCGGATACGGTGTTGGCCCTGATTAAAGCCATGTCGCCGACGGAACTCGTGACGAACATGGGTTGGCTCGAGAAACTTGGGGTCAAGACAAATCCATCGTTGCGTGCTGCCTTGGATGAAGCACTCGGCAAGGCGGCAACCACGAAGACGCCAAAGGCCACGCTCAAGACGACTCGTGCCGCGGAAGCACTCAGCGGCGACGAGGCGTTGGCCGGAAAGCTGCGTGCGGTTCAGGAGAAGCAGTTGGACAAGCTCGGCGGCATCGACGGCGATTGGCTGGTGCTCGGCGACAAGAGCGGATCCATGCAAGGTTCCATTGATGTCGCGCGTGAGGTGGCTGGTTTCTTGGCACGGTCTGTCAAGGGAAAGGTCCATCTCGTCTTCTTCGACTCGTCGCCGCGGTATCTGGACGTGACTGGCAAATCGCTGGAAGAAATCAAACAGATCACGTCGAGTGTGTTTGCCAGTGGCGGGACGGATATGAGCTGCGGCATCCGCTATGCACTCGATCGCAAGATCAGTGTCGAGGGAATCGTCTTCGTGAGTGACGGTGCGAATCATGGGCACGCGGTGGTTCCGGTCTATCGGCAGTACTGTGAGAAGTTGGACGTCGAACCGACACTCTACTTCTATCAGCTTGCTGGAGAGCCGGACGTGTTTTCGCGTGAATGCCGGATGGAGGGTGTGGATCTCCAGACCTTCGATCTCCGGAAACAGGTCGTTGACTACTACAGCCTGCCGACGCTGGCGAAAACGATGCGCGTGGCGCGATATTCCCTGATCGACGAAGTGCTGGCTACGCCGTTGCGCACGCTCGACGAAGTGCTGGATAAGACTGTAGGCATGCCAGTGTTGCCGAAGGTGCAGGTGACTGTATGAAACACATACCGTGCGCAGCAACACGAAGCATTGCCGGTGGATGGTCAGGGTACGAAGAGGAACTGTGCGAGCGACCGGCTGGTCACCCTGGTCCGCATCGGAGTTTCACGATGGAGTGGCCGAGAGAAGAGGAGTCCTCGATGACTGGAGTGATGGCAAGACTGCAGAATCTCGTGATCAACCGGATGGAGCTCGATGAAGCCATCGAGCTATCGACATGGGCCGAGTTGCTCCGAGAGGGTTACAAGAAGCACCAGATGTCGTCGCCGGAGTGGCTGGACGATGGGATCCGCACGCTCGACCGCTTCATCACGGACAAGACGCGCGACAAGATGGAAATGGAGCTGCGCGAACTGGCGCAGGCGGAGGCGGCGGATCGGACGCAGTCGGAGCGTCGCGAGGAGCGTGCGAAGCGTCGTGCTGAGCTCGAGAAGAGACTCGGCAAGACCCAGGAAGCGGCACCGTCGGTCTAGTCGATGTTCATCGATCGTTCGCGAAAACGTGGATTTGGCATCTGGTGGGAACACGCGCGACTTGGTTGGCACTGGTCGTTGCCGCCAGAACACCGCCAAATCCACGATTTCTCGTTCTCGGTATACATCTCGATCTACTGGACGTGGTGTTTCCACTGGGGTTGGAGTCGATGATTGCCTATCATCTGTGTGCTTCTCAAAGCATTGGGTTTGCCATGGCTCAATGCCCGGCAGGGAGGCATCGGATGATAGGCAATGTTTCACGTCCAGCCCATCGACGGTATCTTAACCTATGGCCGCTTAACCCGAGGACGTAAACGAACCGACGGCCGACGGCGTATTACGTTGGTAGTTAGTCGGGCCTGGTTCTTAAAGCTGCCGGTCAGGCAGTGCGGTCTCCTCCCCTTGCTGATTCAGGAGGATGATACCTACAGACAGGAATCAGCGTTTCCATTCCTCTAGCACCGTGAGGTCGATGAATGAAACGCTACTTCTGTGAAAAATGTTTGCGAGTAGTTCGATGCCATCGTCTTCCAGATAACGTCACAGAAAACCACAACGGTGCCGCGCAACCAGGGCATCAGCTGATCGGCATCTGTCGTCATCACACTGAATCAGGGACTCGTCACCAAATTAACCATCGTGGCCGGGTGCTTGCGCATCTTGGAAGCACTCGTAAAATTTCCGCAAGCAGCGCGAAAGCCAAGAGCAAAAAGTAATGGCGAACGAGCGCCTGTTAGAGTATCTCCGAACAGCGACGCCAGGAGTTCGGCAGTACGACTTTCAGCGCAAGCCATTTCCATTAATCCGCTCTAAAGGCATCACGGAAGTCTGTCTGAATTTCGAGACGACTGGCTTCAAGTGGTTTGACCACGACCGCGCTATTTCTTTGGCGATCGATTATCCGAGTGATGAGCCGGGTGGCTTCAGCACGGATTTCATTTCATGGGGCCATACCGACGGCAACGTCGATCCTGATACAGTCCGTGAATGGATGCTTGGTGAATTGCCTGGCGTGCGGATTACCAATACCAACACTCGATTCGACGTGCACAACGGTCGCGTCTTTGGTGTTGATTTTGAGAAGATGGGCTGTCCGCTGGGCGACGTCGGATTTTACGCGGCGCTGCTCGATGATCACCGGCAAAAATCGAATCTTGATTCGCTAGCGATTGAATATTTCGGCGAAATTGAAGTTCCACGACTCGATGAATCGCGAATGGCGCACTACCCAGCCGGGATGGTTGCGCCACGAGCGATGTACAACGTGCAATTGGTCCGTCGCTTGAAACAAGTGATGTGGCCGCAGCTGACTGCGCAAGATTTACATCGTGTGCGTGATCTCGAAGAACGATTGATTTATGTCGTCTGTGAGATGGAGAAGAACGGATCGCCGCTTGATCTCGATTTGCTCAAAGCATGGGAACGCAAGTCGCGGGAACAGGTTGACGCGATCCAAAAGAAAATCGCCGCGCTCACAGGTCGGAAGATTCAGGTAGATCTCTTTGGTGGCGAAAGTGGCTATCTAAATCCGGATAGTCCACGCGAAATGGAGGATCTGTTCAAGCAGCTCGATCTTCCAATTGTCCGCACTCCTACTGGACGTCCGAGCTTTTCTTCCGCGGTGCTTGACCAGATCGATCATCCGGTTGTCAACCTGATCAAGGACCTGAATCGGTTGCTTGATCTTCGCGCCAAATATTTGGTCAGCGACCTCAAACGTGTAGGTGCTGACGGGATCCTCCGCTATGCGCTTCATCAGTTACGGGCTGTCAAAGACGATTCCATGGATGCCGGCGAAGCGGGAACCGTCACTGGTCGGTTTTCGTCAACAGAAATCGCCAAAGACGTTGGGGTCAACATTCAACAGCGAATCAAGGTGGCGAAGCAGCGGGTGGCATGGGGATTCGACGAAGACGACAACACTCACGATGACGAGATTTATCTCATTCGAAAGCTCCATGTTCCAGCAAGTGGTTTGTGGCTCTCCGCCGACGCGCGACAAATCGAATATCGGCTCTTCGCGAACGAAGTTGACTCGCCGAAAATCAACGCTGCGTACGAAAAAGATCCGCTGACAAGCTTCCACAAATTCATGCATGCGGAGCTCAAGAAATGGAAGCCAGAGCTGACGTATCGGCGCATGAAGGACGTGAATTTCGCCAAGATCTATGCGGCTGGTCCGAAGAAAATTGCTTACATGTTGGGGTTCATCACCGCGCAGCAATTTGCGATGTTGACCGAAACGAAGGCCAAGAATTCGCATCCGTTGCTGCGCGAGACGATGGAAATCCTGAAGATCTACGATCGGGAAATTCCGGAAGCTGGCCCACTGATTCGACGTGCCAGCGAGATTGCGAAGCAGCGCGGATTTATCAAATCGATCCTCGGTCGTCGGCAACGATTTCCGCCGGGATATGGCCGCGAGCACAAAGCATTGAATAGCCGAATTCAGCCTAGTGCTGCGGACATCATGAAGACGAAGCTCGTAGAGCTCCACGCGGCGCGCGAGTATACGCAATTCCTGATGCGATTTACGGTTCATGATGAGGTGGACGGTGACATCCCGGACGCGGAGCATGCGAAGCGAGTTGCTGAAGTGCTCGATTCGCAATCGTTCGATTTGAAGATCCCGATTCTCTGGGAAACAAACGTCGGACCGAACTGGGCCGAGGTCAGTGAACTACAAGAGTCTGAGATGGCGTCGCTGAACGAAAAGCGCAAGGCGATTGGTTACGATCACCGACCGCAGCGGGAAAGGATTGATCAATAATGGCTTCGGTCTGTTGGGTTTCTGCCCATGACTATGCTGTTCACTGGAGCAAGAAACATCGTCGACCTGTCAAGCGGATTCAACGATCTGGCATGACGCCAGTCGCATTTAAGCGGCAACATCCCTGTGGGCACGACTGCTATCCCGGACGCGAGCCACGGGATTGGTGTATCGAGTGCAAGTATGGCGATAAGCCATATCACTGAGAGGAATGGAGTAAGTTATGCGCATCACTGAGAGGGAGGCTAATCGGCAACGGATCAAGAATTTCTTGTTGTGCAAGATGTACGCAACTGATGATGAAGTGTCAGAAATCGTGCCAGCAGCCATTACAATTGCATTCGTGGCATTCGTGATCTGGATGGTCGTCGTCTATTTCGAATGACTGAAACGGTTCTCGTCTCGGCGCTTGTGCAAACACTACGGAAAGCATTTCCATCGTTCGTGATCTTCAAGCACGCTGACAAATTCACATTTGGAGTTCCAGACATTTCGGTGACTGGCCGGATGAAGACCACGTGGCTCGAAGTGAAGTATGCAGACCCAACCTTTCTGTCGTCAGGAGTTCAAGAACTGGCGATGAAACGGTTGTCAGCAACTTCCTACGGATGGTATGTGATCTATGACGAGAACGAAGGTCATCGGCGGACGTTGTTAGTGGTTCCTGAACTGCTTAGTGAATGGAAAACGCAACACATCGCAGTCGACACATTTGACCACGAGTGGGTGGCAATGGTGATCGGAAAGGTGCACAGCTAATGCTATTCATTTTCGACATGGATGGGACCGTGCTCAACAGCATGCCGCAACTGACTGAAGAAGCAGTCAAAGTCATGCAGAAGTATTTCCACGTCACGGAGGAAGAAGCACGGCGTGACTACCTGATGACGACCGGCAAACCGTTTGTCGAACAGCTCAAGCAGCTGTTTAACGAAAACGATGTTTTGGGTGGCGAGGAACGTCGTCGTGACGCGGTGGCCGAATACGAATTGCGTCATTACGAACTGTGCCCGACTTTTCCATTAGCTCCTGGTTTGCAAGAAGCGCTCGACACCCTCCACGCCAAGAGCCACTACGCTGCGCTCGTCACCAGCACCGACTATCATATGCTCGAAAATCTTCCGCAGTTGAAGTCACTGAAATTCGATTACATTTCTGGGACGACGCCGAAGCAACCCAAAATCTTGCAGATCATGCGTGTCAAATCGTGGTGGCCAGAGTCGCCAGTTGTATATCTTGGAGATTCCTGTGCTGATGCACATTACGCCGAAGTCGCCAAGATTCCGTTTCATCAAGTGACCTGCTCGACAGTCGCGTCGGTCGTCACCGAATTGTTGAAGAAAGCCGAAGAGCAGAAACATTTCCAAAAGGTGGCGCGATGAGTCATCAGACAATCTCGTTCATCAAGAGTGCCGTTCGAATTATCGGCTACTTCCTCATGCTCGTGCACATTCCTGCCGCAGCCATTGTGCTGGTTGTATCAGAAGCTATCGGGATCTTCGAAGAAATTGGTCACTGATGGATACTCAACGCTTCGCCGAATTTGCTGCGTTTGCGAAGGAAGAAATTGCACACGGTGGTCCAGAGCCTGAATTGGCGCCGATCGTGTGGTTGACTCGTGATCAAACGCCAATTGAAAAAGTGTGGGCAGCTGGTGTCTACTGTTCGCATCATTGTGTCCCGTCGGCGATGGTCGTCTGGCGACAGTGGCGGCCAGAACAGCTGATTGGTGAATCCAGCGACTACACTCGTGGCTGTCTTCATGAATGGCTGGCTGAGCACTGGGATGCACTGCCGGTTCGAAACGAAATGAGATCGCATCGCATGATTGACAAACGCGCCAAGTGCTTGGCAGATTTCGCCCTCTACGCAATTCAGGAATCGTGGGCAGATCCACGGATGAAGTACGATGAGATCTGGAAGGACAGCATCAACCGAGTGAAATACTTCGGTCGATATGTGGCCATCAAGTACATGGAGTTCCTCCGTCGGATGGTGCGACCGGATCTCATTCTGACCGACGTCCGGATTGCCGACGGCGCATGGTCAGTGAGGAACGGACTGGCCCTGATCTATCCGGAAACGAATCCGTGGATGAGTGATCGGGATGATAATCGTGAGGAGACGATTTCCAAAGCCGAGCACCAAGCTGATCTGCTGATCCGAGACGTCCATGAGCAATTCGGTTTGACGTTGTCCTATTTCGATGCGCAAGTGTTGCTCTGTGAATTCAAGCAGATGAGCCGCGGGACATTCTATCCGGGCAAGTCCCACGATGAAGAGTACGATTTCGCGAAGCGAGTTGAAACACACTTTTCCATCCCAGAATTCTGGGAGGCGCGGAAGACGCTCTTCCCGTCATCGGTTTTGAAGGAGTTACATGGGGAAGCAGCTGCGAGCTGATCAAGGCGGAACACCGTGGGTGATCCAGCCAGAGATGGTCACTGGTTGTTCATGGAAATACGGAAGCGGCAATGGTGGTCTCTGCCACTTCTGCGGACTGAACGCAATTCGGTCTGGTCCCGGGCAATACGAATACATGTCGTGGGAGACGGCGAAGCGGATTGCCGAACAGATGGTCGTGTTCTGTCCAAATGCACGCGTTGAGTGGGCGATGCGCGGTGAACCACTTATCCATCCGAAGGCGGTGGCGATTGTCGACATGTTTCGTCAGCTGCTACCGAAGACGAGTCTGATGCTCACGACGAATGGCGATACGCTACGTGGTCACATGCAGGAACGCGTTGAAAAGCTGTTCAACGTTGGTCTGAACCTGCTGCTTGTCGACACGTATTATCCGAAAGAACGACGGGATGCGTTGCGCGAAGAAGCTTTCAATCTGAAGGGTATTCCAGTCGTCGACTTCTTTCGTGACTGGGCCGGCACTGGGACATCACCTTATAGTCGGCAGCATCACACGACGAAGATTGTGGTGCTCATGGATGACCTCGCAGTCCGGGACGGGGAACACTCATCGCGGCAGGTCAAGACTCATGCCGGATCCAACCCGACGAAATCAATTCCTGAACCACTCCACCGCAATTGCGGTCGGCCGTTTCGTGAACTGGTTATCCATTCGAACGGCAACGTGCCACTCTGCTGCGACGACTGGAAGCAAGAATTCGTCATTGGCAATGTGAACCAGATGACGTTCGAACAAATCTGGCGACATCCGAAATTCGAAGCAGCTCGTGCGCGGCTCATGCAGAAAGACCGTAACTTTGGACCATGTGCGGCGTGTGACGCACCGATGGCACCACGGACTGGATTGCTTCCAGTCTACGCGCCGCCGACTCCTGAACAGATCGCACTGACCGAAACGAATTTCATTCCAGTGGAGGCGTTGTGGAAGACATTCGCGAAGACACCATAGTCGTCATTCCGTCGAAGCGACCAGCGCCGATCAAGACACTGCAATCGTACAAGACACGGCGTCGGATTCTAGTACTCTCGGATCCGGATGTCTATGAGCAACATCGGCAGTTCTTCTACGACGGCGATATGGGTGGCAACATTCAGGTGGTGCAAGGAGTAAAGGGATCAATCCCGCAGGCACTGGAAGTCTATCGGCAGGCAGCAAAACACGGATTCAAATATTTCTTCCGACTCGATGACGACCTGCAAGAGAAATTTTTTGTCGATGTGTTCGGTGGATTTCCATCGCTCGACGAAGCGATTGACGAAGCGCGCAAGTGTATCGACGTGACGAAGACGTCGCTCGCTGGGTTCATGAATACGTCGCGTCTCGATTGGCTCAATCCGTTGAAAGAATACAAGCGCACCTTCGGCTTGATTCACGGTGGCGCGTCGATCGGGTTGGCCACACTGACTCCAGAACACTTTCTAGATCCCCGACTACCAGCTTACGATGATGTCTACCGAAGCGCAGCCCATCGCCTGCGTGACGGCGCGGTTGGTCGTGTCTCCTGGATCGGTCTCGACAAACGTGAATCGTTGCGCGACACGACAGTGCCGAAATCCCCAGAGCTCATTGCCGAGTGCAAGCGAATTATCCTCGGCACGTTCCCTGATATGGTGAGTTGTAATGGCGAACGCGTGCTGGATGGAGGCCGGCAGGTGATCCCGAACTGGCGTATGAAGGGCCGAGCAAAACCGATTCAACCAGGAGGGCCAGATGTCTTACGTTCTTGATTCGAATCCACCGAACGATAAATCGGACTGCCCGAATTGTGGCGCAGCAACGTGGCTCCTGATCGATCGTCAAGACACGACGAAGCCATCGTTCATCATTTGCGAGGACGACTTTTCCATCTGTGGCTACATTGAACAAATCGGTATTGGACCGGTGCCAGCAGAATGACGGGGCCGTTCACCGACAAGAACGATGAACACCAATTCCGCTTTCATGCCGAACTGGCACTGATGAACAATCTCCGTGATGCGGCAAAGGTTGCTGTTGAAAGCGGCTGGGGTGATGCGCAAGTAGTTCCTGAACAAGTACGATGGAAAATGGGTGCTCGCGCTTTGCCGACGTGGCGTGATGTCCTCTTCGTGTTGGACGACAAATGAACAAGCGAACCTTCAATCAACGGGTTTCATGTCTCATGGTCGCACAGGAAAGTCGTGCACTAATGGCGCGACGTGCGATTAAAGCCTTCATTCAGCAGACATGGAAAGACAAAGATTTGGTCGTCGTGACTGAGGGCTACTGGAATCCGGATCTAAGCGGTGTTGAAAAAGTCCAGCTGATTTCCATTCCATTGCTGCGTGACATTACGCTCGGTGATTTGCGAAATCTAGGAACAGCACGGTGTCGTGGTGATTTCGTGGCGCAATGGGATGACGATGACGTGTCGCATCCAAAGCGTCTCGAAACGATGATGATCTCTGCGCTCGATTCGCCTGAATACGATGGAGTTTACCTCAGTGAACATACTGGGGCGTGGCCGGCACAGGATCGTTACTGGATCAGTCATCGACGACAGTGGGAATGCACGACGCTTTTGAAGCGGCACATCATCCCAGTCTACCCATCGCTTCGCAAAGGTGAAGATACGCCAACGATGAAATACTTGAATTTGAAAGCTATCGACAATGCACCGGAACTGTACATCCGGACATTTCATGGCAACAATACGTGGGGCGAAGCACATTTTGCGGAACACTGGATTCGTAAGCAACGTGAATGCACAACCGATGAAAAGACGCAAATCGCGTGGCTCCTAGGACATCCATGACTAGAGCACCAGATGTTTTCATCGTCGTCGTTCGATGGCCAAATGGGCCAGAAGAATTTCGCGATGTCGTATCGGCTGATATGACGTGGGCGAAGGAAGGGCTGATTGTGCAGCTCGTCTATCAAAACGGCAAATCAGATCGATGGACGAACTGTCTTGGCGCGAAGGTGCGCAATCCATGATTACGGCGATCATTCCGCATTTCCATGAACAACGACTGTCCAATCTCTTGCGGATTGCCAGTTCGTTGCTCACGCAAAATGTGAAAACTGTAATCTGGAACAACGACAAACCGCTGCCGATTCATGTGCAGGATCATCTCGATTTACTCAACGTGACTGTCGTACAGTCCGACACGAATATCGGTTGCCACGGACGCTTCGCAGCGGTTCCTCACGTGCCATCCAATACGACTCACATCCTGTTTCATGATAACGATTTAGTGTCGATTTCCAAAAACTCGGTAGGGCGAATGATGGACCAGTTCACCGCGCAACCAAAGTGTATCGTCAGCGCGATCGGTGAACATCGGATCTATGAACATCGGCAGGTGCCAGTCAGTTTCGGCAAATTCGAATTGATCCCGAAGCCAATTGTCGAGCAACTACTCGCTAGCTGGTCGCCGTCACCTGATTCGTTGCACGACGATTTATGGCTTAGTGTGCGCGCGGCGAAACTCGGAATTCCGATTCGCTTCATCCGACTTCAATGGAAAAATCTCGACGACGATTTAGCGTTTTGGCGTTCAATGCCGTGGTCACAATGGCGACGGGAACGTGAACGTGTGTTTCGGATGCTGATGGAGAAACAACAGCATGAAACGAACTGAAGAAGAAGCCTACACGAATGCGGATGTCGTAAAATCGTTGGTTGCGAAACGCACTCGTACTCCGTCGTACATTCTTCAATGCCCTCGCGTCAAGTCTGACATTACACCCTGCATTATCAAAGACGGTCGACTGGCTGTAGTCTTCATTCAAGACGTCGCGTTGTGCGTTGGTTGTGAAATCAAAGTGGAACAATTGCTTGATGAAGAGCACGCACACGGTGATTCATCGTTGAATCGTCGTATATCTGATAGAAAGGAATAATCGATGAACGATCCCAACCGTATCCGCGAACTGACGGAAATGGCCTTGGCAGTCTACGTGCCGCAACGACCAAATGTTGCCACAATGATTATCATGGTTGATCGTTCAACGAGTGATATTGCGTGGGTCAGTACGATGCCGCAACACGAAGCGATGTTGTATTTTGCTGTGGTGTTACAAAAGATCTTGGAAAAGGGAACGAATTGATCGCACACATCACGACTTACACTCATCGTCGCGTGAATCTGTTTGAGATGAAGACCGACGACATTTGTATTGAAGATATCGCGCATCATCTAGCGTGTATCAATCGGTTTAATGGTGCATTGAAAATACCAGTGAACGTGGCGCATCATTCGATCTGTGTGGCGGATTTAGTGAAGCACACTGTACACGAATTGCAAGCGTTGCTTCACGACGCGGGCGAAGCGTATTGCGGTGACGTCACCAAATGGTTGAAGCACTCCCCGCAGATGGCGCAGTATCGCGAATTTGAAGAGCGAGTGCAACGGTTGGTCTACAAGAAATTTGGATGCGCGCTTGACACGCACCCAACTGTCTTGAAAGCCGATCAACTCATGGTGCGTTTTGAAGCAGATCAATCGGGAATTCTCATTCCTCATCCGGATTACGGTCCGCCGACTATGGGCGAGCGTTGCCGGATTGGTCAGTGGGTTCCACAGAATTGGCGAAACTCGGAACGAGCGTTCCTCAAGCGTTTTCACGCTTTACATCGGACCTGAATCGTAGTACCCTAAGACGGCTCGGAGGCTTAAGACGATGGAAATCGTAGACCCGAGGATACACCCAGCTCTTCTTCCCGCTGGATCGAAGGCGCAAGTGATCAATGGGCCAAAGAAAGAATGGCAGGATTTGCCAGCCATCCGAACACCGAAGCATGTGATTAGCCGATGGTCGCCGAACGAAGCGGAACGATTGGCAATTCTCCGCGGCGAAGATATCTACGTGACACTGCTATCGAATGGCACGATTAATCCCTTCTTCGTGACCGTCGGGCAGGCGGATTGGTCTGTACTCTAATGTTCCCGGCCGCGGCCATCCGCATCAACCAAATTTTGCAAGCGGTGGAGTTTTCCATCGTCGTGAACATCGGCTCGTCGACGAAAGCCTTCTTTCAAGGCAAGCAACCCTACATCTGGAACGACCTGATGAAACCGTTGCTCGACCGGGGCAATGCACTCTTCAACGTAGATCGCAAGAAGCGACCCGGAGTTCATCTTGTCGGAAACGCAGAATCGTGGTGTTCGCAGGATTTTGCAGATATCGTACTCTGTTGCAATATCCTCGAACACACGTTAGAGCCCCGACGAGTTTTGGAAAACGCGTGGCGCACTTTGAAGCCTGCTGGTCTGCTGGTCATGGAAGGTCCGGCGGATTACCCATATCATCCAGATCCCATTGATACGATGTTGCGACCGAAGACCGGCGAAGAATGGGACGAGTTACTCGGTCTCGATCGGTGGACGCGGGAATCGTTCGAGATTATCACGTGGGATAAGCATCCGGGGCAAACCGCATCGTTGGTAGTCTACAGGAAGAAATCATGAATCATGTGGTTAACTTACGCGGCACGTCTGGCAGCGGCAAAACATTCATCGTCAAGCACGTGATGAGCTGTTACGAAGACAAGTTGCCACACTACATCGTGGGACGCAAACAACCGATTGGCTACACGCTGCGGAATCAGAAGGTTGATTCTGGTACTTGTATGCTGTGTTTACCAAACGACGACGGCGTCAGCAAGAATCCGTATTGTCCAGTGTGCCGTGGAACCGGCTCGCGACAATTTCCACCACTCTTCGTCGCAGGTCATTACGAAGGTGCTTGCGGTGGTTGCGACAACCTATCGCAAGGTTTGGACTACATTTACGAGTTGATTCATCAAGCACTGGAACGCGAAGAGGATGTGATCTTCGAAGGTCTCATTGTGGCCTCAGATTGGCGTCGGTGCGTGGAGCTTCGACGAAAGAGTTTACTCCTGATCATTGGACTCGATACGTCATTGGAAGAGTGCAATCGATCTGTCGATGCCCGACGTGCGGAACGAGCCGAGCGTCGCGGCAAGGAAGCGCCACCGTTGCGTTTGGATCCGGATGGACAGCCGAAAAACACTCGTGCGAAATTTAACGCCCTACTGACTCAACGGAAGCACTTCAAAATTCCCGGTGTAGACTTCCGAGTGTTGAATCGAGCGAATGCACTCGATGCGACCTTACAACATCTTGGCTTGGCGAAGATCGCAGATTACTATCCAGCACATCATCCAGTCTAATGCTTGAAGAAGAAACGTCAAGTCGTCTGAAGATCAAGTTCATCTTGCCGAATGATGAAGGTTTCGAGATTTCCATCCATCTGACGCACGATGCGAAGACGAATAGATATCTTAAAGATCTGAGTAAAGTGCTAGATCGTGCTGGAACAGAGCATCTGAAATTACAACCAAGAGATCATGGTTAGATGCATAATTATTTCCAAGAGTCGCACGGTTGGCCGCGCCGGAAGATTATCACGTTGCGTCAAGTGCGTAACGAGGTGGACCCATACGGCTTTGCCGCGATTGCGACGTTGGAATGTGGTCATGAATGCATGTTGACTGGAACTGCCGTGCATTCTGTAGACGTCGAGTGCAAACCCTGTGGCGAGGCCCAGGAACGGGCGAAGACCACCTAGGGATAGGCGTCGGCCCGACCGATAATCGGGGTCCTGGGGTTAAGATTAAATCGGATTTGGGGTAAGATAAGGTCACTATGGACGCGACTCTGTATTTCTCGACGGCTCGGGAACGTGAACGTATTCGACTCAAGCGTCTCGCAGGGAAGAAACCGCCATGGACCGATGATGAAATTTTCCAACGGTTCCGGTTCTGCAATGTTCATAGAGAAAACGACAAGACGACGGTGTGGTTCCGCGAAAATGTCCGTGATCCGCTGGCAAACACTGCGCGAAATCTGGATCATAAAACAACTGCTCTGTTACGCATCGTCGAAGCGACGTTAGCATTTCGCTGGTTCAATCGAATCGAGACCGGCGAAATCATCAAGGATCTTCTCTTGAACGGATGGGACACGCAAGAAGCGCGGAAACGATTGGTTGACGTCACGCCAATCGTGACCGGTGCGTACATGATCAAGACCGAAACTGGGTTATCCAAGCTGGACGGCGTGCTGTACGCGATCGAGAAAGCACTGCCGCAGTTACCAGCAATCGTGAAGACGTGGGGCGACTCGATTGAGCAAGCGACGGCCGATTTATGCCCGTTGATGTGGATGGGTCCATTCCTCGCTTATGAGATTACGACAGATCTGCGCTGGACTCCGGTGTTGGAAAACGCCAAAGACATCATGACCTGGGCTAATCCTGGGCCAGGATGTACGAAAGGCCTCGGTCGTGTGTTTGACGGTGATCAGTGGCGATGGAACCGCGCACAACCCAAACACGTGGCTGAAATGTTGGAGTTGATGGCGAAGTTGTTGGAGATGAGCAAGAAGGACAAGTACTGGCCGAAAGAATGGCCGCAGTGGGAAATGCGGGAAGTGGAAATGTGGGCGTGCGAGTTGCAGAAATACTGCACTGCGCTCGACGGATTCCAGAAGAACGGGAAGTA